CTAGTGCGTTCATTACTGTTTATCCTTTGTTGCTTGCTAACAGGGCCGCCAAGCCACCGGCTCCACCAACGCCTGCGCCAATCCCAACATTAGTCTTTAATTGACGTTTGCGGTATTTACCCAACTCTTTACGCAGAAGCGCCTTATCAAGAGCCTTTCCGCCCATGTGGCCAGCTTTGCCGCCAAGAAGCCCGCCGATGCCCGCGCCGCCAAGACCAATTAATGCCGCTTTTCCGGCGTCTGGTGCCGTATAGGCCCTCAATGCGTCAATATAAGCGTCATCTAACCCTGGTGTGTCGGAGGTGCGCCCCATCTTCCAGCCTGCCTCCGCTTCAGCCTTTTCTGCCTTAGTCATCTTCGACCACACTGCCCGCATCTCCTTATTAGCCTTCAGCTGAGCCCGACCGGCAGAGGTGAGTGCTGATCCAGCAACCCCACCTGCGTATGACCCGCCATATGCGCCAACACCTGCGCCTATCCGACGAAACTTTTTGCCTTCAACTGGCTTTTTGCCGTAGAGCATTCTGGCTAGGTACTCTTTAGTTAATTTCTTCTTTGCAGCGTATTTCTCTAATGCGTTCATTTTGTCATCCTAAAGTCCAACTGCCCTCCGGGGCCAGTTGGTGTTGGGGGTTTTGGCTTCCTTTTGAGTGCGCGAGCGCCATGCGCGGTAGGGGCGGGTGAGTAGTTCACGCCCCCCTTGGGTGCCCAAGCGGGCTTCATGCGTAAAAACTCTGGTACATTCATAGAAGACTTCTCATACTGGTCCTTATACATAGGCTCTTTCCCTTTAAGCTGTCTCACCTGTCTATCGGTAAGATATCCGGACCAGCTCTCAGGCATAGACTGTCTCCTTACAGGGTCTGGGCCAGCAGGCCTATGCTTTAAACCATAACGCGGCGGGTAGAACTCAGACCCGGGAGAGGGTGTTATCCCTCTGCGCTTAAGGTAATCTCCATAGCCTTGCAGATCGGTCAGGTCGTCTAACTCTTTCTTGGTGAACGAAGTGTGCGTTGACCGACCCAGGCCCTCCAGAGGAGTTGACGTCAGGCCCCAGCCCTTTTCTTTTCTGACAGCGTTGGAAGCTCTTGCGAGAGCCGCTTTATTACTAGCGTACTGAGGGTTCTGGAGGATGACTTCCCCTGTCTGGGGAACATTCGTAGCAGTTGCGGGAAATACCTTCTTTCTGAACCCAACGCCTTGTGGGTATTCGCCTTTTCTATCACTAGTAATAGCTGCCCGGGTGTGCGGGACGGAAGGCCCCGTTGTCCAGGATGCTAACTTCGTAATTAAACGACGTTTTGCTAGATACCTCGCAAAGGCGTTCATTAGTTACCCCTACTTATTAGCTAATAAAGCGGCTAAACCACCGGCTCCAGCTAAACCACCGGCCCCAGCGCCACCAATAGCCAGTTTCTTATTAACCGCTGCTCGGTTAGCGAGATACGCTTTGTTGGCACGGTGGCCTTTAATGCTACCGAGTACCGCTCCGCCTGTCCCGCCCATGGCCGCGCCACCGATGGGGAGGAGAGCACCTCGCACGTAATTAGCAGCAGTCGGTGGACCCTTAAGTCCTACCTCATGCCTAAACACGGCCTTTGCGCCACCCGCGCCAGCCAGCGCCCCTAACAAAGCTCCAAGAGCCTCTTGCTTGCCCTCTGACATGGGTTTCTTCCCATAGAGGATAGTGGATAGTCTTTCGACCATCTTTTTAGTTAATTGTTTCTTAGCTGCGTACTTTTCTAAGGCATTCACTGGAAACTCCCTTGTTTCTTTATCGGTTGAGGTACTTCTTTGCGCCCACTGCTGCGGCACCTGTGCCAACAGCGGCGGCGGCAGGAAGTTTAAGTCCTTGGCGGATCTGTCCAGCAGCATCTTGCTTAAAGCCTTGTCCGATCCAGGGCGAATAAGGATGTCGCTCAGATATTAAACCTGATGGGGGATTTAGTCTTGTTCCTTTTGGTTTCCCTGCGTAAGCCTTAAATCGAGTTGATTCAGTCTCGGGGTATTTAACTGCGGAACGAGACCTTGGGTTCACAAGAGGTTTGTGAGGAGCGAACATGGAAGTGGTAGGATCTTTCTTCAGGTATTTAGCGTAAGCCTTGCCAGCAGGAGTATCCAACGGGATTCCACGACTTTGGACCGTGCTGAGTTCTTGCGCTCTACGCATAGTTGATGCTGGCACATCTGTAACTAGCTTATCCATTTGTGTGGTAGGGGATCCAGTCCGACTTGTTACACCTCTGCCGCCTGTCTCTCGCAGCATTTTAGCAAGTGCTTCCTGGCCTGAAGAGCCCTTGGCATAGGTTGCGGTTCCAACGTCCCGGTGTCCCCTAGCTAGTCCCGGTATGTAGTTTCCTTCCCCGGCTTTCTGAGCTGTTCTGGCGAGCCTGTAGTCTTTGACTGCTTGGGGTAGGTTCATGGTTGCTTTTCCAAGCCCCTTAAGACCTTCGTATGCTGCTTTTCCTCCCCGAACTACTGCGCTCCAGGAGGGGCCAGAAGTCTTTAACAAGCCAGCAAGGCGTTTCTTGGCTGCGTATTTTTCTAAAGCGTTCATTAGAAACCTCCTAAAGACCAGCACCCATGCGGTAGAATGTGGACTTATCTTTTGGTTTCATATTCTTTGGGGGAGATAAGAACTTCTGAACAATGCTAGGCTTAGTTGCAGGAGCTTTAGGCGTTGGGTTGACCGGCGTCAAACCACTCACGAGCTTCTTTTCTTGTGGGTAGTGTTTGGGCGGGCTGATCTTAGCCATGTTCTTCTTGATTTCTTCCCGCGTTCTAGTGGGCTTGGTAAGAGGTTGGGGACCCCTAAGTTTTGGGAACTTCATTGTCTTCTTTAGTTCCGCCTTCCTCGCCTCAAACTTGCGAGCCGCTACTAGCTCAGGGGATTCAGTCATGTCGGGCATAGCCCTTTTTTGCAGTAAAAGCTGCACCAAGTGTCTTTTCGCTGCATATTTGTTCAATGCGTTCATCATAGTAAGGGCTCTCCTTTTAATTAAGCGATAATACGTCAATAGAATAATAAAGGGAACCTGTTTAGGAGCCCCGTTGCAAGTATTCTACAACTTATAGTCGCATGTTCGTATCCTTTAATAGCTCATCCTTTATATCTCTACTAATAGGGTCAACTCTACGCCCCGAACCAACAACGCGATAAAACCCAGCAACCTTCGATTGGTGTACCAAAAGAATGTCTGGGGACACAAAGGCAAGAAACCTAATGTGGTGCGTTCCCTGGTCAAAGGAGTAAGTAGTAAATACCTCATTACGGTTAGGACCTATAGTAGAATATTCAGTTAACCCACTATTAGCATCTGTCTGCCAAAATTGCCCGTCTACCTGAGTATGAGTCTGGGTCCCAGAGAAACGGGTAATAGGTGTCCAAAGCTGTGTATACGTATTAGTCATAATAATTACTCACTGCTCCAATAAACTCCCCAACCACCACCGGACGGGAGCTTCTGCACAATACGTTCAAGATTGTCAGCAAAACCAGATAAGGCATCTGTAACCCGCGTGGCTGCGTCATTAGCCGATCCGCCCCTATTTGTAGTAGGTCTGACAGGGGTTGTTTGCCCAGCAAGGTTAGACACAAGGTCTTGGACTGAATAACCGTCATCAGTGGCACCCTCGGTAGCAACACCGCGAGCGATCTGGTCTGCTAGTTGGGAAGCCTCTGCCCCAGTCGGGTTCTTGCCCGCAGCATGCATAATGTCTCTGGCTGTGTCTTCAAGCATTCCCTCTAGTCTTGGGGTCAAGCCTTTAGCGTTTGTGCCCCTAAGGAATTGTTTTTCTTTCGTAGTTAGGTTGTTGAAGGCCGGGTCATGGCTAACACGAGCTAAAAACTTGGCGGGGGAGCCTTTACTCTGCTCCCACTGCTTGCTGTAGCGCATTGCTGCGCCCATTGTAGCCGCCATGTCACCGGATAAGGCTGTTCCGCCCTTGCCGAGGGCTGTTTGGGTGCGTCTCGCACGGTCATCAGAGATACTGAGCCCGCCTTCATCGCCTTCGGACAGAAAGGACTTTGCGAAATCCTGCATAGCCGCCGACTCCATATCCCCAGCCACAATAGTCCCATCAGCATTAAATGCTCTTTCATATTTCTCCTGAATGCCCTTGAAAGCGCTCAGTTTCCGGTAGCCCCCACGCATGGCAGCAATGCGAAGGGCGGCGACATTTTGCCCAGACTCACCTTGGTCGCGCCTAACCTTACTTAACCGGGCCTGTCTCGCGACGTTAAATTGCTCAGCGTCGTCATAACCAGTAATACTGGTCCCTTGGGACAGCGCTGTGCTCCCCGGCTTGGCCGAATCGCGGCCTACCTGATCATCTAACAAGGCCTGAGCGTATTTCTGTGGGTCCGAGCCCCCAAAATCCATACCCAAATCTTGCAACTCTCCGGACAGCGCAATCGCGGTCTGGGTATCACCCCTCTGGTATAGCCTTCGATTTCTGGCTACAGCGCGGCTAAAGTCCCTGCCTTTACCGCTCTGACTCAGGACATTAGCAGTTATCTGCTCAAATGCCCCACCGCCCGCAAGAGTTGCTCCTCCGGTATTGGCGTTTTTCTCCAGCAAGCCTGTTAATCGTCTCTGGGCGAAGGCCATAGCTTCTTCGGGGGACCTTCTATTCCGGTTGCCGCCTGTTAAGCTTCCTTTTAGTGCGCCCTCAAAGCCCCTGCCTCCCTCAGCCGCAATCAACATGTAGGCGTCTTGGGCGGTAGTGCCAGATTTCGCCATGAACTTTTCAAGAAGAACATGATCTTCAGGTGCTCCGCCAGTGCCTTTTATTTCTTTTAACCACTGCTGCACTTTTCCTTGTGGGGTCTTCTCATAAAGCTGGCCCATTTGCCCCGTGTTCATGGTGCGCATCATGTTTTCAGCGCTTGTTTGTCCCGCTGTTGTTAGAAATGTCTGCCGCCCCGCAACACCAGCCTGCCCCGAAGCTTCAAATGTACCTGCAAGAGGTAAGCCTCCGTCCGGGCCAGTGATGGGGGAGGTTGTCTCTAAGGCACCATCACCCAATATGCCCATCTGACCAAGATTGCTGATCAAGCGTGCATTATCACCAGTAATAGCGTTGGTTACATTAGGGGCTAAACCCATCCGCCTAGCATTGGCTGGGCCGACGTTGCTTACTAAATCATAAGCCATCAAGGGAGTGGATGCTGCGCCCAGCACCGCCCCCGCGCCACGCATGGCTAAGCCGCCGAGACGCATGCCCCCGCCAATCATCCGCCCCGTCCCAGAGATCCCCCCGAGCCCACCTACTCCAAGTGGGCCGGTAGCCAAAGTGCCGGGGAAGACGCCCGCACGTGCCCCGCCGCTTATCATATTAGGGCCAGCGCCAGTAATACCTTGACCTGCCCAGCTTGTCGCAGCACCCGCAGCGCCAAAGATATTGCGGCCACCCTGGAAGCCGCGCATCCACGAAGCACCAGCAAGGGCTGTTTGCGCAGGCTCATATTGTGGGAGGCCCATGCCACCGCCAGCTAAGTCAGAAAAACTAGTGCCCGGAGACGTAGCGCCTATGCGAAGGCCGGTAGGCGTGAAGCGGTTAGCCGCACGACCCAACCATCCGCGAGCAGGTTCACCACCGCCCCAACCAAAACCACCAGTCATCCCCGAACCCATATTCATACGGGTTGTCCAGTCATTTCGAGCAAAGGTATTGCCTGACTGCTGTAGATTAGACATGCCAGTATTAAAGCCCTGCATCTGCATGGCAGAGATACCGCCTGGATTAGTTGCTCCAGTAACAAATTGATTAGTCACATCCTCAACTGCGTCTTGCGCATATTGAGTCATGTTGGCACCCATCCGCTGGAACTTCTCACGGATTGGTTTGGTTAGGGTGTCCATCGCTGTGCTGATGATCTGGCTAATACTGGTCGGTCCTTGGCCTTCTTCAAAACCAGCGCGTGCTTCGGACAACATCTTATTACGAAGTTGGCCGGTGTTGGATGCGAGCATGTCCATGGCTCGGAGGTCATTACGGTTGAGCCCCGTAAGAGCACGGCGCAATGTCTCGGGCGTTTGACTTTGGTCTGATGCTCCTCTGAGCGCTCCGGAAATAGCTTGAGGCCCAAATTCGGAGATGAACTGCCCTGCGATCTCACCACCACGAGCATTAAGCATATCCCTCTGTCGGCCACCGGAGATATTCCGGTTGTACGCAGCTTGAATCTCTTGCCAGCTCATGTTCCCAGAGGCCATTTGAGAGGCCATCCCAGTGTCAAATTGACCGCCAGGGGTCATCATCGCCCCTAATACTGTCTTGCCTTGTCTTGACCCGAGGAACCTAGTGGCTGCTTGTGTATATCTACCCTGCGCTGCGCCGGTCACTCCTTTGATGAGACCATGGCGCTCTGTGTAGCCATAAACACCGGCAGAAACCATAGCTCCGGTAGCTGCTTGCATGGGATCTATGCCAGTAGAGCGTCCAAACTGTGCTCCTGCACCTGCTAGTCCCATCATTCCTTGTGGAGATATATTGGCTGCTTGGCCAATGCTCTTCATGGTTCCGAGGAATCCTGCTGCTTGGTCTCCTGATACGCCCATACCACTAACGGACTGCATTGCTTGTTGAGCTTGTTGTAATGATGTGTTCATTACTGTGGCTACATTGCGTACGTTATTCATTAATTTATTAAAGGACTGGGAAAATTGAGTAAGGGTTTGGGTGTCGATGGCTCCGCTATGCACACCTTGTTGCATAACAGCAGTAATCTCTCGTAAATTACCCATGCCCATACGTGATTGGGCTTCGACTTGGCCAGCCATCATGCCCATGCCTCTTGAGCCCATACCGGGGAACATTTGAGACATTTGGGAGTTGAGCATGCCGCGATTTTGCGCACCAGCCACCATGTGATCAGTGGCATAGTTAGCCATAGCGCCCATGCCCATGTAGGCACCTACGCCCATGGCTCCCATACCTACGGCAGCACCTATGCCTTGGCGAGAAAACCCTTGAAGTCCTAAGTTGGCTACACCGGAGAAGGGGTCAAGGATACGAGGGCCAAAATTCATCATGGCCATACCGGACATAGCTGCAACGCCATATCCAGGGGCTCGAGCCATTTGTGTGCCGATGGCACCAGCCTGTAGGCCTGCCTGTGCTCCATAAGCAGTTTGGCGCGGGTCGTTAACGCCCATGCCACCAAAGCTTTGATACCCATACTGAGCGGAGACTGCTTGGGCATAAGCAGCAGATGCACTAAACATCCCTACTTGGGACTGAATAATATTGCTAATCTCAGTACTGGTAATTGGCATTAGTTAGCCTTTTTTCTAAGCTGTTTCTTAATCTGGGTGAGTTCACCAGTTTGAGTATCGATCTTCCTGTCAACAGACTCGATCTTACTTTCAAGAGATGTCAGGCGGTATTGTGTGGAGTAGTAAAAGCCACCAAGTAATGCGACGAGGCCGCCAACAGTCAATATCGTCTTGATATCCAAAGTGAATTTCATATTAGAGCCCTTTCTTAGATATCACTCGGAGGGCCTTGCTAAGCCACCCGGGTGCTCGAGGTGTTGAACGACTGACACGGCTCGACGGTATGTCCTTGTTGGACTGCACACCCAGAAGAAGATGATCGGGGTCCCGCCGTAGAGTTAACCCACGGCCCTCAACCGCCAGAGGTTGGTAGCCTTGGAAAGTTTTCCAACCTTTACGAGCCCCCTCCAAGATACCTAAGATACTCTTTTTTCCGGGTTTGGACCGGCTGCCCGATTGCAGTGCTGCTATGATGTTACGTCGCCGTTTAGGATCGAGTGCCGTCCCATAAATCCGGGCCAAGTTTCTAGACCTGGACATTGTTACTTGCTGCTTCGTGTTCTTCTTGAATTGCTTGGTCATGGGATTGTCATGACCGATCAGGTCGCCAGCGGCCTGGACTGCGCCCGTACCGCCTTTTGATGCCAGAAGCCCTTCCCGTAGGATCTTCTCCTCCACAGCACTCGGAGCCCCATGATAGTACGTTCCGCGCCAAGCTATCTTCTCAAGTTCAAGACCAATCTTTTTAATATCAGGCTCCATATGGTTTTCCTTTACTTGGAATGCACGGGCATTTTGGCCAATAAAGAGGGCCTTGCCATAGTTCCCTCACGCAGAGGGGGCTTGCCGTAGTTCTTCAAGGCTCTTTTAGCTGACTGCGCCCATGATTGATTACCATGTATTTTTTGAATCGTCGGAGTAGGGGGCTTGTAGTTGTGCACCTCTTTCATTGATTTGAGGTGCGCTGGTTTATTATAAAAGTCCCAGTCCTTTTGGGTAGGCCTTCTGACAATCGGGCGCTTCCCCGGTCCAGCGTTCAGCATATCTGACCTCTTCTGGCTGCTGAAGTAGGCGGTGTTCTTACCTGCCTTGTGAGCCATTCGTTTCCCCTGCACATACCTTTGGAGGTTGGGCTCCAGTTTGCTAATCGCATCCCAGCCCAGCTGTAAGATCTTCTTCTTGCTAGCAAGCTTCTCAACTAACAGCTTCTTTGCGGCATATTTTTCTAGAGCATTCATATGGCTTTCCTTTGGGGTGTGGGGAGCCTAAGACGGAGACCGGGAGGGGTATCCGAAGGCTTGTAGATTGTTTTTACTACATGTCTGGGCATCTTTTTCCCTACATCACCGATAATAGCGTGTCCGCGACCCGGCCATGTATAATGATACGTCATTCCCTTTCGTAGTCGCATCTTCAATAAAGATTTACGAAGGGCCTTGATTTCTTTATCGGTAATTGTTGAGCGTTGTTGGGCTCTCTGTTCCACATGACCAAGCATCTTTGCTAGTTTCGTCTTGCTTCGGTTAGCTATTGCCTTCTTCATCCTTAGAAGCTGTTTGGGGCCCATTTTATCTAAACAGGTTGTGCCTGTTAGCTTCTTAGACCACCGCTTGAACTTGGGGTCATCATCCCAAGGAATCTTAGCCTCAGTAGCCAGTCTGTGTATCTCTTGTTTACTCACCGATGGCATCCAGCATCTCCCAACGCAGTATATTACTATTATCCGGTATAAGCATCATGAGTTCTAGTACCTAGGGCTCGAAATGTACAACACAAGAGGGAAACCTCGCTTAAAAAATAAGGAGTCTACTATGGACTGGAGACAAACAGGGAAACTAATCTTTGCGGGCATCGTTATACCTATCGCTGTGCAAGTTGCATCACAACTAGCAGCAGCCTGGGCTGAAGAAATAACTCGGAAAACGAAACACCCAATCAGGATTAATTTCTAGTGTCGGCAGCATTATTGCTGTTCCTCGCTTTTCTAGTGTCATGGGCTCTTATGTACCCAGGTGGCCCCCTGGGATTTATAATGCTCTACCGAGTATCATACTACGTCACATCCAGTATAAGAACTTCTACGGAAAATATATCTGAAGGCCCCTTTGGGGGCATTTGGGTAAAAGTTCCGAACGAGGACTTCTGGATAAGACAGGACAAAGATGTCCATCACGAACTACTGAGTCATCTAGCGGATAGTCTGGCTAATAACCTTGGCTTCCGCAATGGCTTGGCACGTATCGACAAAACCCAAACCTCCTTCAGGTTCAGGTAAAATAAGCCTTATTTGTATTACTCGGTAATATGCAAAATAGGCTGCGCTTCTTGGCATAAGAATCATGGAAGAAACTTAACCCTTAGTTCTGGAGACCCCATGTCTAATGCCTCTGTAAGCGCAGCCGTCCTACCCCACAAAGGAGGACTGTTCCTCAGTGATGAGGAACTCGAATTGGTCATCGACCACGCACCCCACGTAGATTCTCACCCAAACAACCCGGAAGGGTGGTTGGTGTGGGCGGCGTGGATGCCGACCAAATCCCAACAGCTGGGCGACCCCGACGCGCAGGTTGCTCACTTAGATAATGGGAAATGGCTTTGGTGGGTACCTAAGCAGGTCAACCTGACCACAGGCGTGGTCACCCCGGCCTTTTTCGAGATCAAGCACCACCCTTAGTGGTTTGATCTCCGAAGATAAGTACGATAGCTCCCCAGCCATCGTACTTTTTTTCGCTATTCTTCGCCGTACGTTCTCTTTATCCATCGGGGGCGCGGTATCTGCTCCATCACAATGGTTTCGTACTCTGGGTGTACCTCTGATAATACTTCTAGAAGGTATGCCTCTTCGTAGGAGCTAGAGGCCTGTAAGACGAATTTCTGTTCTTCTTGAAGATGTAAGTTGTAAACAGTAACCCGCCAAAATATCATAGTATTTAAATTCCATTGGTACGGATCTGGTAGGTACCTTTGTTGCGTTCTTTCTTGGGAGGGGTGCGATTAACCGGTGGGGAGTAGAGAAATTGGGCGGGGGGCTTCTGTAATTCTTTGGGTGGGTTGATGGCTTGACAATCCATGCTCCTTTCCTGTTTAACGCGAAAACCGACACTGTTCTCGGTTAATTCTTTAAGAGGTGTGCTTTTCGGGTCATCCTCCTTAATCACGGAAATACCTTGACTTACCTCAATATTGGTCCACTGGCAAATGTAGGATACGGGGGGTTCAGTTTTTACTCTAGGCTTCGGGATAGTGCAACAGCCTGTTCCAAGCACCAAAAGGCACATTAATAGTTTTGAAACCAAACACTTCATAGGTAATAATACCCATGCCACGCCACTTAGTAGAAGTGGCCCACTTTTTATTTTTATTACTTCTATTTATTACGCAAAATAAACAGCTAGTAATGGCATAAGAGTGATGGAGGAGATGTCCCATGAAAGTAATTCACAGCAGCGACCTACACGGTCACTTCGACGCGCTGTTTGCGCATCGGGAGTTCGATCTTTGGATCGACACCGGCGATTTCTTTCCCAACGAATCTCGGGGAGGCCCGGGGGAAGAAGCGTACCAAAGAAACTGGACACTCGAGGCAGACGTGGCGAAGACTATTGTCAACTGGCTGGATGGGAGACCTATGGTGTCTGTCCCAGGCAACCATGACTACGCAGACCTTGTAGACATCCTCTGCGCCTACGGAGCCAACGCTCATCGTGTAGACGAGCAGGGTGTAGAGGTAGCTGGTCTAAAGTTTGCGGGCTTCAGAGAAGTCCCGTGGATTGAGGGAGAATGGAACGGGGAAACATATGCTTTTGAGGCGCTGGTAGCGTCAACAATCGCGAGCGACCCAGACGTTCTTGTAACTCACGCCCCGCCATCGGGCGTATTAGACCTATGTCCGGATAATAACCATGGTGGAATAAGTGAACTAACTACAGCACTCACTTGGTCTGACCATAATATAAGAGCACATTTTTTCGGACATATCCACCAAAACGGTGGGAAGGTTCGGAAAGAGATGGGCATAAAGTTCATCAACGGGGCCACGAAGGTGTTGACCCACGCTCTTTAAACACTTTGGGAGGGGGGAGGCCAAGGTATCCAGCGGCCCTCAACGGGGCTGAGCGCCTTGGCTGTCGTTCTAGAGCGGCAACGGTTCTGGGATAAGTAAAGCCTTAGCCCCCCTCCCATCTCCCTAATAATTGAGGACAACATGAAGACAATTGAAGTAGGGGACGTAGTTACCGCTGGTAACGATGTCTACAAAGATGGAAAACTGTACGCGGACACCGGAGCAAGGGGTCTGGTGTGGAAAGTTCTCAACCACCCAGAGGGACGGGTGGTGTTGGTGAGTTTTCATTTCAGTAAAATTCTTATAGAAATGCCTGAAGACGAGGTGGTCTTCAGGTCTAGACGAAGGTGCCCTATCTGTAAAGACTGGGATCCCTTTAGTGCAGACGAGTACATGCTCAAGGACGAGGTTTGGTATCAGGTAATGCCCACCCATAAAGGGCACCCCCACATTGCATGCTTTGAGGAAAGGCTGGGGCGTCATCTACGTGAAGAAGATTTTCGTAAGAACGTCCCACTAAACCGCATGATCCTACTTGGTATTAAGATCGGCAAACGCACAGCCAATTCAGAGCCAGGTGGTTAAAGCCAGCGAATTATAAATAGTAATATTAATCACCCTTGTTTGAGGGGGGAACATCTCAGAGTGTACTGGGCTTGGAAACTTGCTTGCCAGTACATGCGGTGGCCCCGCTTCGGATGTGCAACGGAATGTTCCGGCAGTCCCCTGGAAAGGGGTCTGAGTCGATTACTAGTCGGGTTAACACGGCTCTTAAGAGACAGTGCATCAAGACACTCGAGTAAGCCTTTGCAGCGCGAAGTGGGAGTAACGACCCCATGTTGCAACGGAAGAAGTAGAGCTGGGATGTTCTCTCCCCAGACAAGGTTTCTTTAACAAAGAAGGAGGGCGAAATGCCATATTTAGGAAGAGTAGAAAATGCGCCAGTAAAAGCGGCGAGGCTCGGTGCAAGGCACAGGGCGGGAGAGAAGATCTGGGAAGTGTGCGCGGTACGCGGGCACCGAGTACAGATTAAATATTACTGCCCGCACAGCGGCGAGACAGTAAGGCGTTGGATCTCCCAGAAGGAGTTCAGTGAATGGTAAGAAAGAAGAAAACCAGGAAAAGGAGGAGCATCGTTGCGCTCCAGATGATTCTCCGTACTGGTAACCACACAGGAGCGCATAAAAACCGGACAGCCGACATCCGAAAGGGTAGATGCAGGAAGGTCAAACACAAGAGGGGGGCTGGCGAAAGCGGCCCCTCTTCTTTTTTAGGAGGTACATTATGGATACCAATTGTGCAGAGTCGCTATTTATAGTGGTGGTGATGGTAGCTGTGCTACTCGCCTACATCGCGACTCCCGTAGAGCTAGGCTAATGAAACCCTGTATAGGTTCTGGCTATTGTTGTTGGAAGGCTCCATGCACGGAGTCATTAAAGAAAAACCCAGGGCTAACGAGCGGTCCATGCCCAGAGCTTACATGGGATGGGACTCGTCATTTATGCGGCCTAATACTTGAAGCGGGCCCACGGAGGAAAGAATGGCTAAAGGGGAAATTGTACATAGGAGGGGGTTGTTGCAGCCCACTCAACAGCTGGAGGCGGGAGAGCCTACAAGACCGGACCAATTACGTCCCGAGTTTTTAATTGAGTTCATAAGAGAACTAATAAAAAATAATCCAAACGGAGATCTCTTAAGTCTTTCTCTCGTAACAGCAGCACGAAGAACGTCTGCAACGTCAGAGGAAGAGATGCTCTTGAAGAAAGCAATAAAACAGACAGCAGAGCAGAGCATGTGGCCGACAGGATTTTATTCATCGGTGTGATTGCGCTGTGCAAAACTGCCCGTTATTTGTGGGATAAGAAGAATGGAAGAATAGCTAGATGCCGGTGAGGACTACATCGAACAAACATGTCTTTGCTAAATCCTTGCTAGCTATTCGACCTTTGCTTCCTCCTAACGGGGGTAGTTTCTTCCCGGCTCCGAATGCCGTTGTGGTCTACATACCAAAACTAATGTAGCGTGGCTTAATTGCTGCGTCATGACTACAGCACTTATTCGTCGGAGCCACCCTTTTCTCATGGTCGGTGACCACACATGAGGAATTGTATGCGAAGTTGCATAACAGTGGTCACCCATTTACCGGGTTAGGGGGGAGCATCCAAAACATAACATAGCTCCCCCCTTCCCAACGCTTTCCTCATGCCAGGGGATTTTAAGACCTGGGCCGTCTTTAAAGGGCCCATATTTTTTTCCTATAAATAAACTGAACTTTTGTCAATTCTCGTAGGAGGGAAAATGAACCGTGAAATCTTTAATACCCTAACCCAACAGGCCCCATTACCGGAGCCTCTACCGGAACCACTCGTGCTGAACGAGGCAGGCGGGGCGGCGTACGCTCTGTCGAACATGGAGGCTCTAGCGCAACTCGCCTGTACTGGAACCTTTAACGACACCTTCTACGAGGGTGGAGCCGAGCAGTTCACCAAGGTACTTGAGCTTTGTGAGCAAGTGCCCCCGCGCTTTATTGCGCAGTGTGCGATCTACGCACACCAGCAAGGGAAGATGAAAGATATGCCAGCGTTGTTGCTGGCTATCGTGGCGTCGAAAGACGTCACCTTGTTTCCAATGCTGTTCGCGACAGTGGTGGGAGGCAACCCTAAAATGCTGCGGAACTTCGTCCAGATCATCCGGTCTGGGGTGTTGGGTCGTAGGTCCTTTGGGTATCGCCCCAAGAAGGAGATCCAACAGTGGTTCCAGGAACGGGACCCCCTGACTCTACTGAAATGTTCAGTGGGAGGGTCGCCAACCCTGGGGGACATCATAAAGATGACTCATCCGAAACCACTGTACCCGTCTCAGGGTGCAATGTTCGGCTACCTGTGTGGCAGGGAGTACAATATTGAACTTCTCACCCAGCCTGTGCGGGAGTACATCCTGGCCACGCAGGGAGGGGCCATCACTGATGATGTGCTGAAGCTGCCGCACAGGTTGTTGACCAACCTGGAGTTGTCTGCCCAAGACTGGCGAACTATCGCTCTGAACTCGGGCTGGACCGCTCAACGGATGAACCTTAATACGTTCGCCCGTCATGGTGTCTTTGAGGGGCCAATGGGAGACTTCACAGCCGAAAGGCTGGCCGAAAAGCTTGCTGACCCCGTTAGGGTTCGCAACAGCGGCTGTTTCCCATACCAACTTCTGCAGGCTTTTAAGTCTGTCGATGGTGGGGTGCCTCAAGTGGTGAAGGCGGCATTGGAAAATGCGCTGGACACAGCCTGCTACAATGTTCCTGAGATGGATGGGCGAATGGCAGTACTGGTTGACACCAGCTACTCCATGACCCAAGCCATTACTGGGAACCGTAGAGGGTCCACATCGGCCACAAGCTGCGTAGACGTAGCGGCCTTAGTCGCCTCAGCGTTCTTGAAGAAGAACCAGGGCAACTGTGAGGTGGTTCCGTTTGATACGCGGGTCCATGGGGCAATGCTGCAGGCCGGGGCACCAGTTATGGCGAATGCCCAAAAGCTGGCTGACCTTGGCGGGGGTGGTACAGATATTGGATGTGCTATTGCGCATCTGAATTCTATAGGCCACACCGGAGAGCTGGTGATCCTTGTGAGTGACAACGAAAGTTGGTTCACGGGTGACCAAGCAAGCTACCGTAGCAACTACTACAACTCGGGCACCAGCCCGACCCAGGAATGGGTGGCATATAAAGCCAGAAACCCAACCGCGAAGTTGGTGTGCATTGATATCCAACCGTACTCCACCACACAGGTGGCTACGGACAAGGACGTCTTGAATATTGGAGGCTTTAGTGACTCCGTATTTGAAGCTATTAAAAGCTTCGTGGACAGCGATGGAGAAGAAAGTTGGATCAAGTTGATTGAAACTCAGGTTGGTTCTCTGGTATAAACGGCGCTTCCGCCGGAAGGTGTGGGATTAAGTAGATCCCCCCCTTTCGGTGGAGCAACGCTGTAACAGGGGCTTCGGCCCCTCTTTTTTACTCGCTTATGGGAGGCGCATATCACCGAGCAAAAATGGCGGATGACTATCACTGATGTCATCGATACGGAAAATAAGTGTGTTATTGAAATAGAGTTGGACGACGACTTCGAGGAGAAGTTTATAGAAATCCACAAAGCACGAAAATGGAACGAGGCGCAATTTAAATCCTGGTTCAAAAACGTCCTTTGGAGAACGCTATTGACTATAGAAAAAGGCGGATACGATACAATTTATGATAAATATATCACTAATAAAATCATTGGTGATATTAAAAATGCGAAAGTTGGAGATATCGTGTCCTTCTGGAAATTAAACAATGGGGAACACACGAGATACATCTCTGATATAAGTAAAGCGACCCTTGTGACAGAGCCGCTATGGGAGACAGACCAATCCTATAGAGTTAAATTTAAGGACATCACAAGAATTGTGCGTAAGATCCCGTAATATCTTGAAGCTGCCTCCCCGCCCGCCACCGTCCATGGGCTTGTTGTTGCCCGCTCCTACGGGGGTCAGGGTGGCGGGGGGCGGCTTCCTGCCTAGTAGAGCGCGTGTAAGGTAAAAAAGGTTGTCAGTGTCGCAACGACAGACCCATAGCAAACACCGATAAACATACCCAAAGAAAAAGCACTGAGCTTTTTCGTGACGCTGAAGATTTTTAGTATTATATTTTTTATCATCGATAATACCTCGGCCCTGCACTCATGAATATCTAGTGAACAATGTAGGCACCAAAGAGATGCCAGCCGAAGACCATTAAGTAGCCTGCGAGTAAGAAAGAGAGAATCCACCGATACTTGCTGGACAGGGCGTAATCAAGAAACAGCAAAGCAAAGGCAACGATTAAAGCTTTCGCAAAAATAAAAAGAGAAGGGCTAACCCCATAAAAAGCTTCCATAATTGGGTTGAGTTCTTCAACCCCCTGCTCAAGGAAATGAAGCGTGAAAGCACCGTCCAGTATGTTCAACAGGTAGAGAATTATTACCCTTGAATCAGTACGCTTTCTACGTGGTCGGAAGGTTCTTCTAAACATAGGTTATTTTCCGTCGAAGTATTTTAAAATCAGGGATCGTAAGTGTCCTGCTGAATGGCTCTTGGGATTTCTGTGAAATTGATAGAGCCAGTCGCCGGGAACAACAAACAAGACGCCTTTTCTTGCGTCCCAAATGCCTGGGGAGAATTCGCACTGGCCTACGCCGGAGTCTCCATCTTTCGCAATAAATAAAAACCATGCCATATCTTCATTCTGGGCTAGTTATCACTCGCAGAGCGGGCCTCCCGTCTTTGCGAATTGGGGCAATCCCGTCATTTAATTCCTCAAAGTGAACAGCTATCTCACCGAATTCATTGGGGTTTTTGTCTCCCTCATCAACAGCAATAAAACAACGCGGGAACACACTCACAATTGTTCCGGTAGCGCCGCGCAATATTCGTCGCACAAAGGCTCCCCCTACAAAGGGATCGGCTACCTGTAAGTCGCGCATAAACATTACACGGGTGCCTTTTTCAAATAAGCGTGGGCTTTCGCCCTTCTTCCAAACCTTGGTTGAATATACTTTGTCTTCTTCGTCTTGAGTCACAGACACGAATCCCCCCCTCAGCTATAAATATACATGTGTAATAAACGGGTGAGGAACCCTGTAATAAATTCTAAAGGGGCTTCTACCCCGGCAATAAACCTGCCGCTCTTGGGTATAAGGTTATTGTAGGGATATATTTATTTATACAAATATATTTCTATGGGAGAAGAAACTATTTGCCCCGTCTGGGGAGAAGGAGTCAAAAATGAGTCTCATAGATGACATGTACGCAGGCAGGGTGTTGCCTGCTAGCACCTGCCCCCACAAGGTGGGGCAGATCCACAATGAGCTAGTACGTCGGCTAGAAAGGGAGCTTAATAAATCCCATGTCTGGCTTGCCGTGTGCACCGTAGCGGTAGAGGCTGGACACTGGCGAGGGGACAGGCTTTTGAAGAGAAGGCTAAAGCTCCTAGACATGATAAACGCGTGCAGGTTGTTCCTAGGCACCGATATCTTGAAGCCAGAAACAGGTTGGGCCCGGAAGGGTCTTGTCTACGGATATGGCGCGCATAGCCAGTGGAGACGGGAAACCGGTCACAGTGCTGAGACAACATTCGCGTTGTCTGAATTTGTGTTGACCGCTCTCAAGATTAACAATGGTATTGTGTTTGCGGCACCCGGCTTAAAAGAGGAATTAAACGAGTTTGGGGAAATGATGTTCAAACGCATGCAAGAAGGCATGCTTAAGGAGGCAGAGGCATATGAAGAAGAAGAAGAATAAAGAAAGCTTAAGTGGTGGGAAGGCGTACATGGAATATCTATTCTCCACGTATCCGCCATCAATGACGTTGAGGGACGTAGTGGCGTGCGAGCAAAAGCGAATGTCTGTAATTAAAGATGCAGCCAAAAGTAAAAAATAACCCATACCACAGGCGGCCCCGCGCAAGATAAACTGGACGAGGAGGAAGAGATATGGATGATGGAACCACAGGCACGTTAGAGGCCATCGAGGCGCTCACTCTGCAGGCTGCTGCGCCCTACACTGTTTCCGCATGGACCGAAAAGGTACAAAGCGGCTATAAACAGTACGAGACCGCAGACAGGCTGACAACATATCTAATCCTTGCCTACAAAGGAAGGGTCCTGTTCTACGGTGTGGAGGTCCCCAAAAAGCGCTTCACGATACCCTCACTTTCAGGTGATCCTGAGTGTGAGGAGTATCTTGCGGCTCTGTACACTCCGTGCTTGTTCGCTCATAGGGGCGACATCAGCATCGAAGAGTTAAAGGACATCGTGCATGCGGATAGCGACTATGAGATCTGCAGCTTAAAATCCCTGGCTCCTGGCGAAGAGGAAACCGACGATGGGTTCTTCTTAAGAAACGCCATGTGGCTTGTAAACGCATTAATCCATTAGAGGAGGTAATGATGGGCAGGCTTGGAGTAGAGTGGATCCCCGACTGGCATATGAAGAAATTAACTTGCGCCTCTTGCGGAGAGAGGCGATCAGTAAAGTATAAAACAAGTGAGGGAGAGACCCTCTGTAATATGTGTGTTGCAGCACCAAAGCGCACCCAAGCGCCAGCACACAAACCTACAGAGATTTGAGAGGGATACCCTGGGGTGGGTCGGCGCGGGCGGCGTCGTTAGTGCTCTCCAAGAGCACACCGCCCGTGGGGGAGGATCGAATGATTCCAGCATGGCTGATCGAGGAACTTGAGAGACTTCGTGAAGAGCAACAACGTGAGGAGCAGGAGCGGCTCCAGTTACCGCTCCCAGAAAATAGGCGTCAGGAGCAACCGAAAAAAGAGCCCACGCCAACGACAATAAGTTTCGAACTGTAGGGGTCAGTATTCCCCCGCCTGGGCCGAATACCATGTGAATCCCAGGTCGCGACACGGGTTTACCGGTGTGGGGAGCCTCTACAGTTCGATTTAAAATCACGGACTTTCTTTTTGAGTGGAGAGATAACAATGGAAAAAGCTGAAGACGAAGCCGTCCCAGTTAAGTGGTGGGAGTACGAGGTCTGGAGACATTGGACCCGCCACCCTAATGCTTGGACATACAAACACCCAGTAGAGAACCCACGTGTAATTTTTACGCGTTGGGGGAGCGTAAAGCTGGGCTGCATACATAAAGAGATGGATGACGATGGTCGCATCACATACCGCATCGAAGGATCAAGGCATACTTTTCAATACCTTAAAGATGCTGGTTGCGCCTTATATGCAAGGCACTGTTTAAGTGGTCTTAGTACGTGGTAGCGTGCTATGATCACAACGGCTCGGGGCGGTGAGCAGGTTGTGCTGCTTATAAAGGCCGCCGCTTACGGGCCAACTCCTGCATCTACTCACTCCCCGATCTCCTTTCTAGTACTTTGGTGGGGGGAGTGGGTAGGTGCTACCCCAACATTTTTTAAGATTTCCTGCAACGCTTAGGCAAGAAATACCGTTTAGTATGTTGGGTGGACTTGGATGACTCATCCACAAGTCTTTTTATAAAAAAGTTCCAATCACCGGTCAGATGAACCGGTCTTCTACACCTAGGATAGTGAGCCCTCAGCGGTTGCCCCGCTACGTAAGGAGTTAGCGACATGAAAAATAAACCAATTAGCGATGAAGAGTTAGCAATGGCGAAGTTTAAACAGCTTCAGAACAAACTGAACCCATCCGCTCGAGCCAGGGAGGCTGCCGAGCGGTCGGATCGGGCGATGCGAGTTTCGCCCAATAGTTGGCACCGGCACGGGAAACGTGGACCGGGCGAATTTTAAAACCACCAAACCAATGAGGGCGTTATGCCAGAACAAGAAAAAGAACCTACCAGCGAAGAGCTGCAAGAACTTATAGTCTACATGTCAGAGCTTCCAAAAGAGTTCGCTCTAGAAGCAGAGCCTGAGTTGCTAACAATTATGCGAGCAGCCGAGTGTTGGCAATCCGTGGTAACGGATGCGACAGAAAGGGATATGTCGGTCCAGGAAGAGGTGAGGAGCCACTTCACAAAGTTCAAAACCTACTTCGAGAAAGACATCACAGGGCCCTGCGCGCATTGCGAAACCCCATTGTCTGCTGAAGACTATATCCTTGATTGTGGTCCCGAACTTATTGAAAATGTCTGCTGCATGAATTGCGGCATAGGCATGTTAGCTGAACGGCACGTGGAATGTTGCGAGGCTCACTGGACCATGCGGATAAATCAAAGAGCGGGGCTCGACAGTGGCTTGCGGGGGTGCATTGCCGAGTTCTCAACTAAAGAACACCCGCTACACGACGTGTACGTCATTACTAAAGCAAGGCTCTTACAGCAGGTAAGAGGCATGTAAAAAAGGGGGCGCAAAACGCGTCCTCTTTTTAGGGATAAGTATAGTAGAAGGAGGGTTATCAACCATGATGCCGAAACTAACATTGTCTTCTGGTCTTAAGGTGGCGAACTTCTCGTCCCCCCACACATTCACATTTACCACAGGGGAGCAGCTTGAGGCTTGCACCCCGGAAAGAAGCTCGTCGCTAATGCTGCGAGCCATCGAAGAGGAGACCATGAACCCTCGCGGGTTCGTGGACATAGCGCTGCAGTTTAAGCTGTCGTCGGAGGTTGAGAGCGCACTGATAGATGCGCATCTTGACGAGGCGGTGGACGTAATAATCGTACCATTCCCTGTAATAACTGCGGTCAAGGACGCGGGGATGTTCTCCCTGTTTCCGAAAATCAGGACCATTAGGTCTGCAGACAGGGTGACGAAGACGATCCACACGGATCGGTTTTGTCTATAACCAAAGGGGGCCTCCCCCTTTCTTACCCGCAAAGCGTTGCCCTTTTTAGGGCATAAGAAACATGGAAGAACTCACTTCTAAAACAGATAGGAGGTGCCTTTATGGGTACTACGGTAATTATCGGAGATGTGCATGGATGCACTCTCGAATTAAAGTTTATGCTCGCCCTTGTCGGGGCTACGTATGATATTGAGGAAGTTATTTTCGTAGGTGACTTAATGGATAAGGGGCCCGCGTCAGCAGCGACATTAGAATTTGTCCGAGAGATGGACGAGGTGGGGCTTGCCGTAAAGCAGGACCTAAAGAAAATTACTGTGACCGTGGTAGAAGGTAACCACGAGAACAAGAACTTTCGCTTCTGGACAAAAATGGCGGCGGGGGATGTAGAGGGCGCAATGGCCATGAAGGGGTCTGAGGAGATGGCCAGCATCTTTGAGGAAACATCCCAGGAGCTACGGGACTGGATGCGTGCAAAGTGCGTACCCTATGTCGTAAAGCCTGATTTGGGCCTAGCCGTGGTGCATGGTGGCATTCTCCCCTCTGTTGTGAAGTTGCCTCAGGAACCTACAGAGCTTGGGGGTAAAAATAAACGCCGAGTTTTGCGGTCTATGTATATCAGGTATGTAGATAAGGACACGGGATCCATGATTAAATTCATGGATGAAAAACCAGGGGATCCCTTTTGGGCTGATATATATGATGGCCGCTTTGGTCATATATACTTCGGACACCAACCGTGGTTGGGTCAGACGTCCTGGGACGAGCCGCGTCCCCTCGACTTCACGAGAAAAGGAAACCCTAAGAAGTTCCCGCATGCTACAGGTTTAGACCTGGGGTGTGTCCATGGAGGCGAGCTTTGCGCCGTTTTGATTGATAACGAAACCCGTGAGCGTGAATTTTACTCCGTGAGTGCAGAACAGGAGTACTGCGCCCCATTGGACATCAATTAAAAATAGTGGGGGGTGTAAAGCCCCCTCACTTCTTTTTATTTATTACTCGACTTCTTCAGCCCATATTACTTGTTATATCATTTAATTATGGGGAAATTACTAATAATACTCGTACTAGTATTTTCAGTAGGTTGTCAGGAAGAATATCGTCTCCTCAATATACGATGCCAACAGCCTTGCTACACAGGTCCACCTGAAACAAAAGACGTAGGTATATGTAGGTCCGGAACCCCTGTTTGCGAGAACGAGGAAATAATTAGTTGTGAAGGGGAAGTCCTCCCAGAGGATGAGTACTGTGACCTAATTGATAATGACTGCAACGGAACTGTTGATGACTCGGTGTGGGATGAGGAAGCAAACACTTCCTGCGGCTCCAATGTTGGCGAGTGCTACACGGGCCTAAACATATGTACTAACGGTGGGATAGAGTGCGTCGGGGCAAGAGATGCGTCGGAAGAAACCTGTAATGGTCTAGACGATGACTGTAACGGATTTATAGATGACATGGAGCTTCTTGGTTACTGTTACGACGGAGATCCAGAAGACCTCTACCACGGAGAATGTCACGCAGGGATATTGATATGCGTGGACGGACTAGAGGTTTGCGACCAGCAACAGATGCCCACCGAAGAAATATGTGACGACCTTGACAACGATTGTGATGGTTTTATTGACGAGGACCTAAATGAAGGTGAGGAAGTAGACATCGTATTTGTCCTAGACAGGTCTGGTTCAATGAGAGATCACTTCCCAAGCGTGGCTAACGCGGCGCAACTATTCGCTGCAGCCTTTGCGGGAGTTCCGGAATTCCAATTTGCGCTTGTAGGTATTCCCCACAGCCCCGGAACGTCTGACGTTGAGGTGCTCCTAGATTTTACCGATGCCTCGACATTTGTATCCACGCTTGCCACAATGTCCACAACAGGTGGTGGAGCGGAAGCCAGCTATGATGCCCCGTACGCAGCCTCCAATGGAGATCTCGGCCTCTCTTGGCGAAGTGGTGACACTAGGAAGTACATTGTGCTGTTCACCGATGAGCAGGCTCAGAGCTATGTCTCCCCCGCATTGACGGAGGCCGACGTAGCTGCAGAGTTAGTGGCAGAAGATATTACTTTTTATGGTTTCATCTCCTCAATATACTATAGCCAGTTCGACGACATCGCTGACGACACAGGCGGAGCTATCTATTACCTAGGAAGCTCAGCTGACATGGAAGACGACCTAGCGAAAATATTCGACGACGAGTGTTGGTAGCGGATGGCGCGTAAAGGACCAGTCCTAGAGCGAGTAGTCACGAAAGATGAAGTGCAAGAATGGTTACAAAAAGCCAGCCGAGATGAACTAAACATCTTCCACGATAGAAATGAGATCATAGTCCTGCTCTGCAAAGCCCTCCTGGCCGCATGGAAAGAGCTAGGTTGGTTAAAAAGCAAGAAAGAAGACCCTCGCAAAAGATAGGTAGCTCCTGGTATAAGAACCATGCTGTAAGAACACAGCTACAACCCCAATAGGAGAAACTTATGGAATTTATTAAGAACGCGCTGAGGAACACGGTAGAAAAGCTCGGCGCAAAGCACTTTGAGCGTCCAGCAGGGTCATATGTCGAGGGCTTCAGAGACCAAGACAACGAAGGGCTGCATGTAGCCCTTTTCTTGGAGGGGTGTGACTGGCAAGAGGTCACTCCGCAGGCCGTGGAACTCGGAGTCGCTTTTGGCGACTGCCGTTATTTCCGTGCGCCGATTATAAACGAGGAAGCCTACGAGGCTGTCGCTCTTCTGAGCGAACTGGACGAGGAACAATTGAAAACCATCCGTGTGGTAAAGGGCCACCACGGGGAGATGGAATTGACAACCCCAGCAGTCTCACCTAGAAGGACAAAGGTCGTGCACCTTATTACAGGAACGCACGAGGGCAGTACGGTAGCCTTTACGTGGTATCCTGGTCGGTTGACCCGGCCAGCAGCTACGGGCTTAGATGGTAACACGCCCGTCAAGCTGTCCGGGGAGCCTGGGTAAAGGGTACGACATCGTATCTGGGGGCTTCGGCCCCTTTTTACCTAATCAACTATTTTTATGTCCCAAGGCCAATACCAGATAGGGAAGCCGTCTGGGGTAGTTACGTAGACGCAGTAGGCAAGGCCGAAAGCGTACCCCTTTAGGTCTGTAACAACGGAGCGTTCCCCAACAAATTCACCAGCTATTATCTCAACCGTTTGCCCAATCTTGGGGTGTACAATGTCTGCGCCACCAAACCGGTCTGAGTAGTTCCTGAATGTTCGGTGCTCCGCCACGCTATTCCCCCGCTAATAACTTTACCAAGCATAGGTATTAGCGTGGAATATGGTCAGAAAGATTAACTAGTCTTTCTTCTCAGATCGTGGACATGAACCTCGGTCACAGCAAGACGCTCACGTAAATCGTCCTGCTGTGCCATAGCCTCTTTAAGAAGTTCACGGTCTATAGCCATCATGCGCTCGAGGCTACTTATCTTCTCTTCAACACGAGCAGCGTTGGCGCGAAGATCCCCGGACAACCCTTGAATTTTAGAGGACAACAACCAAACAGCAGGCACAATCGTCCCAAGAATCCCGATAAGAGTGGACGCAATCTGTACCCAGTCCGTGTCTGGCATAAACAACCTCTATAAATATAAGTGTAGTTCGTATAGCACGAAACTCATACCTATGGGTATTATAGCCAAGAGCGGGGTGCTGACAAATAGGGGTAGTTATTTTTCCTGGGGTTGTTGCGCTTGTTCACTTTCTGCTTGTGCGGCGGCTTGTGCGGCGGCTTGTGCTTGCGCAGCTTCCTCAGCAGTGCGGACACCCCAGTAAACCAACAAATCTTCATGAGTGCCTAAGGCTTCCTGCGCTGTTTGGAACTCATCAAAAGAATAGACGCCCTTTTCCAGGAGAATCTTAAACACGGCAAACAGGTGATTTTCTAGTCTGTTTATCGCAACACCGGCCATCTGGTACCCACGCAAAAGCTCAGAGACATAGCGCTCAGCTACAACGAGCCGCTCCTCGGTCGTCATTTCCTTGTTGGTGGCCTCAGGCATCCCAACAAACTGCGGGGGCAGAACTGGGGCCTTTCCGTCACTTTGAGGATCCTTTGGTGGATTTTGTTGAGGATTTACGTTTTGTTGAGGATTTCCGCTTGGTTGCGGATTTTGATTTTCCATTACTAGTCTCCATTGCGTTTAGCGTAGTTAAATTCTTCTCTATAGAAGCTTTCAGGTTGCTGATCTCGCCAAGAACACTTTCGATAGCAGAAATAGCAACAACCGGTTCGAGGCAAGGCCCCGAAACACTTAATGTTTCTGTACTATCACTTGTATCACTTGGCAAATAATCTTCAAGGTAGTTCTCAAGCTCTTGGTACACAGCCAGAGTATGTTGAAACTCTGTTATTCTGGCCAGGACCTCTTCAATTTTCATCATGCCTCCAGAAGAGATTTAAACGTTTGCGACAGATCACCCAATGACGCATCCTTAATAATACTCTTTAAAGGATAATAGACACAGTCCCTGTCTCGTGCGGCCTCGAGGGCGATGCTGTGTCTTATGCCGGTGGCACCACGGCCCGCTAGGATGTCCTCCTCCCTAGCAATCTTGGCTTTCTTGAACCCACCTTCATTTTTTGTCCGCACAAGGTAGACGTCTGCCGCGCCATGGAGGACACCAAAAAACTCACACATGCGATCAGCAAGCCTGTCCGAAGGAAGGTTAAAACAGTATGAATCAGGGAGGTTTTCTCTGACACAAAAAGCCCCGCAAGTGGGGCACATCACGGTGGACACATACCAGTATTCATATAATTGCTGATATTTTAGGGGCCACTTGGCAACATCAGTCATATTTTCTTCAGATATCTCCTGAAGAGCAATCTCTGGTAGAGTGAAGGTGTCAGAAAAATACCCCTTACACCCATCAGTTGGGCAAAACTTAAGAAGCTCATCGCCTTTTCCGAACCACCCACCCTTTTTCCAAAGCTGGATATTCCCAAGACGATTGTTCGTCTTCGGTCTGAACGTAATGCTGACCTGTAAAATGTACTCAGCCACTAACTCGGTTGGATCAAGTATAGACATCGCTTCCTTACCTCACTGGGCGTACTTTATCATCATTCAGGCCGGTGCCTGTAGCGTAAGGGAGAGGCACTTCTAGTAGCCCATCCTCATCTGAGGCCATCTCAGCCCTGGTTGGGCGCAGATTTGCATGGATAGAGGTGAAAAGTTTACGGATTTCTTGGGTGGTTTTCTCAATTTCTTCGGATTCGAAGATAAGAACCCAGCCAAACACCAGTTTTCCCCTACTCATGAAGTATTTTTTACCGACAAATGAATACCAACTGCCTTCGTTCGCTAAAAAATCCGCTAATACTTTGAGCCAGTATTCATCATCGTGCACGCGGCACAAAAAGCGAACATCCCCGCCCTTGCTAGAGACCGAAACCACCTCAATACACCCGCCAAGGGAGTCGAGAGTCTCTTTTACCTCTAATTGCAGTTTCTCTAACGAGACTACTTTCTTGGTGTCTGCTGCTTTCTTCTTTTTTGCCATGCTGCCCTCCTAGGTAACAATTCTAAGACCGAAACTGGTCTCTGTTGTGGTGGCTCCTCGCGCTTCTGCCCCAAGAAGAACAACGGAGTCCTCCTCCAGAGTGTCCACTTCTACAAGGTGTAAGCCAATAAAATTATAATATTCCGAACCGTCTGGCCCATCCTGTCTCTCGAGAGCAACAACGGTGGGTATACCCATCCAGTCACGAAAGAATTGGATAGACCCAACGAAAATATGGCTGGAGTATAGTCTCTTTTGGCCCAAAAAGAGCATGGCATCGAGCAATGTCTCTTTAGGGGACTTTGTCGTGGAAAATTCCTCCAAGGCTATGCGTGCCAAAACAACATCTGCGGCCTCTTCCGGCTCACCTATGCGCAATGAATCAGAGATAGCTTTATACCAAACAACCTCCATGGGGCGGCCTGTGCGTAAAGTAATAGACTGAACGTAGGGCTTTGTTAGGATGCGGCGCAAAGTAGTAAGAATACCCTCCGCCGTTGGGGGCATCTCCAGCTCCTCGACAGATAGCATTAAAGAGGCTTCGCGCTCTTCAAGATTCTCCCTCATATCTGCTCCACCTTTACAGCCTTCTCCGATTTGCGGCGGATATGCTCTAAATAAAGAATGACGATATCGGTCATTGTTGTGTCGTTTCTTGCGGCGTGGAGCTTCAACCACTTATGCAAGTCACCAGGGATGCGGATTTGCATCATCTTTTTCTCAGTCAACGCCATTACTACCTCCTCTACTGCACCTAAAAAACATATCTCTTTCTCCACCCTGCCAAGGTAACGGTCGCCATGTAGGAAGACCTGACACAGCCAAAGGCTGCTTCGTGGGTTTTTTGCGTGCTCGTTTATAGAATCTAATATCCCTCTCGATGGGAAAGATGGTGGGAAAGTCCCGTGCCCAAAACCAAGCCCGTTCCGGACAATGTTTGCAGCCCGCATTAACTCTATGGACGCCCTGGAGTCCTCGCGAGAGGAGTCTCCTTGTCCGCGTCTCGTAGTTATCCGAAGCCTTGGAGGCAGAGTCGAGCGACACTGCTTGCATGGCTTTGTTTGTAATGTCTTTTTTCGGCGCGGTTTCCCACATGAAGCACATATCCAATATTCGTTAAAATTGCGGTGTTTCTTCAACATCCCCTGATGAATTGCCCTCGCCACTTGAATCTCCTAGGCCGATTTTTTCAGCAAAAGCAGCCGCTTGCGCAATATCTGCGATGTCTTCGGAGGGCGCGGAAACGCCATTTGATGGCGGCGCATCCTCAGGAGCCAGCTGCCCAAAAAGGAATGAGGCCTGTTCCTCGGAGATGGGGAGCGAGAAGTCGTCCCCAGTCGCTAGGTTAAGAAGGATTAGCTCCGTTGTTGACGTCTCTCCGTCGAATAAAACCGTAGAAGAAACACCCATCACTAAAAGCCCACTATTTATCTGCTCAGTCATCTTTCACCTCATATTTTTCTTTGCCCGAGAGAGTCCGGATAAGGATTGGGCCCTGCTTGAACGCCTCGTCCAAAAGCTCTTTTGTGCGATCTCTAGAACGTTTCCCAGAAGCCTCGATGTATGGATACATAGCCCGCTTATATGCATCGAAGGTCTCCTGTTTCTCTTTGGCACCTTGGTGAAGCCCAGCTAAAGCTAAGTAAAATCGCTGCTCCTGGCGATATCGCTGGACAAGTATACAAAGAGCCTCCTGCAGGCTGCCGGGACGGGGCGGAGCGACCAACTTGTCGTAAAACAAATTGGCTCTTGCCCAACCTATAGGAGACTCTACCCATTTTTTAATTTCTCGAAATCATCTGTGTAAAGGCGGTCAACGCGGTCGTTAAACCAATGCAAGTGGATAAGCAGAAGCTCGACCAGCTTCTCACCCATATGCATAACCTTTTTAAATTTTGCATTAAAAGCCTCGGTGTCTATAGAGCCGTCTTTTTTCTCGTAAGGATTAAAAGTATTACCGTTAATATTTTCGAGAGATAAGACGAGTCTCGCGTAACCCATCCAGCTTCGAAGCCCCCAGTCTGTCGCAGCCTCATCCTCAGCGCGGCGTTCAATCCAGAAGTTCTCGGAAGCCAGCAATGACCGATAGCGAACTGTAAGCTTGTTGGAGAGAATCGGCACTTCCTGAAGAACACGACCCGTCAGCACCAAATCAGAAAAGTCCATCTCTTCACAAGCTGCCTCAATTTTGGCGCGGATTTCTGGGTTATCCGATGGGGTGTTGCGGTAGAATACCGTATCCACCATCGGGTTAGCGCTCACAGAGTCTGGAAGTTCCTCTAGTTCAATGCGCTCAGGCTCCTTCTCCTGCTCCTCGGCATGGCGCATCTCCTCAACATCCTTGGCGTAAGCGCGGATCTGCTGCGACATCTCCTTAGACATCTGCGGCTTTTCTGGCGCTGGCTTCGGTGCTGGCTCATCCACCGGTTCCTTTGCTATCTGCTTTTTAATTTTAGATAAGTCTGGTTTCTTACGACTCATTTACCCGCCTCCTCCAACATGGAGTCAAAAGGAAACCCAGCTACATCCCACTTACGTTCGGTAACGTGGTAGTGCGCTATGTGTCCCTTAAAATCCCCAGGGTTTGTAATTACAGTAGTCGAATCAGGGTGCTCCAGGGGAACACCGAACTCCTCGTATATGAATTTACTTAAAGCTACACAAGTATTTATTTGGTCATCATAAAACCCCAAAAAAGTTGTCGGAGCCCTATTATGAACCTGGGCTGTCCAGACCGGTCGTTTACCCCAACGCTTTTCGTAGTAGTCCTGATATTTTAAATAAACTGCGTTAGTAATCTCGAAGCCTATTGAGCGTTTGTTCACGATATGGTGGCCCGCGTGCCAGCCGACATGGTCCTTAAAGTCCAAAAACTGAATAAACGTGCCATCGTTGTCGATGCCCCCATGACAGGAGACTCCACGCTTCTTTAGGATCTTGTAGCAAGACTCCGAACTCAGAGCAGCGTCCCAGTGCCAAACAACCTGTGTGGGGCTTTTTCTCCTAGAGGAGTGGCTGTGGCCGATTAAAGAAAACGCAGAGTCAGGCGAGCAAGGAATCGAATGAAAAGGCACGGGCTTTAACACCCCGCCACAACGAATAAACCCCTTGGCATCCGGGTACTTCTTGTGTGCAATGTACTCAGCTTGTGTCTGCAGTCTTCTCCAGGTGTTCGGCCCACACAGCCCATCAACCGTAAGGTTTTGATCTTTTTGGAACTCACGCACGGCGGCAGTCACTTCAGAAAGCGGGGCGTCCTCTGACAAGCCCAAGTGCTCTCTCGTCCAGCCTAGTTTGGCCATGCTCTTAGCGTTGTATTCTTCAGCGTTCATTGTTTCTCAACTCCTCTCAATCGGGATTCTTGTCTTCCACAAATCTTCCGTGACGAGTCCTACGACAACCCTCACAGCTAAAAGAAGCCCACTGATGCCTCGCGGCAAACGTTAGGCAGGATTCGTAATTAATGCACTCCATGTGTCTTGGTATCACCAACTCATCGCCCAGCCTAAAGGGCCCAACTTCATTGTTGCCGTCCCTATCAATGGACCGCTGGTGCCTTATATAGGAAAAGAGCGACCATTGCTCGCTTGCTCGAATCATTCTTGAACTCCGTTAGCATGCCCTAGGAGAGTTAAATAGCGAGCTAAGAAAGCCTTCTCGGCGCTCTTGGGTAGCAGGGGGCAAATTGGGTACCCGTCCTCTATGAATGGGGGCAAGAAAAGAAACTCGTGCTCCAGGGCCTTTTTGTCGGCAGCGTGTATTACATCGGGGAATGGGTAAACCAGGGAGAACCTTCGCGCGATACACGTTTCAACCAAAACCTCGTAACGCCTATATTCTGGGAGCAGTTTTTTTAGGGGGCTTACCACATCCCCTAAGTATGCCTCCGCAGAGTCGTGCAATAATGCCGTAAGGGCCAATTGAGCGTCTTTAGTCTCCTCTTCCACAATATTTGACACCATTATGCTATGCTCTGCTACTGAATAGTGTTCTTCTATGTGTCCGTTAAACCGGCACTGGAGAGATAGTGAGTGGGCGATATCTTCGATAAACACCTCCTCCGGGCGTGGGTTTGTTAGATAAAATAAGCCACCAGTCCATGTGTGAACAAAGGGTCCTCTATCGGTATCTGGTCCTGCTTCTTTCATATACTGTCTACCTACCATGATATGTGTATAACATATCAAACATTACAGCAAACATTAATCTTATTTCAGTATAAGTAAACCGGTAAAACTTAACAAAAGGAGATTACCTATGGGACTCGATTGGTGCGTCCGAGACAAAATAATACCCGACATGGACGCGGGCTTACAGTTCGCAGATATACAACTTATTAGTGTTAATGAGAAAATAGACACTTTGTGGAAAACATACCTCAAAGAAAACTACCCAGACCACCCGGGGTATGGGGCGATATTCCCAAACCCGGCGTGGATAGCTTTTGAGGGGACTGAAGCTTACCTCGAAGAAAAGAAGCGGAAAAAGCACTGGGTTGATGTGCGGTCTAAGTGCGTTGTATCTCCGATGGAGACGCTCGGCGTGCCCCGTATCGGTATAGATGACGAAGCAACCGAATATGCTAAAGCGCGCTATGAAGAAGCGGTGCCAAATGATCCAGATATGTTGGAATCGTACCCAACAGCAGAAGACTATCTAGAGGATCACCACGGTACCTACGTGCCTAAGCTAGTAGAGTCCCCTGGGATAGGGTACGTCAGCGGCATGTTCGTTGGAGCAGAAAGCTTCCGAGGTAAATGTATCGCTTATATACCCTGGTTGGAAGACCACGGCTTTGATGAGGACTGCTATGCGGATCGTGAACCAGAAGACCTCGAGGTTCTCGGGGTCAGCCTAGACAAGGCAGCAGACCATTATGAAGCGAACTGTAAAAACATAACCGATGATGACAAACAAGAACTAAAGCTTGTGCGCGCTGCGGCGGACTGGTGCAGGTTTTGGGCTGAGAAGGGCCACGGCATGAATGCGTGGTATTAGGAGAAGTGATGGTATCCTCTAATAACGAAACAGGCCCTACGGAAAAGGGGCAGCTGTTTAATGTTGGTACAATTGTAACAACACAGAACTTCCAAGATAAAGTGAAGCTCCCATCTGTGGAAGTAATGAAGGCTGTCAGCCAGCATGCCACAGGTAACTGGGGCCTAGTGGACGAAGAAGACTGGGCAACCAATGACTTCGCCTCTAGAAACGGTGGACGCGTAATGTCCGTGTACAAGTCGATATTTAACGACACAACCTACTGGGTTATTACCGAGGCAGACCGCTCGGTGACGACGCTTTTATTACCAGAAGATTACTAGTAATAAGATGTCTAAAAGCACATACAAGGGCGACAACCCTGGTAAGAAAGTGGCTCGGGCACGTGTTTGGTTGAGTGCTTCAACGCTCATGACCGCAATGCAGATCCCGTACATGGGGGCATACGTCTTAGCCGGTAACGGTGGGGACGTAGCCACATTAAAAGCGCTGGGGTTCACCCCCGGCACAATCACAGCTGTGGATACAGACAAGGAGAAAGTAGAGCTTTGCCAGCAATTATATCCTGGAATCCAGTCAGTAGTAGGGGAAGCTGGTGCGGTATCTTCGCGGGCTATGTACAACTCAGCCCACTTAGATTTCTGTAACGGCCTGACTCTAGAGAACATAGAGACGGCGGCGCGGGTGGCCAAAAATGCCGCAGTCATGCCATCCGTAATAAGTGTGACCATGATGAAGGGACGAGAGGCCCCAGCTAAGTACAATAGAGACCTGTGCCCTGCATTAAACAGGTCGCAAAGAAGAGCGTGGTTAGCTGATATAAAAAAGGGACGCGATGAGCATGGTTCCGGAGGATTGGTAGGCGCGCAGCTGCTGAAACGTGGTTCATTTGACCCATTGCTTTGCATCCAACGGGCCAAAAACCAGCTTAAAAGCATCTGGCCAAGTGAGGGTTCTCATGGGTTCAACTATGATAAGTCAAGGCATAAAAGCCGTGACTTTACCATCGTCAGAAACGGGAAGCTCACACCGCTTGGAAACGGGACTGCTCGGGTTGCGGCGCTCAGGGGCTGCCTCGAGAAACTGCTTATCCCTCACGGGATATACATAACCCTAGGCAGTGTGTTTTCGTACCACTCAAAGTGTGAGAAGAGTGGGGGGACTCCATTTGTCGCGGCTAATTTGATCGTCTGTACGGGTGACCAACACGCAGCGATTCAGCAGCTACTCTATAAGCTTGCAGGTGACTTGTTCTGTTTTGAGAACATTCCTGGTGGCGAGAGTAAAACAGCCCTCAGAGAGTACGCTCTTGCGGCCTGTAAAGGCCTAACAAGTGCGCAGGTTGGTCAGCTTTTCGATATCCCAGAAGGCAAGGTGCGCGCTTGGCGAGCACACGACACTATGGGAACCTACGCCGATGACAAGGCGGCAGCGAGTTACCGCGCTGGCAGGGATGGAGAGTCTGGCGCAAAGCGTAGCAGAATAGAATTCGCTTCAAACGAAGATTTAGATGGACGAGGCGCATACATCCAAGCTGGTTGGGGTCGCATGGCCTACAGCCCTAGCGCGGAGGTGCGGAGCCAGTTTAATGAAAACGCGTTTGATGAATTCAAAAATGCAGACCCGGAGCGCGACAACCATCGTCGGGAGACAATTATAGGAGAATCTGAAAGGCACCTGAATAGAGTGATGGACGGAACGAACCAGGACTACGTCCGCGAGTTCACCAGTAGATTGATATCGCAGTCCGTACCTACAGAAAAATGTATAACCAATGTCCAAAGACGCAAGAGTGAGAAGAAAGATGGGAAAGGGAACACGTAACCATAGAAAGCTCAAAAGGGGGCTCAAAAGGGGGCGCAAGAAAAGGAAAGGACAAAAAGGTGTAACGGGGGAGATCATCCCCGACCCGATCAAACAAATGTTAGGTGGGGGGCCTAACGATCACCGCCTAATCGGACGCAATGTTGTTGATGTTTACTGTGACGGTGAAGAAGAGAACCCCGTCGAGCAAATTGTTGATGGTTTGGCGACCAGTGTGGAAAAAGATCGTAGAGAGTCCTTTAGGTCTTTCGCGGAGCCTTTTGTAACAATGGGCCAGGGAGGACTTCCAAGGATAACCCCCGTTATCTTTGAAAGTTCTGACATAGAGTCGCCCTGGACTAGGAAAGGTAGTGCCGCGTGGACTACCCCTAAAACCGTTACCGAACTAAAATTTGGTGAGATGACTAAAAATCAACAAGTCCTGTACAATGCTATTTGCGCTGCAAGTGGTAGGCCACCGGCAGATGTTATTACAAGGAGTAACTTTGGTTGGGACCTCTGCTATCTTAGCGGTAGCGTCAAACTAGACCGCCAAGCGGCGGACCCACGCTATCTCCAGTTGGAGAACTGCGATAGATATGCAAAAGTCGTACTTAGCGAAGAAGCACAACAGCTTTGGGAGCTTTTACATGAAGGCGGTCACACGTGGGCCCAGTCAAGAACCATAGTTGAGTGGTGCGCGGCGTTTAACGTCCTGTTCAAACAGGCCCTTGAAAGTAGTGTTCGAGATGCGCAACAGTGGAGCAACCCTATTCCTTGGGGGCGTCTGATAGAGAGTTTAACGCTCAGGCATGTAGCCTACTTAACAAAGGAGTACTTTAAGCCCTGTTCGTGCTGTGTGGGTGACCCCTGCATAAACGTACACGACTTTGGTTCGGCGGGGACGATGGTATCGTTTTCGTTCATAGACAAGCCCCTAGACCTAAAAAGCATAGCAAGAGACCTGATAGTGTTAGAAGACGGACATTACGTTGGTGAAGACCCTTAGATTGATAAAGGCCCCGTAGGCGGCCCAAGGCCTACATAAACAAAAAGACAGGAGTAGTTGTGACTGAGTTAATTATCGCAAGTTCAACCAAAACAGGTAAAACGAACATGCTTATTGATAGGGCAAACAGGGAATGCGCGGACGGGAGGAGAGTTATTTTCTACGTCCAAGAGTATGACGAACCGGCCCTCAGGAAAAGAGGTCTGGGTAAGGGAACAGAGGTTATTGTGGAACCCTTTGATGGGGTAAGCCTAGAACGAATCCATATAGACTTTGGGGATGACAATGAGATGACAGTTATGGCTGTGCGGACAACCAGCAGCCAAGCATTTCAACAGCTATGTGGCCGTAGCGACCCAGAGTAAAATAAACCAAAATTCACAATAGAACGCACGCTCTCACAAATGGGGGCGTGCGTTTTTATTTTTATAGGAGAAAGAATGAGCACACCATGCCTCGAGAAAGTACTCGCGCTAAGCACAGCGCACATGCCAAACAAGTACTCGGACTTCGGAGATCTCCGCGCCATACCATTTGAATACGGTATTGTGGTGTGGGTTTCAGAGCCTGGAGACGGTGTCCCAGAGTGGCTAACGCCAGCCATGAGTCTGGCATACAAATCAGAATGCACGCTGGTCTTGTTTGATCGAGACTGTAACGAAGACCCAGACCTACCAACGTGGGACTGGTAGGAGAACTACAAAATGGAAGACGAATACGTTTACGTAAAAGTGAAGTTGTACCTAAAACCAGGGCAAACAGAAGATTCAATACAAGAAATTGTACAAGAAGTAGACTATTCGTTTAACCACGAACAAGTAATAGAAACAGAGATAGTAGACATCTACGATGCCCAAACAGGAGGAAGAAGTGAAGCTGACAAATTACCAATTGGGAATTCTCCTTAACTGCCCGTACGAGAACCCGGGCCACATCGATTTCAGGGGGCTGCCAAGCCACAAAAGGCAACAGTTTTTACAGCTCAGAGATGCTGGGCTGGTGGAAACTGACCCAGGGGATACGCGGGCGTACCGCAGAACATTAGCAGGTGATGTTATGGCCAAGAATAATAACCACGTAATGGACGTAGCTGATCTAGCAAAAGAGCTAGGGATAAGCAAGAGCACAGTCTACGGATGGATACGTAAATCGAAAGTGCAAATTAGAACCCGAACTAACTACCGATGGGGCACCTATCTTGTGTACCTCGATACACTCCCCGAAAAATACAGGCGAATGTTGGCGGGGGAAGGAGACAAAAATGGCTAAAGAGCTTTACCGCGCCCTGAAGAACTTGGTCGCTACGGCCAGGACCTTCCGTGATGTTCCAAAAGAAGAGCAGCAGTGGACGCAAACAGATGATGACGCGCTGGGCGAAGCGTTCAGTGCTCTTGATGAGTACGAAAGCGCACCTAAAGAACCATGGCTGAACAACGAGCTTCAGTTCGCAAGACTCCTCTGTGAGATCGTTGCGAATGAGGAATTACCAAACTGGTCCGAAACCCGTAACTCTATGGACCTAACGGACAAAGAATTACAGGGGCTGTATGACCGCGCACACGTTGTGTGGGAAGCAGCAAAGGTAGAGGCCAAAGATGGCAGCTAAATATAACCATATGATGGACATGGCGTTCAGTATCGAAACCGACGCTGATGAAGAGTCCATCTTTAATAAAGAAAATATGCCCGCACTGCTTGCAAGAGCTAGGGCGAGGCTTGATGACATAGAACGTGAGGGTTGCACAGAGGCCTTCGGGCTCTGCGACACCTATGAGGTGGATAATGTTTGAAGACACCGTAATACCAAAAAGGTGCCCGGTCTGCGCTAGCGATAATATCGAAAGCGAGGGGCTGGGCAATGACGAAGAGCCTCCCATGACGGAGGCGTATGAACGTTGCTCATGCGCGGAATGCAAGAGCCAGTGGATAAACCGAGCGGAACTCCGCTGGTACCAGTCAGAAGTAACACACGAAAGGATGAGTATATGACAGAGAAGGAATACCAATACGAGTGCTTCGGGGAAACCCTGGAGTTCGCGGAGTCTCTTGGATGGGTAGACAACCACCCGGACGGGACAAGCAAAGACTACGACGCAAACATGGTTGGTGACGCTATAGAGCAGGAAGCCATCGAGTTTATAGAGGGCAAGGGCTACAAAGTGGTGGGGTATGATGATGACTAAGTCACCAAACGACCAAGACCCGCCTGACTATGTAGCAGGGGATACCCCCCTGGCTGCGCTGTACGACAAAATCTACGAGAAGTACCCCTATCTAGAGGACTTCGAAGAGACATTGCACAACGAAGTAACCGCTTCAGGTGAGCCCATTGAGGGCATCCATAGAATGCTTGAATACGTCATCCACGAGGCTTACGCTGTGGGACTAGACGATGCTAAGTCAGATATGGGTGAGTACATAGATGTCCTAGAGCAAGAAGCTCTTGGCGCTGTTCGAATGGTCTTAGATGCCGCTACGGAAGAAGGTCACGAACTCAGTGACAGTGAAGTCTGTGACGCCATCGACTGGGACTTACTTAGAAAGATAGATAAAAAATTCGGGAGAAGAGATGCTAAATGATGACGAAATCCAAGAACACCTAATGCTGTTAAGGGTTGCGTTCGACCCAGAGTCACCCTTCAAGGGGATGATTAATATGAAGGGCGAGGGTGGCTTACTGTCGCTTCCGCTGCCCGAGCAACACCAAGTAAAAAACGCCATGAGCCCAGAGTTGGTAGAAATGGTTTTTGGGAGCAAGCGTGGGTGACGACAGACGAGAAGCGACCAAAGCCAAACGGGCGAAAGCGTTTAAGTCAGAACAGCGTGAGTGTGTATCCCGCCTGCAGACAATGATAACAGCCGTCCTGGCTGGAAGTATGTACGAAATAAACCATGCCTATTTCTTAGTAGGCGCGTCACTTAAATACTTAGAAGCAAACGATCCTGGAAGAGAGAAATAAAATTGGAAGAAAGAATGAAAGTTAAGCCAGTAGGCGTTGTGGGCTACCATCAATGGGATGAAGCCTCGTATGACGACGAGGGCAACGTTGTGTTGCCGCAAGGAACAATTGAATGGTACGTATGGTCTCCTCAATGGGACGAGGACGAGGAAGTCTGGGTGAGGGTCTTCGACAACACCTTGGCAGGCCCCTTTGAAACCGAAGAGGAAGCAAACCAAGCATTAAATAAAATATCGTCACCACTGAGACTAGTGCCCAGGGAGGAGTAAGAGATGCCAGCAGAGACAGTAATTAGTGATAATACCAGCCACTGGACCGACTACGGGGTCGGACGGTTGCAGGGGAAACGTGTAATAGAAGTTAGATACTTAACCAGCGAAGAAGCGAGAGCGATGGATTGGTATAGTCGGTGCTTGGTCATCATCTTTGACGATGGTTCCTACATTTTCCCGTCAAGGGATGACGAGGGAAATGACGCTGGTGCCCTGTTTGGGACATCAGCAGAAGGTGAGGAATGGACCTTTCCAGTCCTTCGAGTTGCCTAGACCCAGCAACAATAGTCAAATGTTCTTTTTGTGAGGGCATCTTCAAATATGGGGATGCCCCACATGACATTAAGGGCCCATTGTGCGTAAGCTGCAACCGTGGTGGTGCACTGGTCGAATTAGACGATTCAGACTGGCCTATTACTTGTAATAACTGTGGTGCGGGAACAACGGAAGCCAAAATGAAAAAAGCCCACGGACGGGAAAACTTTGAGGCTATGGGGGATATTTGTCCCCTCTGTAGCTTTGATGGCGGCCTGATGTGGGACTTCGCGTAGGAGCGTTAAAATGAGAAAAAACATAAGGGATTACGGACTGCCTAATAGTGAAGTTCTTTCGGTGCCGGTCACCAAAGAGCTGCCAGAACACCTTAAAAAGGAGCCTTGCCCCAACTGCGGGTGTCAAAGCCTCGCAATGCTTGAGGTAGACGTTAAGCAAGACCTTGTAAGGGGTGGGGTTGGCAAAGGTGTCTATATTGGATGCCCCGCCTGTCCGTGGGCAAGCCCCTTATCAATACGACAAACAGTAAAAGGAGATGAAGATGGGTGACCGTTGCTACATGGATATAACAATCCACCCAAGCGATTATCAATTAGCTAAAGACATCCTTGAGGATCAAATCTACGGGGACTGGCCTGCGCAAATCAGTGGTCTGCTGGATGGGACAGAGCCGCGTCACCGAGACGAGCTTTGGCTCCAGGATGGGGCCGTGTTCGTGTCTATATCCGAAGCTAACTATGCTCTCGCAGACGCTATGGAAAACATGGCTAATGCCGGTGTGAGATTCATTGCCTACAACACCCCTGGTGGGGAATACGGTAGCGGAATTCAGTTCGGGACAGGGGACCCAAAGCGTTTCTACGGAGACGTTTCATGTGACCACGAGAGATACCCAGTCGCCCCTATAAACGAACACGGGAGCGTGCAGGCCCAGTGGCGAGACCGCTATAGAGAACTAATGAGAAACCTAACAAGACTCGAGAAAGAGTTTGAAAGATTGAAAGAGGAGACTGTTAACAATGCATGACTACACAGGAAATTGTATGCGCTGCGGCGAGGAGTCGGGAGCGCATATAATGTCCATGTATAGCAAAGCTATAATTTGTTTAGACTGTAAAGATATAGAGACAGAAAGGCCAGACTACCAAGCGGCTGTAAAGGCTGATGAGGACGCCATCAGGCGAGGTGACTTTAACTTCGAAGGACTTGGCGAGCCAGTGGTGGTCCCTTTCCCGGGAAACCCTACGCTTGAGCTAGAGGACCTTCCAGTGTCCATAATAAAAAAGAAAGGTAATTCATAACCTCGGTACAAAATGCTGCGGTGAGATCATGCTCGCGCAAAAGCATCCTCCAGGCATGCTCGTCTAACCTGACATCTTCATGTTTGGCGTGCATGACCTGGACGGTGGCGACTTCTTCGTCATCGTGGAAAACAGATGCCTGAGCCCTAGCTTTTTCGTACTCGCTGTTCCCGCTAGTAACACAGCACTGTACCTCCCAGCTAGCCTTATCTATCGAGAAGTTCATGTGGAAAATCATAGAACTCTTATTCATTCTAAAGTCTCCATACCAGTAATAATTTTACCTTGGCGGCATAGATGGACGAAGAGATGCGAAGTAAAAATAAACAAAACAACAAGGAGAACGGGATGGGACAATATTATTTGATTGTGAACATCGACAAAAAGCAAAAGCTAAACCCCCACAAATTTGGTGCGGGTATGAAATTAATGGAATTTGGAAACCAGGGAGAAAGCATCATGACCGGACTAGCTGTTCTGCTTGCAGACGGCAATGGACGAGGTGGTGGGGATCTTCGAAGCAGCGACCCAGTTATCGGCTCATGGGCTGGAGACAGGATCGTCGTAACCGGTGATTATGCAGATAAAGGAAAATTTGTAGACGTTTATGATCTGGCCGCCGTAGAGCAGTTAAACCTGTTCGAGCATGCAAGTGATAACTTTGAAGATATTTCTGACAAAGTCATCACTGCCATCGCTGATGGTGAGGGCGGGTTTCATTCTCTATCCAAACTAGACCTGTCCCAAGAAGGGTGGAGGCGGACGCATAGAGATGTAATCAACGCGGCTCTCAAGCAAGACCTAGAGTCGTCCAAAACAGGAGAACCGTAGATGAAGTTATACCACGGGACCACTGAAAAAATTGCTCGCCTAGCCCTGATTGAGGGGCTTAGGCCTAGAGAAGAAACCGGCAGCAAAGGCAATTGGGAGCACTCGATTGATTCAGCACTAAACCGCGTCTACTTGTCAGCGGCCTACGCGGGATACTTTGCTTATTGTGCTGCGGGTGTAGATGAGAAGTGGGGTATTGTTGAAGTAGACACAGAGCTACTCGAGCCTGACAAGTTCTACCCAGATGAGGACTTTATGGAGCAGGCCAGTAGAGCACAGGAAGTGCCAAAGTGGGTAGAGGAAGACCCCGATGATCCCATGGGAGACCCTTATGAGGAACTTCGTGCAGCAAATGCATTACCAGACAAAGATAGAATGAAAGCTCGGACAGAGTATTTCAGGAACAACATCTGGTTTTACGCGCACCTTTGGCGCGATAGTGTGGAGCACCTTGGTAACTGCTGTTATTTAGGGGAGATCCCACCAGAAGCTATCACGCGAGTGTCTGTCTTCGACCCAACGTCGAACATGGGAATCCAGATGTCCGTGGACCCCAGTATTACGCTGCTGAACTACAGAGTTTGCCAAAACAAATACAAGGCGATAACCCGTTGGTTAGCTGGTTACGAAGACGTAACTGTAGATGACATAACGATGCTCTTTGCTGGCGAAGACGAAAGGGTCGAAGAGGCCAGGGAATACTGGCGAACTGAGGTCATCCCTAATCGATCCGGGTTAGAGGTTATCAGGGGCCCTGGAGATAAAAATGAAAGTTACTGAAGTCCAAGCAGCCGTACTTAAGAAAGCCAAGCAGGGCAAGATCACCCACCCAAGACGATCTCTAGAACTCTTAGAGAAGAAGGGTCTGGTTGAGGGAAACAAACGCAACGGTTGGACCATCACCTATAAAGGGTGTGTATGGCTGAACAGGGGCGCGAAGTAGGGTATTTATGGGGGGCCTTTGCCCCCCTATTTTTACCTACAGCCTACGAAAATCAGAAAAGTCTGAGGCCCTAGAAAAAATCGCTCGTGACGTAAAATAGGCAAGAGTAAAGGTGATAACCAGTGCTGCTTGCGCTGCTACATAAGCCTTTGCTTGAATTCGATCTAACTTACTATTCCTCTGGCGCATCTACCCCCCATTCCAGGGCGGTCATCTCTGCGGGTATATACTCAATAGAAATGATAGGCCCCATCTTTACGGTAGCAATTGGCTTAACCGCAGCTGGCTTTTTATTAGCCGTACAACAAAAAAGGGCAGCTACGCCCAACATCGTAAAAAACTTCCAAAACATTATCGTTCCTCTATTTAACTGGTCCGTGTATTACCGCAACTAGCCCTTTTTCTTTGTCATGTAAATAGACTGGTAGCGCTTTTGGTGCACCAACATAACCGCGCACTGCGTGCCATCTATCAGGGCCAGAAAGACTCGATAACTGTCTGCGAGTCACCCCGTAGGAAACATCAGTCTCTGTCTTCTCGTAATGGAGGTGTCCTGTGTAAATTGTCTTATGTTCAACCGACCAATGCTCCTTAGCCTCGTTAGCCATAAGGCCTGCTAAGTCCTTGGTCTTGCCAACACCATCACCGTGCACGAAACCGATTAGGTTCTCACCATATTGGCAGTAGACTCTGGGGGTCCGCGTCCTGTTTACGGTAACGTCTATAGACGTCCTGTAGTAAGCATCCAAGTACAGAAGGAGCAGTAAACCGGAGTGCCTGTCATGGTTGCCCGACATCAAAACTAGCTCCACAGGGGCTACCTGCCGAAGCCTGTTGACCCAGTCAACCATCAACTCGCAACCAGAAGCCATGATCTCTGCGGGAGTCCCATCCATGTCTTGCACGGTCCCCCTTGTTGTAGTGCCCAGCTGGTTGTCTATCTGGAAGAAGTCGCTGCCTACGGGGACGTATATCTTCTCGGGGGCCCCAAAGTGGGCAACGCGTGAAAGAACGTCCTCGGTACAGGAAAACAGCCTCTCCCTAGCAATCTCGCGGTTGAACGCCTCCCAGTTCTCCCCGGCATCTGAGTACTTACCCCAGTGAAAATCACTCAGGCCAACCACAGCCACGTAGGGGTGGCGGGAGGCTTTTAAGTCTAATCTGTCTGGGGCGGACGGTGGCGTGTCACCAACCAGAGAAAGAAACTCCCTTAAGACTGTGTCATCAAAGTTTCTCCACAGCCCCGCCTCCTTCTTGATCTCCTTCCACTTATCGCTCTCTATCCTCCGGTAAATGGCGGCCCGTCTAATCTGTAGGGCCTCTTGTGCTAGGTCGTCCTCCGACCTGGACATGATCTCCTCTGTCGTGAAGGGCTCTTTATCATGCGTAATACCGTGGATGCGCAGGTACTTGACTATCAAGTTCCTAGGTAGCTTGAAGGTCCGAGCTAACTCATTGATTGTGGACGGGTGCCCGTCATAGTTACTGTACGCCCTGCATAGCTCCCTGTGAACGGATCCGGGAACCTCCAAGGCATGCGTCTCCCCAGGTATAAACGTAGTGTAAGAGTCTGCGTCAGGATCGTACCAAACACGCTTATCACTTAAAAAAGAGCCGAGGTCTTCTTCTGTTTCCTCGGCCTGCTGCTCATCAGCAGCCCCCTCCTGGGACACTATCCACTTCCCCCAGGCGACCAGCTCCTCATAGGAAAAACCGAATTCCTCACCGTATCGCCTATGCAGCCGACGCCAATCACGGCTTTTTAACTGCTTTAGGAGCCTGTCCCCGTGCGAGCCTCTTAGGCTCTTCCATTTTTCGTTAATGGGTTTCTCTTTCAAGCGGGCCTCCGTGAGTAAGCTATCTGTCAGAGACTATTAGCAGTCTCGGCATAAAAATTACTGTTGGAACAGCACCACGCCTCATCAGATTGATATTATACATAATAAAAAGAAAGGATCCACCGTGCAGGCGGAGCCTGCGTGAGAGCATCGTCGCAGTGTGGTAATAAATCTAACAACCACGGAAAACATCTGAATAATCACCAGCACCCCATAATCGGTTAATTTGCTAGCGCCTCAAAATAGGCGATGGGCCATTGCCCGCAGTTACTACGAGCTAATGAGAAAGTGACAAAGTCAATTCCACCTGTATTGTACCCTTCATGCGTGGTTAGGTCGAAGACCTTAGCAAATACAGGCTAGTGGTGATACAAAGTTCGAACGAAAAAGCAAAACACCACATTACCAAAAATAACACTCCCAAAAAAATTCAAGGCAGTGTAGTGTTGTCACCTGAAAATATAAGGACGGCCCTAATTGACTTATACCAGTCAGATGTACAAAACTGTGGGATTGCAAGGTATAAGACTTCTGAAGAAATTTATCTTTACCCGATTCCATAATCTGTCCAAAAAGGGTAAGATACTTTAACCATAAAACCAGTACAATTTTATACGTAAACCGACGACATTACGGCTATTTACCAAGGAGGCCTTGCTAATGATACTAAGCCAAGTTTCTTCCACAGAAGAACGAAAAGTGAACAATTTCTCTCTGAGCAGTGCTTTCTTAGAGGACTATATAGGAACCCAGCCTGAATGGGGTCCCCTGGGCTATTTTACCTTCAAGCGTACTTACGCTAGGCCCAAAGAAGATGGCACGACAGAGGAGTGGTGGGAGACTTGTCAGCGTGTAGTAGAAGGAATCTATAACATACAGAAGATACACTGCAAATCCCTACGATTGCCGTGGGATAATCGAAAAGCCCGAATCTCCTCCCAAGAGATGTTTCAGAGAATGTGGGAGTTCAAGTGGCTCCCTCCCGGTCGTGGCTTGTGGGCCATGGGCACTGAAATGATCTTTGAGAAAGGGGGCGCAGCGCTAAATAACTGTGCTTTCGTCTCTACCCAGAACATAGATGTAGACTTTGCGGCCCCCTTCACGTTCCTTATGGATATGTCAATGCTAGGGGTGGGTGTTGGTGGAGACACTCGAGGCGCGGGGAAGCTAAAAATCCAGGTCCCACGCATGAGTGAGAGGGAGTACGTAGTTGAGGACAGTCGAGAAGGTTGGGTAGACCTGATACGGGTTGTGCTCAACAGCTTTGTGGGCAAAGGGTATTACCCGCCAGAGCCCGACTACTCGCAAGTCAGAAAGCGGGGGGCGCTGATCAATGGATTTGGTGGTGTAGCCTCTGGGCCGCAGCCTCTCATTGATCTAGTCAAAAGTCTGACCGAGCTTCTCATGCCTGAAGACGGTGAGCCATACAAAATAACATCAGCTGTCATCGTAGATATCTTTAACCTTGTGGGCAAATGCGTTGTCGCAGGGGGTATCCGCAGGACAGCCGAAATTATGTTCGGAGACCCAGAAGACCAGGAATTCGTTACATTAAAGCAAAACGAAGAGAAGCTAAAAAGTCATAGATGGGCGTCTAATAATAGTGTGTTTGGCACAATCGGTATGGACTATACCGAAGTGGCAAAAAGCATCGCTAAGAATGGCGAGCCTGGAGTGATATGGCTCGATAATATGCAGCACTATCGACGAATGAATGGGGAGCGCAGTCGTTACGATATGAGAGTTATGGGCAGTAATCCATGCTCTGAGCAGTCTCTAGAGTCTTTTGAGCTGTGTTGCTTGGTAGAAACCTTCCCAGCGCACCACGAGTCCTTTGAGGACTACATGCGAACACTTAAGTTTGCATACCTATACGCCAAAACTGTAACGCTCATCCCGACCCATGACACGCGAACCAACGCAGTTATGATGAGGAACAGGCGTATTGGGTGTTCCCAATCGGGGATCATTCAAGCCATGCAAAAGCTTGGTCGGAGAGAATACCTCCGGTGGTCTGATGAAGGATATACCTACATCAGGGAGCTAGACAGGATCTATAGCGAATGGTTGTGTGTACCACGATCAATCAAAGTAACCTCTGTCAAACCAAGCGGAACGGTTAGTCTGTTATGTGGGGCAACACCGGGCATCCACTACCCACACTCAGAGTATTACATAAGAAATATTCGAGTAGCCAACACGTCCCCTCTTGTAAGTGCGGCGAAAGAGGCAGGGTATCCGGTGGAAGATGATACGTATGCCGAAGACACCTCTGTTGTTAGCTTTCCTGTACGGGAGAGGCATTTCATCAAAGGTAAGGCTGATGCCTCAATCTGGGAACAGTTTGCTAACGCAGCAGACCTCCAAAAGTACTGGGCAGATAATCAGGTCAGCGTAACTGTGTCTTTCCAAAACGGGGAGCACAGGGACATAAAGACTTGCCTCGAAGTATATGAGACAAGGCTGAAGTCCGTGTCTCTACTGCCGCTTCTGGACACGGACCACGGATATGTACAGGCACCCTATATAAAGATCACTAAAGAAGAGTATGAGGAGCTTTCCACCGGCCTGTCTCCGATAAACTTTGAGTCCGCCGTGCACGAAGTCACTGATAAATTTTGTGACGGAGATAAGTGTGAGATAAAAATTAACTAGCCACGAACTCCCCCTGTCACGCGGCAGGGGGAGTCTGTGTGGCTAATTTTATTAGGCTTGACGCTCTAGTTCTGCGTCGATCTCTTCTATAGCAGTGTTGATGGCCGACCAAACCTCATCGGAAACACAGTCACCTGGAGAATGATCCCAGGCAGCGTCACTAACAGCCGAACGTGCGTATTCGCTAGCGCAACGCTCAGCCGCATCTTGGGCCGCCTCGATAGCACTACTAAAGTAACTTTCAACAGTGCTGTTTACGCTTCCGCACTCCTCCTGCGCCGCCTGCAGACTCTCACGCAGGCTTTCAAGAACGCTTCGGGACGGAGGGGGACCCGCTGAGGACCCCGCTCGGGGGCGTGGTTGGTGGATGTTTCCGTTGGTGATGTTCCGCTCGAAAGCAGAAAACACCGCATGTAGGTCCAGAGGCTGCCCATCCAGGGTCAGGCCTAGGTTAAGTCTTTCTAAATTATATTTTGCAATACCTTCAGGGTTCGCCATAACAGCGCAGGAAAGAAATTTCCCGAACATCGACTCCCCGATAACAGTTAAATTGTAACTCATAAGTGTGTCCTTACGGTAGAAAATGTAGGTCAAAGGTCTAATACGGGTAGATTACCCGGACAACAAAAAGCTTATACCAACAAATGTGTTTTTATTACGCAGTAAGCTAGGACAATCTTGTAAGATATACAGAAGTCGTAAAGTGCCGTTTATAACTAGGTTATTCTAAAGTCTACCTGTACTGCTCTGTATACAGCTATTGCGCACAATGGCCCAAGGGCCGGGGGTCTACGACATGTGGGGTGAGTAGAGATAAGATTGTAGGTATGAAGAAACACACACGGAGGACAAACTATGAAATCTGATGGTGACGGGGCAATCATAATCCAGTTCCCACCAAGCCGAGGAAAATCGGCTAAGAAACCCCCCAAAGGAAAAATACAGCTAACGCAAGAGGGTGCGCACGCCTTGATGGTCGCCATGTCGGCAATAAACATGGCTGCAAGGTACAAGGGAGAATTCGATGAAAACTGCAAGCAAAGCCTGGATGCAGGGAACTTTCCCTGTGGAGAGAACTGTGGGTGTTACTTCCACATGCTATCCTCTATGGCACTTGAAGTGGCCTTTGAGGGCCCAAGAAAGGACGAAGCAAAGGACGCGCTCAGGCAGGAGTATTCCACGCTGAGCCGTGAGGGGCCAAAGAAGAAAGATGACCTGTAATGAGTTAAGAGGTATTCTTGTGGCGTGCAAAATAAACAAGTACACAGGTATAAGAGCGACGAAATAACGCAAACTGTCAATTAGGTCTTTAATGATATCAGGAAGGAAGTCAGATGAAGGAAGACATAAACAAGATACTAGAAATTTTAGAGCAAACAATGCCCGAAGTGGTTGAGATGATACGAAGTCTCGATAACCACGAAGAAACTGTTATAAAACTAGCAGAAGAGTTCAAAAAGCTCCACGCGGAGTACCCTATGTTGTCAGCGCTTCTGGTTGACTCATTCGATATTGTGAGGGCGCACGAAGCAAAAATAGAGATACTAAAAGACCTGTTGTTGTCTATCACGCAGGGAGGAGCGCAGCCAAAGAAGGAGTCCCCTGAGGACAAGTATTGGATCAATTAGTTATAATTAGGTATAACAGGTAAGCTATTATTAGCCTGCCGTGATGGCCCTCATAGTCGATCACACCTACTTACAATCCCCGCCTATATTATTATTGATAATAATCGGTGAAAGACACCAAGGAGAATATTATGAAAACGGGAAAGACCAATGTTTATTGAAGTTCAAAGAAACACTGGTAAGGCTGCTTACCATACGAAAGCAGACACCAGCGAATGCGATGAAAAATGGTGGTACAAAACAACTCGCATAAGATCTGCTGCAATTGTGCGCGTCGAAGAGATTGGCCCCTGGGAGGGGCACCTAGATCCTGAGAATGGGCCCAAGTGCACCATATTCCTCATGACCGGGCAGGCGGTAGACGCCAAAGAGACTAGTGATGACGTATTGAGGCTTATTTACAAGTCTGAAAAGTCTGATAATACTAGCTATTCGGTGACTCTGGAAGGTGCGGGGTTTAGTACAACCACTCAGTCTGGGCGGTGACGCCATGCCTACAAATATAAACCAAGGGACAGAACATGATCTGTATTGACCTAAGCCGCCTCTATTTCGCGATACGTGAATTAAACGTAACGGTGAACTACGAGAAGCTAATAACTGTCCTTCTGGGAGAAAACAAAGCCCAGAAAATAGAGGCGTTCACAAAGGCGGACCCAAAGAATGCTAACCAAAGTAAGTTCCTGAAAAGGTTAGAGGACTTGGGGTTTAACCTTCACGTCTACGATGTAGCCAAGCAGAGTGGATCATTCTCTGCGGAGATCTCTGCATTGGCGGCTCTCGCTAAGGGAGAGAAGGTAACCATCCTGTCAAACGATCAGGCCCTCCTGGGAGTATTCAGTCTTCTGAAGGAGAGAGGCGTGGATCTGACCCTGTGCTTTTTTAGCGAAAAGCTTGAAAAGGGATGGACCCCAAAGATACTCTGCGGAGACGTAGAATTTATAGACTTATCAAATCCGGAAATCCGGAAATCCATCACAAACTAGGAGAATAGCTTGGGAGATGAAGCCTTATCTCAAATAGAGTTAAATTTTATATCCATGATCCCAGTGCTCGATAAAGGTATCGAGAATGTTTCGAAAGAACATATCAAACAGGACGGGCTGAAAAGCGATATACAGCTTCGGTTTGAAGCTTTCCATAGACTAAACCCGCACGTGCTCGATGCCGTTATAGATCTAGCCCAGAGGACGAAGAAGGCAGGAAGAACTCGAGGGTCTATTAGTCAGATCTTTGAGGTGCTGCGGTACAGCTACGCACTCAGAACAGCGGGCGATGATTATAAGCTCGCAAACGCGCATAGAGCATTCTACGCACGGCTTGTCATGTCAGTTGTGCCGGAACTTTCCAATGGGAAGCCGTTCTTCCTGCTGAGTAGTCAGAGAAGCCCGTATATTATCGACTGGGCGTCCCTGGAAATAGAAAACAAAGGTTGGATTTCCTACAATTGGAAGCTGCCAGCCCAGTGAAAACGATAGTACATGTAAACCAGCACGTCATAAAACGAAACCGCAAAAGCGGCGCTAGAGAGCCTGTACTCACAGTAAAAACATATAAACAAAATGTTTACGGACATGAAGCCATCCTCCTCGACCAAGAAGGTCGAGAGGTGGCCAAAGTCATTTATAGGCCAGACAAACCCCTGTCATGCGGGGCGACTGTCTGGATCGAAACACAAAATCCAGTGGACGTTATCGTCCTGGAGAACGAGGAGGAGTGATGCATGCATTACACCTAATAGCTGTCGAAGCGGACAGTCATGAGGAAGCTGAAGAAGAGGTCGATACGGCCCTGCGCCACTATGGCGACGGAGATGTTTGGGACTACTACGTGATTGGGGGTGGTTGGAAGGGCATCTTTGGTGACGAAAATAAGTATAGTTTATGCTTTTCAGAAGACCCAGAGGCGTTCAGAAAAAGTATCGAGAGCACGCGGAAGTGGCAAGACAAAGACTTCAAGGAACTAGTGGATAAAATTACAGGGAGGCAAATCACAGAGACAGATGTAGGAGATACAATATTTGGGATGGCCATCACAGACAAAAAGGGAGCCGCTGAGCGAATGTCAGAGTTCAACCGACAAACCCACGAGCTTTTCCTAGAGCTACAAACCTTTGATAGGCTACCAGATGAAAACACGACTGATAGCTTCCAGTCGGGGTTTGGTATGGTTGGGTATTACCTTCTGCGGCTTGGGAGGATCCTGTGCGGTCGATATACGTTCGAGTCACACTTCTTTGACGCGATTGAAGGAGACCCGAGAACTCACGCTGTTTTAGAGCGATGCGAATCAGGAGATGGCGACCGCCAGTACTTGGTGGCTGTCGATCTCCACAACTAAAAGGAGACGATATGCCTAACTGGTGTACCAACAATCTAATTGTGTCTGGGGCTGCCGATGAGGTACGCCCTTTTGTAGAAAAAATAACCTCTGGGGAGGGGCTGCTATCGAGCGTTTACCCGTGCCCAGAGACTCTAAGAAAAGTTACTTCAGGTTCTGAGGACCTTATGTACGACATGTACCACGGAGAAATCCCATCTCACATCTGGTCTTGGGGTGACGTAGCCTCCTCAGGAATAAGCCCTCTGGCCCCAGACGTACGAGAGCAGCTCATTAAACTCTTCGTGGAAACCCGTAACTGGGAAGATCACAAGGAGAAGGCCGACCTATATAAATACAACCTAGAGACGTACGGCTTTAAGAGTTGGTACAACTGGTGTATTAATAGTTGGGGTACAAAGTGGGACGTCCACGAATATTCCGGTAGCGATATTTCTGACGACGCTTCCTATTGGGAGGTAACTTTTGACACTGCGTGGGGTCCACCCGGGGAGTGGTTAGAAAAAGTAGGTGAAGACCACCCAATGTTAAATTTCAGACTAGAATTCTCCGAGCCCGGTATGTGGTTTGCTGGATTTTTAGAGATCAGCGAAGGGAGCGTTGTGGATTCGGGCAGCGGAGAATGTGACGCGACGGATGGCCTCGGGGAGCTTCTCTTCGAGTGGTGCGAGGTCGATGTAAAATATGCTAGGGAGGCGCAAGAGGAACTAGCTCGCGAGGAACTGGCCGAGAAAGAAGCGGCGAGCGGTATGTCAGTGGCTTGTTTCTTCTGCGAGGCCCCGGTCCACAAAAGAAATGCCTTAGAGGCCAATAAATATAATGACAATGCAGGTGGGTACATATGCTACACCTGCTCACGATTGAAGCAGCACGAGGAGGTATAATGGGTAATAACGTTAAAGTATTACAGGATATACAGCAAGAAAAAGAAAATAAAAAATTTTACGAGTTCGCGGAAAGGCTGGAAAAAGCTGGGGTTTTCCCGAGAGAGTACGATTTAGAGTCGTTGAAAACCCTCTATACGGCTGCTGAGGCGGTGCATCGTCACTTATGCAGACTTGACAGGGGGTACTACACAAAAGCTAGGGAGGTTAAGCTGTTTGAACTGGCAAATGTATACTCTGACGGAAAGTCAGGGTTACGGAAGCTAGTGTAGCTTAACTAACAGGAGGAGCTATAAAATGAGTAAGTATCTGAAAATCTGTGGAGCCGCCCTTGCTGCCGCTATTGTTTTAGGTGGCGCGGCCATCAAAATGGGTTGGATGGAGCTTTCAACAATAACGGATGCTATCCCAATGATTGGGACAGCAGCCGAAGCTGAACCCACAACTGAATCAGAAGAGGCCGAAGAGCCTGCAGAAGCAACCGCTGAAGCAGAAGAAGCGGCCCCTGAAGAGGAAGCAAAAGACGAGGGAGACGCCGAAGAATAGGCGCTCCTCCGGTAAGGAATTTTCCCGTGAAGCATGTCATACCAAAAGAAGTCTCTCTCGGCGGCCACTCTATCAAAGTAATCCGCAAAGAAGGTCTTCTTGAACATGCAGAAGCCTACGGTATCTTTGATGGCATTGAGTTAACAATAACAATTGACAAAAGCCTCAATGATACCATGGCTTGGGAAACCTTCTGGCATGAAATAGTTGAGGCCATTAATTTTTTCTCAGAGGCCGATTTGGAGCATCGAACGATTCAGATCTTCGGGCTCCTTCTACATCAGACGGTAAACTCCGTACTTTCGGAACAGCAAGCAAAAAAGACTAATAAAAAGGCAGTTCCAAAGTAAGAGCGTAACTCCGCCGACTGCGCAAAATCACCACATACTTAGGTATAATAGAATTGTATGGATCCCAAAAGATCGCGTCTATTCAGATGATCAAGTTCATAGTCACTCTGTACCTCTGCTCCCTTGGTTGCCATGGCATAACCGACGAGAGCCAGCGTCACACGATACTTCCTGGTTGAAGAACTGATAAGAGGCCCTTAGGGGCGACCTGTACATCCTGCGCGTAGCCAGACCCATTCGTGGGTAAGATACGATGACTGTCGGGAAAAGACCGCTTTCGAGTATTCAACGTCAATGTGATTCCCATGATAGCGTTTTACGCTCGGTATTTGATTTTGTTGTTTGACTAGGCTGGTCCGCCGAAGCAGGACCTTGTAATTGTTGCTCGTGTGCCGAATTAATTCGTCCGTGCACAGGCAGCATGTCAATAGCAAAAGCCTTACAAATAGGTATCCTCCCAGTGTAGTAGCTGAGCGAAGAGCAGAGGATTCATGAAAGAATTTGAAATGGTGCCAGGGCAAGAAGAGTATTGGGCTCTTGTTTCCCAGTCACTAAAGAACCGTAAAAAAGTTAAAACAACCAGCTATGGTGGCTGGACTATTACTAGTTATGTTGGTTCTCGACCAACAACTGAGACTGGCACAAATATTACTCATATAGAGTATAGCGCTAGTGCCAAAACGGGTGACTTCGAAAGATCGCAGGAGCCCAATCTGTCCGATGACCCACGAACGATTCGTGTAGACTTTGATGATACATCTGTTGTTACGCTTTCCGCAAAGACAATGGAAGAACTAACAAACAGACTGAAAGAGATTTTCAATGGTTTTCATTGGGAACAGGAGAAAGAAAGACATGTCTAACTACTTTGAAGAACAATTAAACGAGGCTACCACCGCACGTGATAACTTTGTCGCAGCTATGGGCGCAGACTACAGCCGAAGCAACCTGGACCGGCTCCAGGCACTACAGTCACAGGTTGACGCCGCACAGGCGCAACTGCAATCTACAACCCCGTCCAATGGGTCTAACGGATCCAATGGGTCTAACGGGTCTAACGGTATCGCCGTTAACGTTCAGCCTGCAGATAGCAGCGACGAGAACGTCGAGATGTGTGTCGTAAGCTTCATCAGGCACGGCAAAACAGACCGCTGCCGTGAGGTGCGTGCAGACGCAACAATCGGTGATATTATCCACACCCTTAATCTTGAGGAGCGAGGGTCGTGGGATGTAAGCAAACTAACGTTCAAACGGCGCGTTGGCCCAGGGCAAACGGCTGATATCACTGATCCAGCAAACACCAAGTTGGGTCCTGGTACACACGAAATCTGGGTTGGGGACAAAGTCTCTGGTGGGCGTCGGCCAAAGCATAGCTGGGGGTTTATCCTTGAGCACGTGCTTGTCAATCACTACGTTCAGTAGACCAGACTTAAGACACGACCATGGCGGGGGGCTCCTTACAGGGCCTCCCGCTATTTTTTTTGGAGGAAGAAATGGCTGCAACCACTAACTGCTTTGTTCTAGATATTACAAAAAGCGAAGACCACATTGTTGAACAACTGCGCAGTGCGGTTGAGGCTGACTCAAAGAACGACACTGCGAGGATCCTAGAGCTTAATGCTCGCATAAAGAAACTGGAGCCAATCTCTAAAATGAATGGCGTCAAAGTCGAAAAGCGGAGTGAAATATATGAGCGCATGCGTGCCCGTATGTCCGCAAAACATATAGAATACGAAAGAGCCCGAAACCGGGTTCGAACAGCTAGGGACAAGCACTGGGCAAGAATCACTAAGCAAGCTGAATGCGATGCCAGCATAGACAGCCTGAAAACGGAAATATCCCGCATAAAACGAAGACTCGAGCATGCGGCAACTCTGTATGAAGGAGACGCCTTCGAAAGGCGAGCGTTGATGTTGAAATTCGTTGCAGACCGCGTGGACACTAGCGTGCCAATTACGGTGCAAACCGTCAATGAAAACGAGCTAACAGTCAAATGGAAGACCAGCGACATCTATATAAAAGATGGTTTCGGTGGAACTCTCCCATTTAACTTTGGAAGCTTCCAGGTTCACATAACGTACAAAACCAGTTCCGAGCGGGGTAATCGTGTAGATGTATACTGTTACGACGCAGCTGATAACGATAAGAGGGCGGACTACTCACACCCGCACCTAAATGAACATGGGCATGCATGTCTCGGAAATCTAGCACCAATGCTTCTTAAGTTCCTAGGAGAGAAGGATATCGTCGGTGTTATAGAAAAGGTTACGGAGTTCCTTCAACACTACAATAGAGATAACCCGTATATAAAATTAGAGAACTGGTGCGAGAATAGGTGGGATAACGCCATTTGTGAGTCTGGTCGGCACATCCTAGCGGATTGCACCTGCCCAAGATGTGCTGGTTGTCGCCAAATTTTTGAAACCCCAGATATTGAAATAAGCGCCTGCGGGCACTGTCCTAGTTGCTGCATGGTCAGCCATATACACGTACCCACAATGACGGGTGTAAACGGTACACACTGCATCAATAGAGCAGAATACCGGCACGTTGAGTGCAACGAAACAAGCCCAGCGGGCTGTACGTATAAGCCAATTGGCGAGCCAACAAATGAAGGAGCATAGAATGTCGAAAGTTCTAGAAAACCCAACAGTTCGTTTTACATACAAAGCGTATCAACAGATGCGCGACTTAACAAGAGACTGCCCCACTGAAGTCAGCGCGATGGGAATCATCGCAACGGACCAGCAACGAGAAGACTTGGGTATAGATGAAAGATTCTATATCCTAAGCTTTGTGGTCCCAGACCAAAGTTGTACAGGAGTCTCGACCGTAATGAATACAGACTCTCTGAGTGAGATAGCCTTTGACCTTAGAGACAAGGGCATCCTGTCGGAGCAAGTCTGTGTCTGGTGGCACAGCCACGTAAATATGGGAACAGGACACAGCGGCACAGACGAAAAACAGATTGAAGACTTCGACTTTGATGAGGTGTGTATATCACTCATCACCAATAAAGACGGTGATTTAAACTGTAGGGTCGATCTGTATAAGCCGATCAGATACTCCTTTGAGGAATGCGACTGGTGTGTTGATCCTGTAGATGTCTTAGAGAAGGACTGGGCGAAAAAGCAGATCGAAGAGCATGTCTCGGTCCCAGCGCCTACCCGCTTAAATGTTGTTAAGGCACCAGTGGTAAAGAAAACCTACACCCCCTACCAGTATGGCGGCTGGAACATGGGCGGTAACTATAGCTGGAACGGTGACTGGGAAGAGGAAGCCGAGGCTGAGAAGGATAAGTCGAAGGCGTCTTCCTATGATGAGTACTGCAACTACGATAAAGACGTACCTGAAGTAAACTTCCCCGAGGAGCTTAAGCTGCTGGAGGAGCTACATGAAGAACACGTGGTAACCACACAGGAGGCCATGGAGTACTACGCAAAATGGTACGCCAACGAGATAGGTACAGAGGAGCTGGAGGATGAGCTGCAAACTCTTTTCTATGAGAAAGAAATGGGCGGCGGCCAATCAGAGAAGGACGCAGATGAAGATGACGAGGACGCAGCTGGAAGAAAAATTCTAGAGTCCTTTGTCGTGCATGACATCAACGATGAAGTGGAAACGCCAAAAGTCTGTTCTGTTGTAGGAGGTTCAGAATGATAGATACAACCCGACAGTCGGGGATTATCCCAGACAATAAGGTTCAAGAAATATCTGTCGCCATTGTCGGTGCGGGGTCCATTGGATCCCATACCGCCGAGGTGCTTTGTAAGATGGGTATTCGTAAATTACGCATCTTCGACTTCGACGACGTCGAAGGACACAACGTGGCCAACCAAGGCTATTACGTACCCGAAATTGGGTATAAGAAGTGTGAGGCTCTACGACTCCGACTTGGTTCGGGAACAGGGGTAGAAATCATAGCCGAGAACCGGAGGTATGACGCCGGGGAAAAATTTCAAGAAGAATACGTTATCTCGGCAGTAGATAACATGTCTTCTCGAGCGGACATCTGGTCCGGTTTCCTAGCAAGCTCTGGTTGTCGCTACTTTCTAGACGCTCGTATGGGGGCAAGAAATGGTTCTGTGTTCTTCGTTGATAAGCGAAGCGTAGAATCAATCTCCCGCTACGACCGGTCCTTGTTTCCTGACGAAGAAGCAGTTCAGTTACCGTGTACAGAGAAGAGCACCATCTTCTGTGCATATGGCCTCTCAGGTCTTATTGGTGCGCTCGTTGCCGAAAGTATTATCGGTGATAATGAGTTAAATTTCTCTGTGGATGTAGATTTCTCCAACATCCACATGTTTCGTAATACGTAAATCCTAGCTAGCTTATACACTTATAGGGAGAATCTTATGGCTACCAATAACCGCGATAAAAATCGTTTCAGCTTCGGGCAAATGGGAGATCAAATGGTCTCACTGATTGACGAAGAGACGGCACCTGCCGTCATCCGTATTGAATATAATAACGTCATCTGTGAGATGGCGAAAGTCACAAGTGGTGGTCGCACGTACTATACGGGCGTCCCAAAGACAAAGGATGGGCACAAGTGTAAATTTGGTTTTACGCTTGATTGTTCTGGGTACTTCGAAGGAAGTGCCGCAATGAACTACATCGCAATGGGCGGGTGGCGTCGGGGGACTAAAAAGCCCACCCACGCAGAGAAGGCTAAGCGACGAACAGAGTTCGTGATGCAATTCCTCTCAAACTGCATCCACCACCGCAGCCCAGACGTCTCCTCTGAGCACGGCTTAGAGGGTCTTAAGAAGCTTGTGTCAAGCAGAACAGGGATGGAAGTGGTCACGGGGGAAATGACCCCCGAAGACCTACGAGGATTGGCTTTGATGGCCGTCCCCTTCTATCTCGTAGAAATCTGTAAAGGGCGGGGGTTGAAGATGGTGCTGGACATACCCAAGTATGTCTCCCGTCTAGTTCAACCGCAGTACGCCAAATGTGAGCTTGGTGAGTGGGACCACGAGAGTGGTCAGGTAGCCATTACCAGTGCGCTCTCCGCAGCGCAGGCGCAGCTTATGCAGGAAGCAGGGTACCGGTTCCGAAAGGTTCAATACTCTGTTAAAGCGGCAGCTGAGCCTAAAAAGCAAGAAGAGTAGATATGGGTGGGGCGCGGCGTTATGCCGTGCCCCTATCCCATCTAATTTTTATTTATGAAGAGGGGTGACAACAAAGAGGTTGTCAAATGACAACATTGTTATTGTCGGGCAAAACGCTGTACCAACGGCTACTTACATAGAATATGTGGTATAAGGCAACTGACAACAACGTATCTGTCAGGCATAGACACTTTTCACCCAAAGGAGGGCCTGTGAAAGTCATTGAAATTTTAAACATTAGAGCCACTCCGCACGTAAAAGTGCGCGCTTACCCAACAACGAGTACTAACCGGTGGTCCAGAAACGACTTTACTGATCCAGAAGATGATGAAGTCTGGGATGAAGATGACCTTACCCCTGTTGAAAGAGGTCACGTGTATCTATGGAAAGAAGACGATGATGGTTGGATACATATCTTTATGCCGTTTAAAATAATGGATGAAGAAACAGGTATACTGCTCAGAGGCTTCCAGACATTCCGCAGTACAGCTCCTTTTGTAACTGGCAGAAATCATGCCTTGGATAAGCTAACTAAAAATCCAAAATCTTGTCTCCAGAACTTTAAATTTACTAAAGAGTATTTTAATACATTTAAAAAGAAAGTTAAGGCTATAGACGGGGTAGTAGAGAAAGATGAAATTGACGTAGAAGCTCTTCTTTCCCATATCCAGGAAACAAGAGAGACTGTAAAAGCGCTTAATAGCACAGTAGCCTCTTTAAGAACCACCTACTGTGTAGCTTCCAGTGAAGTAAAACTAGACACAAGAGAAAAACTAGAAGAGGCATTAAAACAATTCTCTATGCTAAGAGACTCTTTCAGAGAATCCGGTAAAGAGAGAGTTGTGTTAGCAAAAATTCTAAGTCGTTTAAAAGAAGAGTCTGGAAGGAAAACAGCTTACATTGAAGCGAGCGAGTGGTTTAGTGTGTTAACAAAAGAACTAAACCTCGTGCGCAGTGCAGACTTCGACAGACTAGAAAGAGAGGCGGTTCATAAACACAGGGTAGACATTGGGGACCTAGATATGACAGCTAGACCACCCACACTAATGGCTCTTGGAGTTGAATTAGATAGGTTAAAACAGTACTTCCCGTGTCTTATAAAACTTAAAGTAGTCAACACTCAAAACACCGAAGCAGTCTACCTGGACTTACCAGGGATAAAAATATCCCTCTTAAGCGATGGTGCTGTAAAAGTAGAAGGTGACCCAGCAGTACTTAAACCATTCGTAGAAGGCTCATCCGCAGTTCAGGCTGCGGGGAGGCGTAGACGTACGATCTACACAGAAGATGAAAACTAGGGAGGGGTGACAGAATGAAAGTTGTCACTCACCGTTATTCGGTAGAATCCCGTAAACAAAGGTAATACCTAGGTTTTTGGTGACAACAATGAAGTTGTCATCGACAAGGTGAAAGTTGTCACCCTCTAGGTACTTGTGGCTTGCATATGGATGAAGTTATTACCAATAATGTTAAATAGAATTTCTATTTTACCAACACGCTCAGCTACTACGACAGACGAATTGTTAGTAGCTTTATCTGGCAGCAACACAGTGAAACATGCCAAAGGAGAAACTATGGCGCAAGACCAACTAAAACTTAAGAAGTTTAAGTTTGAAGACATCGAACTCAACGTTGATGGCTTCCAGAATTGTAGAAAGGCAGACATATATGATGTCAAAGAATTAAAGGAGTCCATCAAGCGAGAAGGGCTTCTAAATCCGCCAATCGTGCGGGTTTATAAAGATGATGACGGAGAGCAAAGAATTGTTCTTTTAGCGGGGTATCGAAGATACCAAGCTATTTCAGAGGAACGAAACACTCGAAAAGAGGCTGGGGAGAGCACTGCTAAGTTTTACGACATGATTCAGTGCACTGTCTTCTCAGGGTCTTTGGACGAAGCTCTTGCATTAAACTTGAGTGAGAATATGCAAAGGCAGAAGCTCAATCATGCGGACCAATGCGAAGCCATTGCGAAGCTTGTGGAGCGTGTTGGTAACCAAGAACAGGTTTCCGGTATGCTTAGCATCAGCCAGCCTCAAGTAAGTGTTATGACTTCCACCTACCTTGGTCTATGCAAGATGGGTTTAGAGGCGCTCCGACACGGAAATATCCGCCTGAACCTAGCCAAGAGATTGGCGAGGTACTTAAAAGAAGATGGCTCTCCTGATGTTAAAAAGCAGGAAGAAATCCTCGAAGAGATATTAACCGCAAAAGACGGCTCCCTGCCTGAAGATGCTCAACGTAAACGGGCTAAGACATATAGGAGCAAGCGCGAAGTGGAAGAACTGCGTGCCTTGTTAGCGAACGCAGAGGGCGATGAAGTTGACGCAGACTACCGTAAAGTATCCATGCAGTGGTGCAAATGGTATTTCTGCGAGCTAAACACCGACACGATGCTTTACCGAGTGGAGGAGGACACTGTAGAGCTTATCGAAGAAGAAGCGCCAAAGCCCAAGAAAAAGAAGCGTAAGAAAATTCGCGTGGGTGAATAATTGAAAAGTGTCGAAGAACTCGACCTTTTGATACGTGCAGCCTACCCGGTCATCTTTGTGGTTTCCTACGAAGAAGGCCGGGTAGAGTCTGCGCTGTCAGAAATAGTCGAACGCCGTAACGCTAAGGGATCGAATGCCAAACTACATGTTTGGTCGATAACTGAGGGTTGTCGGTGTGGTGATACTGTTCTACAAGATCTCGATGGACCTTTGGACGTCCTGGAATATATCCAGGGATACAAAGAATCCGGGGTGTTCTTGCTAAGAGACTTCGCAAATTTTCTTAACACAGGCCCAGAGTACCTCATACAGCGCAAGCTGAGAGATGCTATTTCGGGGCTAGGGCCTGGGGTCAACATAGTAATCGTTGACTCTGAGCTAGAGATACCGCCAAGACTAGAGAAGCTCCTGTCAGTGATTGACTTCGATCTTCCCAGCCTAGACGAGCTTAGTGTAATCGCTGAGCAACTAATGTCAGACTGTAGCGCCACGGCCTCCCTGAAGGAAGAAGCGCGGTCTACCATGGTATCGGTCGGAGCCAATACCGCGCTAGGGCTTACCCTGGCCGAGGCTGAGAATGTCTTCGCTAAATCACTAGCTTATAACAGGACGCTGGACCCACACATTATCATTGATGAGAAGAAGAATATTATCCGAAAATCGGGTGTGCTTCAATTCTATGACGTGGACAGGGACATGAGTTCTGTAGGCGGTCTAGGAAACCTAAAACGATGGCTTAGCCAAAGGAGTAGCTCCTTTAGTGATGAAGCCAAAGAATACGGCCTACCTAATCCTCGAGGGGTGCTAATTGTGGGCATCCCAGGGACAGGGAAGAGCCTTGTTTCGAAATGTATTGGGAATGACTGGAACATGCCAGTCCTCCGCATGGATGTGGGGGCCTTGTTTGGCTCCCTGGTTGGACAATCAGAATCCAATATGCGGAAAGCCTTAAAGACAGCGGAAGCCTTGGCACCCTGCGTGCTATGGATTGACGAGCTTGAGAAAAGCCTAGGCAGCTCTTCGGGCGTCTCCGATAGTGGGACAACCGCCAGAGTGTTTGGTTCCTTCCTAAGCTGGATGCAAGAAAAGACATCCCCGGTATTCGTCGTTGCAACAGCAAACGATGTATCGGCACTTCCGCCTGAAATGTTGCGCAAAGGAAGATTCGATGAATTATTCTTCGTAGACCTCCCTAACGCAGTAGACCGCCTCGAAATCATCGCTATCCATTTGGATAGGCTTGGTAGAAGCTGTACCCGTGACCCAAAAGAGCTATCGTCTCTGGTGGAAGTCACAGAGGGTTTCTCTGGGGCGGAGTTAGAACAAATCATTATAGATGGGATGTATGCGGCGTTTCCAGAAAACAGGGAACCCACAATAGAAGACTATTTCCAAGCAGCTAGCAACACGGTTCCCTTGTCATCCACGATGGATGGTAAGATCAGTGACCTGAGAAAGTGGGCGGCTGGAAAGGCTATCCAGGCAAATGAGTCTGGTGACACAGCCAACACAATGATCCCAGCTAAAGTTAAACCACGACGGAGAATCATGAATTGATTAAGTATCGCACTGGGGTATGCCAGTTAGACGAAGCGTTAGCAGGGGGCTTCCCCTGCGGCGTTTCTGAGATTGTTGGGGGTGACGCCTGCGGCAAAACCTCACTATGCCTTAGTGTGATGCGAGAAGCTTCTCTTGAAGATCTCCCGACAGTCCTTATCTACACCGAAGGCTTACCCGATAAAGTATATTTTAGTAAGGCGGGTCCAAGCGACTGTGTAGTCGTGACTCCGGGGTTTGGGGAGGCAGCTATTGAGGCTGGCTTCTCAGCCCTGGTTCACGGGGCGAAGGTTGTCATAATTGACAGCATTACAAACCTGGGGACCTTTACAGAAATGGATTATCCAATTGGGGCCCGAGAGCCCTATGGTCAGAAGAAGCTCGTTTTCCACGGCCTGAAGGTTCTCCGAGAGGAGGCCATAAAAAGAGAGGCATTAGTCCTCGTGACAAGTCAGCTAAGAACCCAAATCGGGGCATTAGTCCAAGTACCAGCATCCTCGTTCGAAGGTATTATCAATAATATTTGTAGCACCCGGATAAAAACACGCCGTGCCCAAGTGAGAACAGAGTACGGTGAGCTAGCCTATGCGAAAATAGAATTCTCTATCTTTCGATCCTTGTCTACCCCTCCGGGGAGCAAGGCATATGGTTTCATTTTCAACCAACAGGGCTACAATAAGAACTTTGAATTACTAAGAGCATTGATAGCTAACGGGGTTTTCCGAAAAGCGGGAGCCTACTTTACAGACCCAGAAGGAAACAATCTTGGGCCTGGGTATCAGCAAGCTTTAGAACAAATAGGAAACAACTTTAACCACTACTGGGAGCTTTATTATGGAAGTCAAAGTAACAATCAATGAGGACGGGTCAACCGAAATAGAAGTTGACGGCGTCAAAGGCCAGGGATGTACCAAGTACACCGATGCTGTAATCAAGGCACTCGGTGGTACGGTAACCTCTGATAAAAAGAAGCCGGAATTTTACGAGAAGGCAGATGAAAACGTAAAGGCGGGGTCATGACTGGCGCTAGAAAAAATAGTCTATTTGTATTAGACGATGGCGAGACATATGCTGGCGAAGGTCATGAAATACGTGTAACAGACGAGGAGCTTGCGCGGATTGTAAACGGCGAGAAGATCTACGAAGTTATCCCAGATTGGGATGACCCGAATCGGGATGTTCCAGAAGGCGTGCCTACCGAGGCTGCTTTGGAGCCGCGCAGCTCTTTCGAGTATGTCCTAAACAACGATCACGTAAACAATCGTGTTTGGATAACCGTAAACGAGCCAGATGGCTCAGGTAAAGCCGACATCGGTATCCTGATTAACCATGATGGTGTCTCTATAGATGTTTACCCTTTTCAGGCTGACGAAGCCGTGCTCCAACCCTACGTTCTATGGGGGGATATTAGAGAGGCAGAGAAAGATGAAGATTAACGTCGCTGCGCTCGCGCAAGACAGTCTTGTGAATGGTCCTGGACGTCGTAATGTTTTACACGTCCAGGGGTGCTCTGTGGGCTGCCCTGGTTGCTTTAACAAACATACCTGGCCCAAGGCCGGGGGAACGGAGACAAGCGCTGAGGAGGTCGTCAGGCTGCTCCTGGAGTGGGAACCAGATGGTGTTACCATCTCTGGCGGAGAACCCATGGAGCAGTGGGAATCCTTGCGCCATATTCTAAAAGAAGTTCATAAAAGAAAGCCAGCAATAGATGTTATAATTTTTACAGGCTGGTCTAAAAACAGACTAAAAAAAGAAGGACGCCTAGAAGAAATGTCCAAGCCGTTCTACCAAAGTAAAACGCTTGTAAACATGGTTATCGCGGGGCCCTATGTTGAAGAACTTGCATGTGTGAAACCACTAATTTCTTCGTCTAATCAAGAAATCATATACATAAACCCTGATTGTGAGAGGGTAGATTTATCTAAGCTCCCACGTGTAGCGGTAGACTGTGGCCCAAGTGGTTTCGTTATTACAGGTCTCCCAGACAAGGAAACACTAGAAGCGCTAACCAGCCCTGAGGGAGGTGAACGATGAGTAAACACGAGGAAGCGATGATGGATGGTGATGCGCGTTTAATAGCAGCGGCCCCCGATATGCTCGCCGCCCTGAAGGCGCTAGACACTGTATGCATGGATGGTTTGGTTTCCGTATGCCCACGTACAGGGCTTAGAAAGGAGCTTCACCTCCGAGAGATAATAGATGCAGCTATCAATAAAGCGGAAGGTGAGTGCGAACATGGTCATCCCCCTCAGAATTGTATTCTGTGTGAGGATGAACAAGAAAGGGAGGTGAGTAATGTCAGCGTTAATAACGTGTGAAACGTGTATGAAAGACCAAAATGCCGTAGTAACCGCCCTGAAAAAATTGGGCATACCAGAAGAGTTAATCTTAATAGCCGAACCTGGGGAGCTTTTACAGCTCTCCGGGTATAGTCGCCAAAGCGCCCAAGTAGAGATCTTAATAAAGAAGTCTTACTACGGTGGCTACGGTGACGTTGGGTTTGCTAAAGACAATAAGGGCAACTACAAAATATACGTAGATGACCTAGACGATGGTGGAGCCCTTGGGGCAAAAGTCGGGGGTAAATTCTCGTCTGGTGTCAGTCAATGGTACGCTGCCTGTGTGGCGCAGAAGGCCCTCAAAAAGCAGGGGCTCGTGACTAAAGTTAAGAAAAAGGGTAATAAGATTGTAGTTACTGCATCGGGGTAGCCACTGTGCAGTAGCAACATTGTGTGGGCGCTAACGCGCCCCCACTTTTTATCTAGGAGGTAAGCATGTTTTGGTTAGGTTTATGGGAGAGTATAAAGTCGGGGTCGAAGAAAGCCTGGGCAGCAATTAAAAAGCTGCCCCATTGGGCAATGATAGCGTTCTTTGTGTTGATCGCTTTGGTCTGGTGGATCTTTCAGCAGTACGTCGGCATCAAAAGAAAAGCCGCTGTAAGAACACAGCAGCTAGAGATCGAAAAGGAATACGCAAGAAAGGTCGCAGAGATCGAAGGGAATAACAAAGTCGAAGAAGAACGGCTTAGGAACGAATTCGAAGAAGGCAAGAAGAAGCTAGACGCCGTTAGCCTAGAGATTGACGAAGCAGCCAAGATGGGGCCTGTGGGTATCGCTAACGCTTGGGCGGACTTCCTTGGAGGGAACAAATGAGACACGCTCTTATTACATATCTATCAGTGGGGTTAATAATCCTAACTACCCCCGCAATCGCTTCTGCGGAGCCTACAGACTGTATAGTGCCCCAAGCGATTACTACCCCCTGTTCAGGAGTTCTGCTCCCCACAGACGCCGCTGAGGCTGGTTTACGTTGCTTAAGAGTGGACGTCCCCCGACTAACCCTAGAACTCGAGTACCAGAAGAACCTATTTGAGTCCCAAAAGAATTATTACACGCTTATATTGAGCGCAGAGCAAAAGAGATCAGCGGGCTTATCTGCACAGATAGACGTGCTAATAGCTAAGCCGTTACCAAAGAAGTCTGCGTTTGATAGTCCAGCGTTCTGGACTGTTTTGGGGATGTTTGTTGGCGCGGGTGCAGCTATAGGGATCGCCCATTCGCTGCCCCGGTAGCGCTATTGCTGCATCTTGCGAGCTATGGAGATAAGCTTATCCGAAACACTGCCCGGATAGAAATCCGGCTTGCCGCTTAGTCTGCGTATCTCACGAGCCGTTCTTCTTGGGACAGATATAGCGCCCTCGTTTCGCATAATGTCGTAAGCGCCTTTCCCGTACATTTTCTCTATAGGCTTTCGCCATTTTTCAGGAAACTTGGTTGGTGGAAGGAAGAAGCCCCCAAGAGGGTGGCCGCCCTTCTTAGGCTGAAGATTCCTTAGGTCTTGCTTCATTAGCTTTCTTAACGCCCTCTCACCTAGCCTCCCAAGAAGAGGTGTGTCAGCCAGACCTCTGGTAAGCTTACGATGCGCATATTGCATAGGGATTCCCGACGCCAGACCTGTAGCTCCACGCGACGAGAAGGTAAGACCGAGCGTGTCCATCAATGGGCTCTGTGGACTCTGTCCCTTGGCCGCCAAATACGAACGATGTGACGCGGTTAGTCCGCCTCCCAAAGCCGCTCCGCTGACGCGTCCCGCCGCGCCCGACAGATAGGTCATGTACGCGTAGCCTAAGTCTCTTCGCGCTTTCCTGTAGGCCCTCGGGCTAATCCTTCGAAATTTACGTAGAGCTTTTAAGCCATGGTAAGAAGCCAGAAACTCCTCTATAAGCCTCGGGGCCTCACCGGCAGCCTGCAGCCCTGCGGACTGTAGAGCAACCGCCCCCGGTGCCCTTGATTTCCCCACCCCTTTAGCGGCCCCATAAGCTCGGAGCGTGCTCGCCCCGGTCCCATACATTGGGCCCTTACCATACAAGTGCATCCTAAGTTTTCGAACTCCGGGCGAGGAGCCCATCAACGTCTTAGCGTGACCGTATTCGTGAGCCAGGATAGAAGCAGGCGACTGAGAAGCCACAGCCCTGGTGGTCCTCTCAAGTGAGTGCCCCAGGGCTTGAATTAGTTTTGACTTAGCCGCTTCTTTAGATAGCTCGCCATGGGAGCGAATCGGCAATGGCATCTCAGGCCTCTCTTAATTCCCCTTGAGTTTATCCAAGGCTTGGCTTGCTTTGCCGCTAAGGTAAGCCCAAGTTCTACCGGCCACATGTAAAGTACCGGCGAAATAGGCAATTGGTGTACAGATAGCTGCTGTCCAGAGAATGGTGTCCATAGGTGCTCCTATTGATTTAGTGGATTGAATTTCTTAATGATCGACGTAGTTTGTCGATACAGAAGCACATTAAGAATTGCCCCCGACAAACCAATTGAGACGCCCCACGGCCATTCAATAAAAGCTGAACCAGCAGCCGCGCCTATAATTAGTGGTAATATTCTAAACGCAAATTGCCACCAGACAGGATCTGATTCGCTTATTTCCAGATCTGCTCCGATGACTTTGCGAAAAGGTATCTTAAGAACCTGTGTGACGCCGTATGAAATAACGCCACAAAGGAATAAAACAGTTATCAAAGTTGTGTACGAAGGCATAGCACTAAACATGCTAACTGCCTCCGCAGCTTCAGGAATTGTGCTATCCATTAGGAACCCGAGGATGTGTCTGTAGCAGAAGAAAAGCCGCCAGTCTCATCAGCGAACACACCATTCAAAAGAGAAAGTTGTGTCATCTTGATCGGCTGCATTCTCTCATATTGAATACCAACAGACTCTTGAACGATCAGACCTTGCGCGTCAACCGCGATTGAATGCTGCGGAATATAGCACTGGTCTAGATAGACAGAAGCCACTGTATTCTTCTCATTGTCCTTGAAGATCAACAGCAGGCCCATCGGCTGGCTGAACAAGTCCGAGGCAAGGTTCAAGAACATATCTCCATACCCAGGCGGAATGCGAACAGCGTGTAGACTATCTTTGTACCCGCCAGTGCCGCCTGTGAACCTAGGCATTGCTGTGGTGGGCGGGACTGTTCCTGTTAGGGAATCAATTGAGTAGGAGCCAGGGTCTGTGCCGTCAGTGGAGTAGTACGCGTACATTGCTCGCAGCAATGAAGGGCCATGGTAAACAACACGACCGAGAGACAACTGACCAACGCTTCGTCCGGTAATAAAGTAACTTCTGTCCGAACCAATTTCAAAGATCCGGCTGATAGCTTTATTCTGGGACAGGGCAATATTCTGAGTCAGGCCGATAGGGAATACCAGCATATTATCAGGGTCAGGGTCAAGGTCTGTGTAGTGCGGGGGACCCGCACAGATTAAAATAAACTGCCCGTTAAGGAAGTTCCCTTCGCGCAGACCGCCTTGGACGTGGGATTTGTATGGCGACCAGCCTGTTAAATCGGGCATTTTCTAACCTCCGCTCTATTAGATGACGATTGTGATCTTTATTCTATTTGCAGGATAGTAAGGAACAAGCGAGACAGTTGCCAAGATCTCGTCCGGACTATCCGAGGACTGTGATAAGGCATCCAGGGTAGCTTCCGCAACTACGGACCCTGCCACACGATTAAGTGCTGCCTGAATTGAAAGGCTAATGGTTTCCAGAAGCTGGATGGTAATATTGTTTCTACCAATATACCGTCGCACCATAGACCGAATCATTTTTGCTGTGTAGTCAACAGCTTTCAGGATTGAAAGCTCTCTAGTCTTAAGAGAGGAAACATCCGTAGTAAGCTGGTGCCTAGAGACAAGTGGGGCTCCCGGGGAATCTTGAATAACCCAGTAGATGCCCCCAGCCGCAGCCGTTGCCATCTGGTTTTCACTAAAGATATCACTAGAACCAGAAGGTCTCGTGTAGCCAACCATAGGCAAATTAGTGAAAGGCTGTGATGGGTTCTGCTGTCCAACCATGCCTGCAATGCCTGCACAGAGGTAGTAACCAGGAACCAAGACCTCCAAACCGTCAACCGTTGCGCCAACACTTTCTGGTTGTACCATTACCATTCGACGATTCTGGAACCCTGATGGACCGCCAGCAATCTCTGCCAGAGTCTCACAAGCCTTCAGTTTTCCAGCCGTAGTGCTTGTATCCACTGCTGCTTGTCGGACTTTAATCGTGCACAGTTCTCCGTCAGCCTCAAAAGTTGAGAGGCTGCTCAAAGCTCCAGAGCCGACGTTGTAGTAGCTGTCGTCATTGCCGCCAGTGGCTGGGCCAAACTCACCAGGAATAAACACATCACTGGTCTCAATTGTAACCGTGTCTGCCGAGGGCGTTCCAACAATCAAATAACGGAAAGCGTCTCCTGCGCGGTCAATGTAGAGACCGTCTGAGGGGAGGTAGGACATTCCGTTCCCGCCAGCCAGAGAGCTACCGCCAGCGTTTAGCAATCCATTAATGGCCATAGGGATGTTAAAGGCCGCAGCTGCCGCTTCATCAGCAATGGTAAGCTCAAACTTTCCTCCACCGATGTCAGTAATCATAAAGTCAGCGGAGCCCACCAAGGTAGATGCCTCCTCAGTCGGAAGCGTTGGACAACAAAGAACCATGCGCTCTTTCTTACCTGCGGGCTCAGACATGGAGCTAACATGGAGATTAAACTTCTTAAACACTTCCATGTCATGCGTCATTGGGGCCAGGGAGTACACTTCGTGCAACTCGAGGAAATCAAGGGCTGTGGAGTAAGCCTCCAAAGTTCCTTGAGGGGCGTCAGCAGATACGTCACCCACACCAAGACCAGCCACAGAGATATTAGTGGTGTTCAGGAATGCTTGAAACAAGCCCATCGCCAAGGGGTTGTCAGGGTCGATTGGGCCGACCAAGTCAATAACCTCTTGGATCCCAGAGAACACCAGAAGTCCCGGGTTCGCGGTATCTGCCGACACGTCTTTTCGTAGCGCTTTAATCTGCGCGTAGACAGGGGCGGTAGAGTTCGCAATAGCAATCCCTGCGGAGTTTCTGTTCACGTTAGGCTTGATTGAGTAGACCTGCATTAAGTCGCTAAATGCCGCCTCGGGCTCTGGGCGGATGTTCCCACCCGCGTCATCCCCAGCGCCAGCAATCAAGTTTTCTGCTTGTACATACCAGTCTGTTAGGGATGTTCCCCCGGTAACCGCAAATTCGGAAATAACCAACTGCGCCCCAGGAAAGGTTAGAGCGTCTAAAGACCACCCTTCAATCCCGACCACGCGACCTTGCACGGAGCCATTGTTCCAAACAGTGTCACCGGTCATAACTTGGTTGCTACGGCCATGAAAAACACGACTAGTGTACGTGTCAGGGGATGGACCATAAATAGATGGCCAGACCTTGGTGTACGTAATTACCATGGGGCTTATCGTGGTTGTCGCAAACGTGGTCGCAAAAGCCCCTGTCGGAACGCCCGAAAGAGAATCCCCTGCGGTGCAGATGCCCACAGTCCCAGTAGAGTAATCAACAAGGCAGTCGTCAATCCCGCGATTTAACATCGCTCCCAGAGTAGAGCCACCCAGGAAGTACTCAGTCAATGTCCCAATAGTGGTTGGTGCGGCCAACGGTACAGGGCATGCCTGAGCGAGTGTTGATGTGCAGCCAGTTACGCGTAGGGAGTTATTAGCACCTTGGTCGTCAATAGTGATTGAGCAAGGCTCCTCGGAAGCCGTAATACTTAGCGCGGGCAGCCCCATAGCATCTTCCAGATCTTGGTCTGTGCCTCCTGCGTTATTTGCAACAAGGAGAGATGAATTAGTGGTTGCCAAGCCAGTAGTGAGATCTAGCCTGGAGAAACAAAGCGCACCATCTGCCTCATAAGAGATAACGAGGAAAGCGAGAGCCCCCGCCTGAATCTGGCTGTTAATCTCTGCTGCTAGGTCTGCCAGGAGCAAGAAGGGTCCGCCGCCGTTACCTGTAGCAAGGTCAAGTGTCAGCGTTTGTGAGAGGGCCCCCTCAACGGTAATAACCAGAGCGCCACCGTCACTCCAGGTGCCACCACCGTTCTGGGAAGCAATCTGCGCCTCCGTACAAGCAGTCCGAATGGTCGGGATAGCTATGCCGTCAAGTGTGCAAGAGAGCGTTCCAGGAACGATACTCAATTGATTACGAGACATGGCAAGCATGTTGTACTCAGCGCCGCCCTGAATCTCGCAGTACCGTCCTTGTCCAACGCCAGCAAACGCGCCGGGGTTAGCAGCGCTTACGTTTGGAACACTTTCTGTTTCTGTTTTAGAACCAGTGAGCAGACGTTCGATAACAAGCGAATTCGATGCGCTCAAAGAAATAGTCGAGTCATGTCCGAGGGTAGAAGCTGTATTGATTTGTATTGGGTTACCAAGCTCGCCAAGAGCATTTGGAATCGTAGTAGGAGCACAAGTCCCCAAAGCGCCTAAGGCATTATCAATAGAGACTGTAACTGGAGTTCCCCCTGCCAAAGTGACCTCGATTGGAGCGCCGCCATCGATAGAAATATTGAGAATTTCACCACCGATACCAAGCTGCGTAGCTGTTGAGGCACCAACCTCAGTTGCTCCGCATACCCAGGCTTGCCGTTCATCGCCACTGGGCGCGCCGGGGTCACCATTAAGTGTGAAGTCAACGGGGTCCGTGCCGCCCGTGAGGTTGAATACAGCAGCTCCCGCAGCCCATGGGGCCGGGGAATCACCGGGAGCAAATCCTCGACAAGGAGATGCGGCATCTGCGGGATCAAACTGAAGATTGATGGATACTTCTCCATTAATAGAGGAGATCAGTGCGGGATCCGAAAGGGCAGTCTCTAGCTCAGCAAAAGTTGTTGCGTCAGTCATTTGGATCGTAAGAACGTTGGGAGCCCACGAGGCCATAGTGGCTCCGTTAGCAAAAACAACAGTAATAAGATTGCCCGCGAAACCAATGTGGGGGCCGATGTCTGCAGGGTTGCCTGTAGCAGCGTAGGTGGCCAAACCATTTGCTGTAACCGTAAGGCTATTAGATCCACCAACATCAGGCCAAGCAACTACAGAGGGGTTCACACCCGTGTATTGCGCGCTAGATGTGTGCGCTAGAGGGATTACTGCACTCGCGTCAGAACCAAGATTGCAGAGCCTGTTGGTCTTTCCAGCGCCCGTTGAGCGAGCCCAGAGAACACTGCTACCGGCACTGACAGCGGGCATGTGTCCGTTAGACACGGGAGCCCCCAACCCAGTGAGGGTGATATTTTTAGTGAACTTGTTCCAGCCACAAGCACTATCGGTGGAAAGCTCATAGAGGCTGTTCGCAAAGAATCTATAAAGAGTAATATCTGCACCAGCCCAGACACAATCATCAGCATCTGCCATGGGAGAAGGCAGGCTAGTGTAAGGGATATCATAAGCAATATTAGTGTAGTTCGTCTGACCAGCGATATTGAGTCCTTCAAGAGCATTCATTTGGACAATGTCGTCACCCCCTGCGCCGTGGGCGGAGTTACCCGGAACAGCGTTGGTGGTGAGCACAATGCTTGCGGTAGGACCTTTATTAGTGGTTCTAATGATAAGGCGGCTCGGTTGTGCCACCCCATCCACCACACCAGGACTAATTTCAGCAATAGCGCCAGTAAGGCCTGCATTAAGTGTGTTAACAATCAGCGCAAAACTCATATCAAAATCACCACCAACAGCGGCGGGCATAGTGATAGTTTGCGGATTGCCATTAATCGTGAGGGTAAACTCACGACCACGCAGGGCAAGGGGCTCTGTCAGATCCGCCGTGCTAACAGCACGGGCAGCTATCGAGACAGAAGCCTGGGGGTTAAGTGCGCCGTCATCATCAATCGGGTTAACGATCTGGAAACAAGCGCCCACGATACAAGGCACCAAGGCTGGTGTTAAAACGGTTGGCGATTCTGTAACAATTTCCTGGGAAATCTCTACGCCGGGACGTGGAAGCGTTGCCATATTTGTCACTCCTGTGGGGTCTCTATTCCAAACCCATATGTAGATTAACAGCTCTCATTAGCGAGTAGAAGTCCTTCTCGTCTGCGGTTACCACATCCTGTATGTAGAACGGGATAATTACTTGCACCATCTTCCACTCAGGGGAAGATGAACCAGGGACAAGAGCGCCCTGCTGGCTTTCTTGTGTGATGGTTATATTATTACTTATCGCGTGCATTTTTCCTAGCCGCATAATAGAACTTTTGAACACCGGGATCATCCGAAAGATAAAATACGCGATATTCTGTGCTTCAAGGCCCTCTCTCGCTATTATACTCAATGTCATAGATGTACCGATAATATCGGTATAGGTAGTTCTAGGTGATGCCAGATCGTGTTGGATGGACTGCCCCATGGACGTTCCGGCCCATGTAGCTGCGCCTCTAGCGGTAGCAACGATAGGACGAATGTTCGTCTTTTCAACTTTATCTGGGTTTTGGTCAGTAATAATAATTTCCGTTTCATCCATGCTAGAATCCCAACGATAATAACCGCTAGGCCTAGTCCGGAACAACCCCTGTAACCAAATAAGCCAAGCTCGTGTCGCAAGATGCAAACAGTCATCTGGAACACTGAATGGGCTTGGGTCTGGTAGTAGGGATGGTACGGCGGATGTCATAATTGCTCTTGCCCTATTAATTGGGGGGCCCCGCTAAAAACATTATCAAGCACATTTGTTAATTTTGCGCTCTCGAGCGTTTGAGGGTTGGTGTAATTTCGCTCTGGTGAGGCGACCAAGTTCTTGATTTCCTCTTCTGATAAATTAAGCGGTATACGATATTCAATATCCCCTGTAGGGATTCTGTGCAAAGCAACTTGTTGTCTAATAAGCGCGCGTGATTTTTTTATCTTAGAAATCGTTGAAGCAACGCGCCATCGTACGTTTTCTGCCTCAATAATTAAATCACCCTCAGAGACCTCGGGATAATTACCAAGTAATAGTGTCGTGTTTTCGCTCTGCACGTCACCAAAATTAGCATGGATAGTTTGTTCGTTGGGGGAGATAAGCATACCGTGCGTCTGAACAGGGGCGTGGTATCCACCAACCCAGCTAGTATCATGGCAAGTCGGGCAACCAGATCTCATCTTTCGTTGGGAGACCTCATCCCAGCATACGCCGCAGCGCTGCCCAGACTGGCGTCTTGGGAATACCCAAAGTTTCCTACCAGAGAATTCTTTTAACCTTAGGTTATTAAGCCTAGCCATTTCCAATGCGGCCAAGTCTGGTAGGGCGGCCAGTTTGACACCGCCGACCTTAGGCCAGATCTCTTGCTCGGAAGACCCACGCTTCTGAACCCTGATCCGATAGTATATTTTGTTGTAATAATTGAAGTACCCCGTAACCGTTGTATCTCGGACGTGGTACTGATCAACCATTGGGACAGTTAAGTCAAAGTAAGGCCCAAACTCGTTATCAGATTTCTCCAAAACGAATTCGTAATCGAGCGCGCTCTCAAAGCTTGGTTCTAGATCCCAATAGACATCTAGGTATCCCAAGTCAAAGCTTCTCACCCGTATGTTTGTAACCTTAATCAATTCTTAAACCATCCTCACGGGCATGGGTTGTGGCTGCTTCGATTTTTTATTAGCTCTAATTAATCCAAATGCGCCAAGACCGGCTGCGCCTCCACCAAGCATCAACATTTGGTTATGCTTCTTGGCTGCCGCTTTTGATGCCTGGGCCGCACGTATCGCACCAACGCCGCCTACACCGAGACCCATGAGGTGCTCTGGGTTAGTAAGCCCTAGCCCTTCAAGCCCTTTGTAGATGCTGGAGGGGGATATTTTCCCGTCTGGGTCACGAATCGCTCTACCAATATCGCCCATAAGTACCGGAACACCGGACACGGCGCTGCCGCCCTTCCTGCCAGCAACCCCGGCCATGTATTGATCCTGGTGGCCTTTAAGTTTTTTGGTCCACTCCGCAAGCTCAGTGGCGTCTGTGGGTTTTGGGGTCTTCATTTTCGCGAGCGCGTGCTCATAAGCCCTTTTATTGACAGCGTTCCATTCGGCTCCCTTGGCTGTATTTGATATCTGGGTTTTAAGCTTTTTCCCACTCTCAGCAAGGGTGCGGCCCGTCTCCCGCAAATAGGCTCCCGACCCTGGCGCGACAGCCTCTGCAACGCCTGCGACACCCCTGCCCGTAGCTCTCGCCGCCCCGCCTACTCCGCCCTTTGTGAGATTCCAGGCTTGTCGGAAATAGCTGGGTGTTGCGGGGGTAGCATCCATCATGCCCTTGGTGTACGAGCTTGCGTCGTCTATCCCAGAGCCGACAAACTTTGCTGCCTCATCAACAGCACCTTTAGCTTTTGGTGCAGCGTGTCTGCCAAGCCAAGTAAACGGCTTCATGGCAGTTTTCTCCATGCGGAGAGCCTCTATTAGAGCAGCTTTTTTATCTTCAGGGCTTGCTGTCTTTACTTTTGGAAGTTTCTTATTTTTAGGGATCTTGATCTTTGGGAGGGCGTCTTTCTTAGCCGTTGTGACTGGCACCTTCTTTACTTGTAACTTTTTAAGCTTAGCAAGCTGGCCTACGCCACCTTTTGCGCCACCTTTGGGCTTAATGTCAGGCTGTGGCAACGGCTTCAGGGAAACAGACTTTCCTTGCTGTTGCGAGATGAGTTCTTTTGTTTTATCACGAGCAACTTGCCGTACCTTTAGCTTGGCCCCGGCGGTCTTCAGTCCAGTAAAGAATTCAGCAGCCGCTTGGTGTTTTTCAGCGGAGTCTGTTTCTTTTTTTGCTAATGCCTCAAAAGGGTCCATTTGAAAACTCCTATGCCCGCCCTGTGGATGTTCTTTGTACATGGCCAAACAGGACAAAGGAAATATTTACAACTAAGCTCCCGCCGCCACCAGCGGTCACAGTAAGCTCTAAATCGCGCCCAAGCGGAACACCCAGGTCAATAATATTTGTTACACCCTTGGCTGGCTTAAGCGCTCCCGGCATTTGGCCTTCCCACCTAGCTAGAGGCGCTGGCCCCACCGCTGCTCCAGCGGTCGTGGCCCCAGGGACCGAGCCTTTTAAAATGTACGAGGTCGGGGTAGTGTTTGCGTGATCAGGAAGCGTCAAGCCTAATTTTATGTACTTACCACTACCTGGAATAACAAAAGTTTCAGATTGCCCAGCAGCGACGTCTACTTCGATTGTTCCATAAATTGGGTCTCTAGCTTGTGCCATACTTGTCTCCTACGCGTCCAAGTCTGAAAAGTAACCGTTAATAAACGCGTACTCAGAGGGGACTGCTGAACCATTTAATGCGTTCCCAAGATTGATCGCTTGCTTCAAACGAAACTTCTTCTGCTCGTAATTCTGGGTGAACAGGTTCATCCAATTCATAAGTTGCGGTGCTTTATCGGACACACTCACCTGGATGCCCTGCCCGTCAGAATAAGACATGTGGTTCCGCGTCTGTAACAGCCCTACAGAAGTAAGGATGTGTATTATCGAACCGTTTATTAGTAGTGATACTGACGGAAAGCTTTCCAAGGTGAACTGTCCCAGCAAAGGCGGAGTCATATTGAAGTCGTCTATACACTCCATTATCGCAAATGCGATCTCCCTGTCGGAGGTCTCTCGGCCAGCAATCAGTCTATTAAGTTCTGGGTAGTCGCGGAGCTTGGCGCGAATCAACGCAATGAGGTTGACTAGTTTTTTTGGCAGCGCCTTAGAAACGGATACCGCTGGACCCACCGCATTGCTATTCGGATTTTGGGGGTCGTTCGGCATCACTATTCTCCACGGGCTTCTTTGATCTGCTTAATCAAAACCGTCTTTGTCTCGCTCCCGCTCAGGGGCAACTTTAAGCTTTTGGCAAGAGAGACCAGTTGGGCTTTTCTTAGTGAGTTTATATTAGTCGGAGCCTGCCCACCAACCCATGCTTCATCGACATCAGGCGTTGATTTGTCGTCCGCAATAAATTCCCCGTCCTCAGTTCTTGCTCGAGTAGGCTTCTTTTTTGGCACGGGGCCCTTAGCGTCCTTACGGGCTTTTCGTGCTGCGGCAGCATCTCTCTCATGTAAAGACAGCAGCCCTCGATCAACAAGCGGCTTAAGCTGCGCAAGTAGGTCGTCGGATACTTCCACCGTGTCCCCTACTTTTACGTAGTCCCCACCAATACGGAGGGGATATTTTTCGCAGCGGATAAACATTAGTTGCTATCCCCTGGCTTGCTTTTTTTATCTTTCTTGGACGCCTTCTTTTTAGCAGGTTCCTTTTTAGGGGCCTCCGCCTTAGAAGCAGTCTTTGAAATAACCGCACCCTTACCAGACTCTTTTGCGCTCACCGGTGACGCCTCGGGAGTACTCGCTTTTTTATCAGTGGAGTCCTCTTTTGTTGGTAAAGATGCGGGCGGCTTAGGAGAAGAGGCCTTCTTGGGAGACGGGGTCTCTACCTGCGCGGGTGCTCCACCAATCGCCAGCAATTCGATAACGCCATGAGCAGCGTACTTGTCAATTAAATCTTTGTTGGCTTTATATGCGGCATCACCGATGGTGATCTTGCCACCAGTCTTAATGCGCCACGTGCCAATCGCAATACGGCCAACTGCGGAAGCTTTTCTCACCACAGGGTCTTTCTTATAGGCCGCCTTAGCTGGACCTTTCCGGCTATCTAATACATTTGTAATTTGATAAGGCATTACTTTCTCCTGAACAATAAAGAGGCACCCCCCAGGAAGCCTGGGGGGATACCTAAAATAACACGACTTAGAACTGCGTAACCTGCGGGAAGGTCTGGCCTTCATCCACAAGGTGGTTACGAGCGCCGAGATCTTCCTCAGCGACAGGCAATCGGTCACGCTGCGTAGCTGCGTTGTTAGCGGGGGTAGTAAGCGGGTCAACAGAACCAGCATACAGCTCCAACTTACGAACACCGGCAACATTACCAATGTACATGCCAATGTCTTCCCAAGCCTCAAACGAGATTCGGTTACGCTCTTTGTCAGCGTAGAACTTCGTCTTGTTGAGGAGCAAGAAGCCACCCAGATATTCAGGCGCTGTGAACGCATAAATATTACCTGGACGGAGGATGTCAGTTTTCAAAGTACGAACAAACTTACGGCCAATGACCGTGCTGTGCTTGTACCCGTCAACCACATTCTCAGCAATGATCTTGTCGCCAAGGTCATTGTGCAACCACGCATTGATATCCTCGAAGTCAGTGTCGGTCAGCAGAAACTGATCGCACCGCATACGAGAACCGCGAGTACCTGCGCCAACAGCGCTGCTACCCGTGAACGTTTGGAACAACGCAATCAGGTCCGCTTTGTCAACCGGTACAATTACCGCCTCATCGCAACCTGCGGCAGCGCCACCAACTGTCGATGGGAACAACGCAGCAGCTTTCACCTTGCCTACTTGAGCGGTAATGGTACCACCACCAGCGGGGTCAAGGTTAAACGCCGTGAACGCATCAGCGTCAGCATAGGTAGCACCGAACACAAGGCCCTGCGCATCCTGCTGCAATGACTGACAAGCCGACTCGACATGGGTCAAGAAGACACGGTCTTCAATCTCCTGAATGTCGTTGACGATATTACGCTTAATAATCTGCGTGATTGGCATCACATAGGCCATAAGCTCTTGTTCAGTTTGTTCAAAACGCTGCGAGCCAACCGTATGGAATGGTACTTCAAAGCGCGGGCCAGTGTAGTATCGAACCGTGGGTTGACCACGGAAAGACATACTCATAGCACGGCTTGTTGGTTCCACTTCAACGATCTTAACAAGCGTATCGTGGTTTACACTGACCTGAAGGTCAGATCGGCTTACCGACTTCGGGGGGAGTACTTTGCGAGCAAAGCTTTCCTCACGCAGACGGTCTCGGATGTAATCGCCACCCAGGGCAGCAATTTTTTCTTTTCCAGCCTCGGTATCGAGCTTACTTACGAAAAGCTCGTTGAGGACGTCACTAGGTACACTAGACATAATATCCTCCTTCCTTAGCTAAGTTGACCGACGAATCGGGGTTTTTCGTACAAATGTACTTTGATTGGACGATCATCGGCGGGAGCCAAAGCCCCATTTCCGTTATGACCAACGACATATCCAACAGACCAACCATGCAGCATATCAGCTACGGCAGGGCCAGTCGCCTTCATAGACGCCAAGACAAGACGCCCAGTTGCGCCAGCAACGGCTGTTGTCGATTGAATGACACTCACTGAAGACCCGATAGGGAACTCAGCTGCAATTGTACCAGCCGTAGCTTCGTACAGAGCGCAATCAACCTCAATTTCACCGTGTGCTAACGTGGCGACACGAGTGTCCCCAAGTGCTTGACGATCCGAACGTAATGCTGATCCCCACACCATTGCCAAACTAGAGGCATTGGCGTCGAGGGCCGTAACATTGGCTAGGACCGCGTCATGATAGATGAGGGCCTGAGGGTCCCCATCCTGCGGAACAAATTCACCATCTTCAGGCGCTGCAGTCATTCCACTACAATCTACGTCGCGAGTTTGCACTTTTAATGTAGACGAAGTTGGGCTGACGTTACGCCTTCGGACTGCGCTAAATGTTGCCATTTTAACTCTCCTTAGTTGTTAACGTTTATTCACTTCCGAGAAGAAAATTCTCGAAAGCACTAGCTGCATCAGCTTCAGGCACATCTGAAATTGACGCGAAAGACAGATCAGGTGGGGATAGGGCCAACGCCTCTTTAACAATCCGCAAGTCCTTTTTAGAAGCCAGCAATGCAGCTACCTTCTGCTTAAAAGGAACAGAATTATCAGAGAAACCTCGAGCATCCATCATAGATACAACCTCTTCCGCCTCATCTCGTTTTTGGTACTCTTGCAGAGCACTTGCCAACTTTTGATTTTCCTCCACCAATTTACGCAGAGTCTGCGGAACTTGGCTGAGGACTTCTTGAGCTGAGTTTTTGTCGATTGAACTCATGATTATGCCTCCTTACCAATCTGGGCCATCAACTTTCTTTTCAGATTGTCAGTGGCCTGTTTACGAGCCATGGGCCCTTCGCTACCGTGAACCTCGCCGGTCTCCGCACCTTGTAGGGTACTCTCGCCAAATTGCTCATCAGAGCTGAGTGCTGCATTCAACACATCAGCAAGGCTTTGGCCAGCACTAGCTGCCTTCACCGCCGCCTCACCATCAGCTTCATTTGAAGCTGGCTCTTCTGGTTCGTCGGGTGCAGTTTTCCCGACGTTAAAGATGTCCTCTTCAGACACAGGGTCTTCGGAGGTACTGCTGTAAAAAGTGTCAGACTCAGATTTGTCTGCCTCATCCGAATCACTTTCGTCGGACTTCAGATTTCTGAGCTTACCTAAAACGTTTTGGAACATTTCTTCTTTGGCCTCATCGGCCTTACTTTCCTGTTCCTTCTCTTCTTCTACGACTTCCTGCTTGGCAGAAATTCGTGACCGTAGACCCTCCCGTAACCGACTAGAAACGTCCGCAAGATTAACTACGTTATCTTCCGCAACTGTTTGTGGCTCTTCTTTGGGTGCGTCTGAGGTGAACCTCCCTGTTACGGGGTCCCTCCCAACGGCTTCTTTGCTAAGTTCTTGGTCAGCGCTTGTGTCAGCAGGGGCTGAAACAGCGTCTAAATTATCGATAATAAAATCTACCGCCGAGGCTAACTTTTCTACGTATACCGGATCTGTCAAACCAACACTGTTTTCGTTAGGTTTTTCAGATTCGACTACAGCAGAAGAACCGGCCCCAGCAAGCTTATCTATTAGATTATTTAATGAAGACATTTAGTGGTTCCTCCTGTTAAGAGCGGCCCCACCCACAACGGGCGGGACCTCCCATTAAACCTGTTTGCCGGTCTCGCTCTTCACCTTCTTCATAATACTAGCAGCTAGCAATGTGAACAAGGCAGCCTCTGCTGGTTTCTCTTTTAAAAGAGACCAGCTTTTGGACAAAGTTTCTTTTCCTACTTTATTAGCAGAGTGAAACTTCGCTTTTAGAGCTTTGACTGCAGCAGGCTTCATTCATGCACTCTTACTGCTGTAGATGCTGCGCAATAGCGTCAACGTCATAACCAGCTTCGGCAAGCATTTCGCCAGCGCGCTCAGTTACAGCGTTATCTAGTTGCTCATCATCAATAGCAGCGGAAGATTGCTTAACAGTTCCTGTGTCGAGGAAAGTCAGAATCTCTTGGGCGCGCTCCATAGAAGCTTGCTCAAAAGCCTGTGCAAACTCAGGATCGACTTCTTGGGTTGCCGCAGGCGCTTCTTCTTCGCTTGCAGTCTTCAAGAATCGATCACTGGGGCGACCAGAGGCGGTTTTTTCAGTACCACCCTGCTGAATCGAAGTGAGTTCGTCGTAGAAAGCGTGTGCCATCGTTCGGCCAAGAAAGTCAGCTTCTGCAAGCTTAACTTGGCTTTCATCTTCTTCACCTGCTTCAGGAGCAGCGTCAGCAGCAGCGGCAGTCTTTTCAACTTCTCCACCCATAGCTTCTTGCAAGATTTCAAGAATGTCATCATCATTAAACTCATTAAGATCAATACCTTCTGCGGCTGCGACCTTCTCGAGTTCTTCCAACAGTGCGGCCTCAGCAGTTTTTTCAACACCAGAATTGGTGTCAATGTTTCCCTGGGTACCATATGCTTGTGCTAGCAGTTCGTTCATTTTAATTCTCCTTAAGAATTTTCGGTTTTGACTGCGTCCCAGCATCGTCTCTGATAAAAAATTTCATCTAGATACCCCTGGACTAAGAAAACTTGACCGCAAGATTGTTCAACGACTTGTCAAACATACCCGAACTTTTAAAGCCCATACCCAAACGGGTAAGACCTACAAAGACCGATGTGGCCAAGATTGGATGCCTCTCGATAAACCTATCAAGCGGACCAGTTTTCTGGTGAGTACGCCGTCTTTTGCCTCTTACGTGCGCACCGTAAAGATAAGCCATGGGCAAAACACCAACCAACGCTAAAGGCAGCTTAGCTGTTTTTGTTAGTTGAGAACCCATCATAAACTCATCTTCCAGACCTGGGCCGTTAATGGCCGAGAGTAATCCTATATCATCACTTGTAATATGAGCAACAATGGAACCTATTTTGTCCATCAATTGCTCACGATAACCATTGTATCCTGCTGCAATACCTTTAAGAAGGATCTTTTCGTCAGGACTAATATCAATATTGCTCACTTGCCCCTCTTTGTGCAGGCTAAGCATACCCGGAGATAGCTGGCTTGTGGAAGGTGGGGAAGTTCTAATAATCATTATACGCCTTGTAATAACAGGGCCAAACATACTACGTTTTGGTATAATGTCCATAAGCATATCTTTAATTGGGCACGAGAACTGGCTACGATTCCCAATCTGGATACTTCTGTCTACATCTCCGGACGGCGCAAACGTATGATTTGCCGCAGACAGCCTGTCGGCCAAAGGCTTCTTACCAATCCTTATGAGGATAATCCTCTGAAACTCTTTTGGCTTGAGAACTATCCCTGCTGACGCGGAGGTTGTCAGCGCTTTCTCAATGGGGCTTTTTGCCATCCTATCCAAAATATTACTAGAAATATCAGGCTCATGGCGTTCTATGTGGGGCATAACTCGTGCAGAGAGCGCTGGTACCTCTTTAAGAATAGTTGATATTTTACTCCGCGCAGCCATCTTCTCCTTCAGAACTTGTACCGCGTACCCGTCTCGGATGCCTGCGTCTTCTGCTGCAGCTGCGGAGGAGGTGCCGTAGATGGAAGCCACTTTTGCCATCGCATAGCTAGTGCGGTCAGCACCAATAACAACAAAGCTAAGGTCGAAAAACTTAGGCTTTGGGTTGTAGACAAAGACTTTGCGGCCATCCGGGAATGTTTTGCCCATCATGGTCTTTGTATGAGCGCAGTAGTCCGCCCGGGTCTTGGACTTATGGCCACAGATAGAGCAGATATCATATTTAACGCGACAACCCATACTAACTGCAGGGTTTTCGCCAGCGTCTAATTTTCGCACAAGGTCCCCGTGGCCTTCAGCCTCAGCCTTGGCTCTGTCAATCATCAAGATTAACTCAACCCGGTGCATCACAGGATTATAAATAGTATGGACCACTTTGCCGACAGAGCGCTCTATGTCTTTGTTTTTGTGGTGTCGGTATATACCCGCGTCGGTAAATGTTTTGTGCCCAGAATTACAGGTAGGGTCTGTGGGGTTTAGCTCCTTCTCCTCAAAATAATCACCGTTAATATTACTGCCATAATACTCACCGGCCCCTAGAGCGTTTACTAGAACGTACAGATGGCCGTCACTGGGTTTAATATCATCGATGTATGAAGAAATTTGGGGATGTAGGCTGCTGCAAAAAGCCGTCTTAACAAATCCAATTGACGGATTAATGGCCTGTACAAAGATGTTTCCATCTTCATCGGAGCCTGGGAATGTAAGTAACTTAAGCATATTTGTCGCGACCTTCTACCTTTGTATATATTACCTGCTTTGGTTCCTGCGTTGAAGGATATTAACAAGTCTTTTTTCACTACGCGTGAGTTTATCACCTTTTCGTATCCTACCGGCAAGTGCGCGGGCCCAAATAGGCCTAGTCAGCGCAGTCCCTAAAGCCCCAGTGGCTCCCTCTGTCAGAGCCCCTGTTGGGCCGCCAGTCAATAGACCGATTGCTGCACGACCCAGGGCATGAGTACTTGGGCTTATGTATGCCTCCGAAAGGCTGCCCACCCCGCCGGTACCTTTCTTCGGGGCGCTGCCCCTTATTAGCTTGGACATCTCCTGCCCCACAAAGCCACCACGACCAGACTTTAACTTATTAACAAGCCCCCGCGCATATATCTCACGTTCAGGGTAGGCGATAATCCCCGCCAAGGCTCCTGAGAGCCCTGCAGTTGTCGCTATTTGCTTGTTAGTCGCACCCTTCCCTAAAGTATTCTTAACCCCTAACCTAGTAAAAAACCGCTTCGAGGCCTCCGTTCCCAGGGCCTTCCTGATAGCCAACATCACTAAGGCAGTGGAGCCCGCACCAGACACGAACTTGCCAACAGGATTGGTGGCCATCCTGGACAGGGGGAAGCTGCTTTCGGCTTTCGGCTCGGGCATAGGTTAACCCGCGTAGCTTAGAAGCTCGGCACCAGTGCCCGCAAAAGCACCTCGAAGAAGGCTGTCCTTCCTCTTTGAGTCACTCAAGTGCTTCGAGACCTCTGTAAGAGTTTTTATATCGATTGGTTGGATGCCCTCATCTTTGAACTGTAAGGATCTTTTTAGGAAGGAGCCCGCTACAAGAGGATCACTAGCCATTACTGGGTTAAACTTATAGAGGGTTCTAAAAATCTTGGAAACATCCCCTGGACGCTCTTTTTTTAGACCAGGATTCTCGTCCATCATCTTGTTAAAGTATTTCTTCTTCTTCAGAGGCTCCGCTATTAGCTCTTGCATCCCCTCTACGCCTTTGATCCCTCCAGCGAGAGCGGCACCGCCAGCACCAAACATTAAGGCTTTTCTGCCAACGGTATCTTTACCTATCAGCTCTTGGATAAGAGTTTTCTTGGGGGCTCGCTTTGCCATCGCCGCAGTGGCGAGTGCCCCTCCGCCAAGCAAAACACCTTTACCCAAAGCACTTCGGATGCTTTTAGCAACATCATCAGCATTAACAGCCTTGCCCCCCACATCTTTGAAATAGTTCAATATCTTTTTCAGATTGTCACTCTTGGGTGCTGATGCGGGCGGTGGCGTCTTGGGACTGGGTGAGCCCTTGGGAGACGCGCCCATATCTTTGTCGGCGTTGGGAAACATCCCCTTGATAGCTTTATCAAGGCGCGGGTCATTCTCTAAGCTCTTAAACTTATATTTTGACTTTGGGGGCGTGCTTGCCGAGTAGCTTGGCTTTCGTGATTTCCGCCGAGTACCAACATTATAAGATTCGACACTCCCTGCATCGATCTTCTTGCCCGTGCCACCAGCGTACGTATAAGCGGCTAATTTAGTTAGTAATCGTATTCTTCGTTCTAAATCCATGTTTAACCCCATGCCCTTCTCTGGAAGGGATTTTCTACATCCGGTGAGCGCCACTGGCGAATAGTCTCTGGTGAAATATCTGTATTAGGGCGCGGGGCTACGCTAGCCGCCACCTGCCTCATGTCAGGATTTTTCGCTAAGTAGTAAGCTAGAAGGGCACCGCCACCAGTCAAGATTGGGTGGTTCCGAGCAAATCCCACCACACCCCCGGGCACGAACTTCCGCTTGTAATACTGTGGAAGGGTATGCCCTTCCATGGTGGCCTTATATGCCTTACCGGGCTTCATCCCAGCTTTAATCTCCGCATACTCCCCCCGGGTAATAGGATCTAAGCCCCGTTGGCCAGGAACCTCTTTTAACCGCTTCCCGTACATGGGGTGCATGGGGTTCCACTGTTTAGGGCCAAACATGAGCCCGCCAACCCCACCGGAAACAAGATCACCAGGGACCCTGGCTACACGTGCCATCGGGCCATAAATTATGTCCCCAAGGCTTGCGGCAAGCTTTGCTTTTGCGGCTCTTTTTTCAAGGGGGGTCATCATGATTAAACGACTCCTGGTCCTTGGGGCCCCTGGGGTCCGGGAGATCCCGGGGGCGCTGCGGCAGGTGGGCCCGCCATGCCCGGGCCAACAGGTGCGGGTGCGCCTGCAGGGGGTTGCGCGCCTTGCGGCGGCATCGCTCCCTCAGGCCCGGGCGGTGGCGGCGGTTGGGGAGCGCCAAATAATTGGGCTGCTGAAGATGACATATCGGGGCCTTTCAGGATAGCCAAAAGCTCCTGCATGCCCATCTGTGTTCTGACAACAGCCGCCTGTGCCATTTGAAGTTTCCCCGAGACGCTCTCAAGCTCTTGGGTTAGACCCGTAACTGGGTTTGACATCAGCATGCCCATCCCAAGCTTCTTAAGCTCCTCACCGTGCCCAAATTCAACTAAGCTTCCAACATGCTCACCAATAACGTTTAGTAGCCCTTCGGAAGCACCGCCAGCCTCAATTGCATAACCAATAATACCTGCGCTATTCCCGGCCCGAGAAGCCTCTTTGCACAGGTCCTTAAGAGCTGCCAGCTTGATGCAGAAGTGGTCGCCAAGAACTTCTTTTTCAGATTCAGCGTTTTTGTTCTCTGCGTGTAGGTCCAAAAATTCACGTGCGGCGTCCCTGGTGCCGGGGTTAACGTGAGGCTCGATACCAGCCTTCTTTTCTAGCGAGGCCCCGTAAGTGTTGAGGAATCCCTGAACCTGCTCTGGCGTGTAGTCTGGGTATGCCTGCTTTACGGCGTCCCTGGCTGCCACCCCCTGCTTAATAAGCGTGCGCACGGCGCTGACATTAGCGGTTTTTTCCATACCTGATCCAGTAAACACGTCCTCCAAATCAATGGCCTCTTGGCCAGCGATATACCGAAAGTGGCTAGGCACAGCAGGCCTGTTCACAGAGGCCGTCTTCTCTTTTGTGGGGGACAGGCTTTGAGCCACTGCTGTGGCCTCCGCCATGGGGAAAGTGATATTTTTATCGAAGCCAAGCTTAAACATGGTCGAAAAAGTATCATTATTTGCATACTCGGAGACACGTTTAATCTGCTCGAGATTCAACCCAGACTCTTTGGCAAACTCTAGAATGGTGTCATTCAGCGGAGTCTTGTTCTGAACATACCGTACAGCAGCCTGCTTCCCCATGTGCCTAAGCTCCGAAGAAGAGAGACCAGCGTCTTCCTTGGTTAACAAATACTTTTCTAGTTCGTTCATTAGTATCTCCGCTTCTTATTATCTTCTTTGTCCCCTATAGGACTGATAATATCAGGTCTTGGGTGCTGCATCATAGAGGCCAAAAAACAATACGTTAGCGAATGAAGGGTATCATCCGTGGTACCAGGGGTCCTCTGAACAACTGTGGTTCTCCTAGATTCATTATACTCCGTAAATACAGATAACATATCACTACCAAAGGGTTGTTCAATCTCTTCCCATTTCGGAAAAGCAAATTCATTTTTTCGATTGAGTGCGTTAATAATCGCCATTAATGCCTCTGTTCGGTTCACCATGAATCTACTAAGGCTCTTATCAAAATAGAGCTTTTTAGTGTTTACGTACTGATACCGCGCGATCCTTCGGATGCCAAATGTTCTAATTAGCTTATCATTTCTGTCAAACCCACCACCGTAGTCTACACCAACTACTGCTATATTAAAACGATCAATATAACCACTAATAACGCGCATTAAATTCTCAGGCTCGGCCTCCTCGCCCTCAAAGCGCTTCATAAGCAGGATATTAAAGCGGTCCTTAATATAGCAACCTATAGTCATTACCGTGTAGGAATTCTCAGCGGTTCCCCAATCTATCCCCATAAACATTTTACTGCGTCCCCTGAACTTATCGGCGTCTGCCATGCTCCGGTCGGTGCAGTTCGCTATTAGGGTGTCTCTAGTCAGAGGCTTGCTACCAGAGTCAAATGGGAGCCCGAGCACCTCGTTGTAAAACTGGGCTCTGCTGTAGCGTTTCTTCTTATCTAAAATTTCGTGCCAATTCACCCAAGGCGTAATCACCTGAGGAATTCTATACCCCTCGAAGGGCTCCTTGATTGGTGGGTTCTCCAGCCAGTGGGGGGACCTCATAGAGGCCCACTGGGCCTTCTCGTGGCTAGGGTTTATCTGCTTGTTGCACTTGTCACACATCAAGAAGTCGGGACCAATATTATCGATCCCTATCTTATTCCAAGCGTTACACCCGTCGCAAGGGATTACCCACTCGTTCTGGGTAGAGAACTGACTCCAGTAGTAACTTATTGTATTATCGACGCTTTTGGGGGTTCCTGAATATCGCAGGATCTTGAGGGGGGAGTGTGCTAGAGCCTCTTCGATTACGGGGATAACTTCCGTTAGAATGTCTTGGATCTCATCAAGAAGCAACATATCAGCCGAGATGCCACGGACACGATCAGCATGCAGGAAAGCATAGCGCATAGTTAGATCAGACCCAGTTATGAACTTCTTATACAGAACGTTATTCTTGGTGTTCTCTCCCCTGGAGAACACCTGTAGGTGGGGAGACATCTCGATAGGGGTAGCGATACGGTCTCTTGAAAACGTCTCAGTCTGCTGCTGGGTGGGGCTTACAAACAGCGCGCGAAAATGGCGTCGGAGCAGTGTATATGTAAGAATAATATTCCCGAGTGTGGTACTCTTCTCTACCTGCCGCCCACAGAGCAACAAAACTCTACGAGCGGGGGTATCATATATAGGGAGAAGGTATTCACGCCCTTTGAAGGAAAACTTATTGAGATCACCCCCTGTAGCAATATTCATAAAAGAACCCACAAACTCGGTAGGAAACATCTCCAGCGATTGCTGTATGGTTTCCTCTGTCTCGTGAACTCGAATCATGAATGAAGAATCCCTTAAAAGAATTGTTGCGTCTCTTTCCAGAGCGATTGGTAATGACCTATTGGCCTATGAGAAAAAGGAAGACTCTTGGGAGTTATCCATATGGTCACCCATTCTACCGAGTGAAAAGAAACTTCTCAACGACTTCATTAGAAGCTCCTTGGGGCCACGGGTCAAGGTAAGGATTAACTCGAAAAGAGGAAAAATAGTAATATCTAAAAAGAAGTAGGTCATTTCTCGCCCCCTACATCCGAAAAATCATTGCAGACAAAGTCAGATCTAACCGGAGACTGGGCGTACCTTGAGCACCAACCGTCACCCTTCCAAGACCTACCAGCAGTGTAGGTAAAGTTCTCACAGCTTCCACAGGACGCATAATCCTTAGACACTCTGAGGTTGGGTGGGTTGGCCTGGGCTAGCTTTTGCCGAATTCCTTCCAAAGAATCTGGAGAAAAGGCCAGGAGACTTCTTTTGGGTTGTGGGTTTTTTGGCGTAGACATAGCGGGTCTTCCCTTGCGAATCTGTATATTTGTACAGGTGCTTTTTGTTCTTATAAGCCTTATAAAATTGCTTTTGCTGCGTAAACTTTCCTCGCGCAACACTATCCATCCATTGGTCAGTTGTTCTGGGGGTTGTCTTGCCAAACATTCTTCCAATGACACCCGGCTTTGCGCTTTCCGGCGCAACGCTCTGATACCTCCGGACATTGACAACACGCTCTTCTTCGGGGCGATGCTTCTGACCACCCAGCCTTCTAGCGCGGCCCTCGGCCTGCAAGACTCGCTGAGGGTTGAAGTGGCCGTCAAGAGAGTAAAACGCAGTGGAGTTTCTAAGGTCCAAGCCTTCAGCGCCCGCCCCACTCAGCACGATAACTCGCTTCTTACCCTCTTTGTAGTCTTTGACCCCAGCCTGTCTCGAAACGCCGGTAACCTTATCACCACCAACGGTGGTGCCCTTGCCCACAAATACTGCGTGAGAGATACCTAGGTCTTTTAGGCCAGCAGAGATAACGTCTATGCCGCCGCGCACAAGGTTTGAATAGAGGACCACTTTATTATCTGGCGCTTCTGCCAAATGCTGTTTAGTGTCCTGCAGTAACTTGCTAACTTTGGGGGTTCTCTTTGCGGACTGCGCAAGCGTTATATCGCTCCGCCCAGCCTCAAGAGAGTTCGAGAGTTGACGCGCCTGGGATATCTGCGCGAAGAGCATCTTGGCGTCTTTTACAGTTATATTAGGGTCTTTCTTCGTGATGTACTTTTTTATGGGGCCCAGTTTATCTAGAGACAATTGGTACAGCCTGTACTGCTCCTTAGACATAGGGACTTCAACAACCTTGGTTTCCTTCCGAGGCATTGACTTGCCTTTCAGGCTCTTAGTCTCTACGTAGTCTATTTTTGTGCCTGTCCGCTCCCGTAACTCTGCGACATTCCGCATGCCGACAACTTTCTTCTTCGAATCGTTAAACCCCTTAGTAAACCCAATTGTCTCGGTGTACCTCCGCTTAAACTGCTTAGGGGTCATATCCCGAGTCCCCTCGGACAGGGTAAGCAACGTGGCTAACTCAGAAGGTCTATTATTAATCATAGACGCGGTGAGGCCCATAAAATTAGTAGCTAATTGCCGTGCCGCCTGGAGCGCCTTGTAGGTGCTCGCGCTCTCATTACGTGTCTTGTGAAACTCATCCGCAATGATGGTGTCTGCGCCCGTTCTCTTCATAAAGCCAATAGGGTCACGGCGAAACATCGCGTAGCTTACAATTGTATAGTCCTTGTCGGACTCCTCCCCGGGGCGGATGTACCCAGACTTTTTTGACTTCTCTGAGGAAGACCCAATTGCCTGCCATGTACTATTAGTGAACTTCTCAACACCGTTTGTTGCGAAGTTGTCTCGAAGGCCCGAGGGAACAATGACAATAGCCTTTCTGGCCTTGCCCTCATGCTTCATTTTCTCAAAGCCGTAGATGCTGGTGACAGTCTTCCCTGTGCCCATCTCATGGGCGAGGATCATCTTGCCCTTATTAGCGAAAAGCCTATCAATGGCCGCCGCCTGATGTTCATAGGGCTTAAACCACTCTTTCAAGGAAGGAATCCCTGTCCCGTGGGCAGGTTTATCCACTTTCTCAGCAGCCTTCTTTATTAAGTAGTCACCTAAGGGCACGTGATAACCTCAACTTCTACGGCTTGTAGACTTACGCCACGCATGGTTTTCTTCCATCATATTATCGCCTCGTTGCCAATGCTGCACCAGCCCCCGCAAGCATTGGAACTGCTGCGGCCTCCGAAAAGGTTAATCTAGCAGGGGTAACCCCTCGGTTTAGTAACTGCTGCCCCTTACCAGACATTGCTCCCCTGCCCATCTCCGCAACCCGCCTCGCGGCCCCGCCAACTGTGCGAGAAAAGTCTCTAGAGGCGGGGGAAATTCCGTAATCCATACCCAGCTCTAGCGCTGTTGTTGCGCGAGATTTCCGCATCCCCGGCAAGAACGCCTCACGGACACCCTGCCCAGCAGACTCCAAAGCTTTATCCTGTATTGTTTTCGATTTGGTCCCCAGCCCCTTAAGGGCATTAACTCCTAAGTGAGCGCCACCAAAACCAGCTAAACCTGCCGCAACATGGGCGGGTATGGTAGCACCGCCGCTAAGAAGCGCTGACGCGCCTAGTGCGCCGAGGCCCGCACCGCCCACAATTAGATCGGGCAAGGCCGAGTTTTTCTTAGGGTCCTGAGCTAACGTTTTAGGGAGACCGCGTACTGCGCGCCCTTCCTGAGACAATGCGCCTCTGCCGCTGTGAAGCATTGCTTGGTAAGCCTTTTGAATGCTTGCGCCACCCGGAACGCGGCCCATAACCATTCCGGTTGCGAAGGGAGACTTGCCGCCTTTACCTATAGCTTTATCAATAGCTTCCGGTAATTGGTTCCAGACAGGGGTGGGTTCCCCACGCTTGCTTGTTTTCATTACGGGAGTGATACCTTTCTTGAAAATCTCCAAGGCTTGCTCTCTGTAGCCAGGGGGCACTCCGCGTAGAAGCTTGCCAAATTCGATCCCCATCTGCCTATTGTACTTCAATGACGGGAGAGCCACTCCTAGGGCAACGCCGGATCGTAACCCCGGATTTGTCCGACCTGCCAAACCCTCGCGGATGCCGATAGCCAACTGGTCTACCTTATGGCGCTGCATCCACTCCTGGGTTTTAGGCCCCCCGGGCATGCGTCGGAGCAAAGCCCCAGGTTTTCCGTAGCCCATCATCGCCTTTTCAGCGCCATGGAAAATAGGGAGAGCCGCAACGCCCACCGCAAGATGGTGCGCCGCTGCACCAGCCAACCCCATGCTGAGGGGGCCAATGGCTTCTTTCGTTATAGAGCTATTCTTTTCCATGGCCTTTAGGGCACCATCGACTGCGGCAGACAAGACAAGCCCGCCGAGAAGCCCGCCAGCCGCGCCACCACCAGCCGCTGACGTAGCCTTCCTAAACACCTGATTGAGTCCTTTTCGGCCACCTGGGCCCATGCCGCCCACGGCCACGCTTTCCGCGCCCCGTGCTAACGCGCCCATTGCAGCACCAGACAACGCAGGCAACATGTACTTTTTATATGTAGAGGTTGTGCCGTCTTTTTTCTTTTTTCTTCCCGCAGCGATGCTTAACCCCATAGCAAGTGCGGCGGGGGTTTTATAACTAATTCGTGTAGCGCCAAGACGTAAACCGTGTCGAGCCGCAGCGGACCCAGTGACGCCCTTACTTTTAGCCCTGGCAGCCCTGTACCCTTCTACAAATCCTTTTTGCCCCTGATAGATAGCTGCGGTCGAGCCTAAAAGAGCTAGGCCTTTCATCTGGGTGGATTTGTCTTTGGAAGAGACATTTTTCAATCCCTGAAGAAAGATGGGGGCTGTAAGAATGCCGATACCAGCGCCGATAGCGCGCCCAGAGCCTCGACCCTTAAACCCTTGTTGCAGCAAACTTTTTGTGGTCTTTTTAGACCCGAGAAGTTTGGATTCTACGGTGTGTTCGATGGTCCCCTTGGGGAGATCACCAATAATAGCCTTGGCCCCAAAAGCCGGTGCTGCCAGAGCTACCGATTTCAAGTAACCGTGTCCGGTGTCTTTTTTATTGCTGCCCATTAGTCTGTACCGCCTTCGAGATTTTTTCGACCATCCGCTCTATTAGGCCCTCATTTAGGATAGATAATTCTTTGACCTCACCATACCAGCTATCAACCTCTGGTACGTACTCTACGATAACGTTGTCCTTGGGGAAAGCTGAAAAGGCGGAGGTAAGTGAGTCCCCAAAATCTTTAGGAAACTCGGGTTCTCCCCAAAAGTGGAATTTAACGCCTGTGTCATACTTGTAGTATTCGGTCTTGACACCAGGAACGACCGTCTTGGCTAAAACAAAAATAACAGGTTCAATTTTAAAACTGGTGTTAAACATACCTAATCCTCGCCCCTCTTCAAGCTTTCCAAGCTTGTAATATCACGCTTGCCCAGTTTAATGGCAACACTTCTCAGTTCTTCTAGAACTTGTTGAACCTCATCCCCGGTTCTATTTAATTCTTCTGTAGCCTTAAAGATGTTTTCAGCCCACATTTTGGCTGTCATGGCCGTATCTCTATTATTGGGAGACGCAGTAGTTTCGAAAAACCGCATGGCTGACTCGTGAAACACGCTCCGGATAACGTCCTTCTGGGGCAGGTCTACACGGTACCCTGTGCGCCATAGAGCATATTCAATGCCCTGCTTATAGCATTGCTGGAGCATCTTCCCGTCTGGGTACTTATCGAGGTATGCGAACCATTCACGCCCAGACAATAGCTCCCGATTCCAGAAGTAATGTCTATACATATCGATGGTCTTTTGGGCCACCTTTTGACCACCGATCTCCAAAATATAACTGCTAATATCCTCTAAAGAAGCATCACTCAGTATTAGGGCTTCCAGCAGGGGCCTTATTTTTGTGTCCCCAAGCAGGTCCCTTGCGCGCAGAGCGTGCCTCTGCTCCGTAGCCATGGACATGATGCGTTGGCGTCTGACCCACGCTTTTGTGGGGCTGTTTGTAATATCGAATCTGGCGGGTTTTGTTTCTCTAAGCTTTGCGTTAATCCCTCTGAGGTACTCGCTCGACGGCTCTGGCATGCGGTACATACACGCAGCCGCAGCAATTTGCCCCTGGTTCAGACCAGAGAACAAAAGCATGTATTTTAGCCAGTACTCATTGGGTTGTTTCATAACTTCCTATTTATAAGTTCACCTTACAAAGAAACGTCTGCCCTAATCTGAAGCTTCTTTAATCCTTGCGAGGCGCGCTCAATACCCTTTAAAGCGGAAGATACCGCGCTTTCGGGAACATCAGAAAGGCCTAGGCGGATACCCACTAGCAACTCTGCGAGCTTGGAAGCCGCCTCCTCCAGAGTAGGGATCGCATCCACATACCCCTGGATGTTTTCAGGGGTAACAAAATTCAAAGAAAGGACGGAGTCCACGGTGTTCGGGTTTGTCAGGGCGGCAGCCTCTTTTACCAAGTCAATATGGATGACTTCTGCCAGCTTCACGGCCTCGCTAGAAACAGTGGGACTTTCCTCGGGAAGCCCAAAGCTGTTCTTAGCAACAAAGGAAAAGGCTCCTTGTTTGGTGGCAGCAGCCAGTTTTTTCATAGCTCCTGCCGGTGTATCCCCAAGGACCCCAAGGAACAGTAATGCGTCTGCAGCGTTAAGCTTAGCGTTGGCGGTTTTGTCCAAGATGGCCACAGGCCGCCCACTAAAGGAGAACTCGGAGCCATCCGAACGGAGACAAACCTCCATCATTCGGTCCTGACTGGAGGCAATTTTGTCTACACCAACAGTATCGGAAGCGTAGCGGCCTCCGAAGGCAAGAGGAACGAACACAGCGCTATCGGGAAAAAGGTAGTCATTGCCCTTGATAAGAACTGGCTGGGTTACACTTGCTAATTTCAAAGCGCCACGACCGCGCAAAGGATGATCATATAGATAGGAAGTCTCCCCATCAAACTCAACCTTATTGAGGACTTTTATAGGCTCTGTGACCGCAGCGGTCTTCAGAACAAAGACGCCATCACCGAGGGGCTCCCCGCCTGACAGCGCCGCCAGATTCAGATCTCCACAACGAACACCGGCCACTTTTTCCTGCAACGAGGCTCCGGACTCACCAACTACCAGGCAAAGGTCCATGTCGTGGCCGTCGAAAGACACAAGGTTGCTAATCACAGCGGCGCGCTGCGCCCGACCCGTTTTAGTCATAACTGAGTACACGCCATCAGCCTTAACGGTCTTTAGATTGGCTGTTTTCTCCACCGGGACAAGCTCTTTGTTCTCAGCGGAAACAAGCAACGTGTGACCATTATTGATAACGCCCTGCCGGATCTCAACAGGGATTTCTTGCCCTTCTACATTGTTTAGGAAAATCTCCTGCGAGACCCCATCGACAGAAGCCATCTTAAGCTTGTAGCCGCCACCAACCTTGGACACAACTGTTGCGTCAAAGTCATCCATTGATTTGTGTTCCTCAACAGCGTCTTCCTTTTCGCCCATTCTCTCTGCCAGCTTCACCACAGCCGCACTAAAAGCCTCATTAAGAACAACGGCATCCTTCAAAGATTGGTCACCAGCAACCTTTTCCAGAAAAGAGGCTACCGCTTGCGTGTCAATTCCTTTGCCAAGCGCGTCTAGGACAGATGCTTGCTTCACTGTAGTATTGACCGCAGTGGCTCCGCCACCAGTCATGGCTGCTGGATCTTGGGGCCCAAAGTTCTGAGCACCCGCAGAGGTGGCTGGTGACATTGCGGGCGCAACAACATAGGGGCTCATGTCAAACAACGCTGCGGAGACCCTCTCCTCATTTAGTGGCAGGAAACGCCCATCGGGGGAAATGAAAACATCAAACGAGTAAGCCTTCTTGTTTTCAACAATAATAGGAATCCTAAGGGCTCGTTCATCTTGCGGGGTTTCCTTTTCGGGGGAACGGATCATCTCGCCCATCCGCGCCGCACCCGCAGGAGAAGGCATATCGGGAGCCTGGGTAACCTTGAAAACCCCGTACATATACCCAAGGCTCTGGTCTTGCCCCTCAATAGACATATTGACCTGATACTTTCCAAGATAGGAATGCTGCTTATACAGGTGTGCCAACAGCTCACTTGGATAAGTGCTAGGGTTATCGCCAAGGATGAACTTGGATGCCGTTTTCTCAAAAGTTGGCGTTCGAAGTTTTCTAATAAGATCCATTTTATTACCTCTTAGACCCAGGGGATTGGTGGTGACCCTGGTGTAGTTTGCGTTCCGGATGCTGCCCACAATGATAATACCCCGTTTAGGACTATTGTTGAAGGCATAGTAGTAGCTGAAGGTGGCAATGTTGCCAAAATAATTAAATTTAAGGGGACCACAGGGGGTGCGTGAACAACCGGTGCGGGTGGCGTTACGTTCCCCGGGGCCGCGCACATTGTGGCGAATACGGTAAACCCCGCCGCCAAAGTTTCGTGTGATAGAATATTAACAGCGCCCCCCTGGGCGGCTTTAACAGTCGTAATAAATAGTTCCTCTCCTGCGTCTAAGCCGAGCGGGGTCCATTTAGGTATTTCACCGTTCTTAAAAAAAGCTCGAGCCACCTTTGCCCAACCGGAGACACAGTCCATATCTTCAGCCCCGGCAGCCAGTGCACCAGATACAGCAAGCTGGATTGCCTCATCTACGTCTGCAATGGCTGTGGCGTAAGGCATTATTTCTTCACCTTTACTGTAGATGACCCAACCTTGTTCCAGGCGGGGGGCTGCGCAGGCGTTATTTGAATCATCCCGGGACTCGTCGGTCCCCAAGCAGTCAGTACCTGAAGCTGTGTTTTCATGTAGAGATCTAGGTCCGAAAATCTAACGACGCCCGTGTCAGCCGAATCACCAAGATCAATAGTTGTGGCATTAATATCCACGTGCGGAGACTTAATCTCAACGCTGTCTAGGACGTCCATTACGACTTTCTTGCACGCCATTTCGAATTCATTACTCTTGAGAAACTCCATGTAGGCGCTTCCGTCCGCATCCTTTGCTCCCTCACCCCAGTCAAGTCGGGCTGAGCCGTGGACTGCCGCATAGAAGTCTTTCTCTATTTCGTGACGGATGCTGCCCTTTGTAAAAACAAAGTTGTCCCCATCACGGTTTAGCTGAAACGCATAGGTTACTTTGTCTTTATTATTACCGTCATCGTGATTATAAATAGTAATACTTATAACGCCCTTCTCCTCTGCGGTAATGCCCTCCTCTGGCGGACTGCCCTTGCCCTGCTTCAGATCCGCATTTGCAAATATATGCTCTGCGTCCACCTCAGTGTCTAAAGTTTCGTCCGTAAGTCTGCCTACACGCATCTCTACCGTATACTTACCTTTGGATACATCTTCCTGCGTTAGGTCCTTAATATTATAACGCACCAATACGGGAGTTTCTTCAGCAGTTTTGAGCGCGTTCTTCTGATTCTCGTCTAAAAAATAATTTGAGCTTGGTACGCTCCCAGTGCCTCCGGAGGGGGTTTCTCCATATGCCAGGACGGCATGACCCCATTCAATCTCTCCTACAGGGCTGTATGCCTGATATTTTTGGAAGTAGTCCCTAACAACATTTTCGACAGGGATGTAAATTCTCTGCGCCAAACCTGTGGAGCCAATTTGCACTATCCCGCCCCTTCGGACCACAATTTGGTTTTCGTCTGCTGTGCCGAGGTAGATGTCCCCGGGCTCTAGCGGGTGACGAAATCCGCGCCAACTGGGGTCTGTGTCCGTTTCATCAATGGTGGCGTATCTTTCCAGGCTTCCCGAACTAGAGCCCTCCAACCGCTCAGCAAGCGCCTCAGATTCAGTGGGCGCTACCGTGGTGGGGTTCAAAACAAAGCCTAAAATAAAGTGTGTCCCGTCCCCACAGGTACACACATAACAAGTAGAATCAATCTCAGGCATGAAGTGTACGCCGCCGCCATGATCTCGGTGGCAGTAAGGGGTTGCAAACGGGATAGGGCCCAATGGTCTAAGGGAGAAAACGGTTTCAAGATCCACAGTCCAATTCTCAAAGTTAACCGCAGTGACTCTAGCCAACGTTATATTTGCAGGCCCATTAGCATCGGAAACAGTCTTTGCGTACGGATCAGGCATTAATACGGCCCCTTTGTAAGCTTATCCTTCTTGCCAAATTCCGCAGAGAACGCAAGTCCGGGCGCTGGGTGCAGCCCGTGGATATCAGACTCCCAGCCCTCGTTTGCCGCACGGATGAATGTTTCTTTTAACTTCCTGTACTGAAGTCTGGCAAGCCAATCTGTTGTTTGGTCAAGCGGTAGTGTTTCTACACCGCGCAACATCGGCTCAGTCTTTATTGGATTTTTCATAGCCTTGTTCAAAGAGTTCGCATGTGACAAGGAGATGTAGTCCCCACGGATAAACTTGCTGGAATCGCCGGGGTCTGTGACCTTTCCAAGGTTAGTTAAAGCTTTCGTGACCACCTCAACATTTCTCTTCTTAATGCCCTCCTTCTCGTAGACTTTATGTATCTCGTCTGCGAGGTATCTCTGGACTGTTTCGATATTTGTTTTCTCTAAAAGCTCGTGCGGGTTTATGATCCCACCAGTCAGCGACTGACCGCGCCTAACCTTTGCGCCGCTCTTAACGGAGACCTCTAGGTTGCCCGGTACGTAGACTTCCTGATTACCAATAGTAATGTCATGTCCACCGATTGGGCTTACCTTTACAGAAGATATGGTGCCAGTTGCAGGCGAAAGAATAGCGGAATTAGCAAGCTTTTCTGGCATTTTTAATAATTGTGAAACACGATGAATCCCGCTAACTACGGAGCTTCCGCCTCCCGCAACGCCACCGGTATGGAATGCCTTCATGGATAGCTGAGTGCCCCGCTCACCGATAGAGGTCCCAGCAATAAGACCTATATTGACCCCCTTAGCAATTGGGTTGCCATTGTCCGCAATACCGTAACACTTGGAACACAGGCCCTTGGAAAGCTCACATTTTAGAGGCGACCGGACGAGGACCTTGTCAACTTTTGATGACCTAAGTCTAGAGAGCATATTAGGGGTAATAAGTGACCCACTCGGTATTTTTAATCCAGGTGCGGACACGGGCTTCGCAAGGTACCGGTCTACAATGTCTGAGTCAGCAGCCGCCAACGCAATGCCTCTTGTTGTTTTGCAGTCATCCCCAGCTATAACGTAAGATATAGTAGTATTAGCAATTTGCTTGTTCAAAGCTCCCGGAAGCTGGACGGACTGCACCTTTTTTATCAGGCCTGCTCGAGCACCAGAAGTGGTAACCCAGTAGTCCGACGATTGGAGTCCCTCAGCATATGACCTAGATACGGGGACCGGTATTACCCGACCTTTTGCGTTCTCAACAAGCATTGGCGAAAGCAGCATTTGTTGAAGTTGCGCCCAAGAAGGTTTTACGCCAGCACTCTCCATAGCTTTTAACTTATTGCCACTCTTATCGAGGAGTTTTTTGGCCTCCACGCTCATGGCTTTAGATGCGGCAGTGTAGAGATCAACAAGCTTGGCGTCTCCCGCCTCCCTCGAAATCATGTTCAGGCCTACCTGTTTTTGTATCACAGATTCTTGCTTACGAGCGACCGCCATATGCTTTTCTCGGATATCCCTTAGAGACTTGAAATCGTCAAGACCAAAGGAGAAACCAATATTGTATGCGTGACCAAACCCTAACTCTTTTATCTTATCAGCAGTATCCGCAAACTCTGCTGGTGTCTTCGTCGCGATGTCATGTAGTATATTTTGTAGTAGTTTTTTATCCACAACAGCGGTTGGATCTGTCAGGTAGCGGTCTGACTGAACTTTCTTAGGTAGCTTGCTATTAAAAATAATACGGCCTGCGGTCGTTTTGGACGCTCCGACCTGGACAACATCGCTCATGCTGATGTTTCCTTCTTTTGCGTCTTTAAGGGCATCTTTCGAGTTTCGGTATGACTTTTTCACATCCTTGCCCCACTTAGTAAGCAGGTAGAGTCCAAGCTGTCCCTCCAGGGTAGGTTGGTACATTACCCGCCCTGTTGCGGGGTTAAACAAGTTCTTAGATGGCATCATCTTGTAAGACTCGTCTACTGCCTCCTGCGAAACCGGAACAAACACAGCCATAGTATCCCCGTCAAAATCAGCATTAAACCCACCCACCACAAGAGGGTGGATATGAATTGCTGACTCTTTATGGAGACGTGGCTTAAAAGCCATAATCCCAAACTTATGGAGGACGGGGTCTCTTTTGAAGAGAACAGGACGCTTACTGACTGCAACATCCAGCGCTTTGTTTGCTAGGGTGGTGTTCTTCTCCACCTCTTCCCGTGCCTTCAGAGGGGAGTACCCCATCTTCACAAGCTCTTTGACCACGAAGGGCCGGTAAATCTTCATGGCCCCTTTTCTGGGTAGGCCCATCTCATCCAGGTGTAAGTTCATGTCAGGAACGATGACAGAGCGCATACTGATGTCTTGCCGTCTATCTACGAGCCTCTGTAGAAAGAAACTCTGCTTAGGGCTGGATCTCCCTGAGAGTATATGGAGTATGCCTGGGGGAGCGGGCTGCCCGTCAACCGTGACGCTACCCTGGGTGGCTGTTTGAACCCCCATCAAGGCCTCTGTGGCCTCGTACAAGTCACTCCGCAAACCGGCCACCGCGCTCTCTGGAAGAACTCCTTTGGCTTCATCAAGCTTCTTGTTTAGCAGGGCGATATCTCGGTAGAGCATGTTAACGCCGTCGATGTTTAGGTCCCCGCCCTCCATTGCCGTGATCGGCCTAAACAGGGGCGGTAGTACGGGCACGTTATCTATTACGTAAGCTTCCTCAGCGCTCAGCTTGTTTTTCTGTAGCATCAAGAGGTATTTAATCTTCTTGTTTACGCGGTCCAGGTCACTGCGCCGAGCTGTCTTAATCTGCTCTTTAGCGGCGGCCAGATCCCCTTCTATATCTACAGAAGACAACCTTAGAGCAAGGGCGGACGGTCCAGACGCAGTGTCTTCTGTGGCCTCAACCAGATTGCCCTCGGAGTCGAAGCCAAGCTTGCTTGCTATAATCGCGTCATACTCCTTGCCAGTCAGCCCTAAGAGAGACCGAATACCTTTTTCAAACACAGGGTTTGGTAGGGACGAGGCAAGCGCTATGTGGGACCAGTTTTTCCCCCCAGGCCCACCAGTGATATCCTCATCAAAAAGACCCCCCTTTTCAGGCTTTAGATCCTTTCCTCGGATAACGCGACTGCCATCCTTTATCTCACCGCTAGACATAGCCACAATCTGCTTGTCTGTAAGAGGTGAAACAATGAGACCGTTTCCATCCTTCTCAACGTTCAACCCAAGAGCATTCATGTACGCTAGGAACTTCTCATAGGCAAATGACGGCTTTGGCGACGGCAATATGGCACCAGTCTGGATCGCGGTCCAAACCTCGTCTTGGGCCTTGTCTCCCTTGTATGTAAGAGCATCTCTGATATTGGCCGTTGCGCCATGAGCAAGCATAGCGTAGAGGCCAAGCTCACCAAACCTTTGGGCCCCACCAGTTTTACCGCCGCTCTTAGGCACAAGATTGGCATCGTAGTCATAGCCATAACCATGAGACCTAGCGCTTAACTTCTTGTCCACTTGGTGCATCAGCTTAAGAAAGTACTGGTGACCAACCAAAACCGTGCCAAGACTTTTCCCTGTTTCGGGGTCAAAAAGTTCACGGGTCTCCGAGAGCCCCGCACCCTTCAGAGCAGCGTCTACCGCATCACGGTAACCCAACTCACGCTCATGCTCCTTAACCTCTACCTTCTTGGGGCCTGACTTTGTCTGTATGGTCCGAGTGTGTGCTTTAACACGGATTACCTTCTTTCGGTCATCTGACTGAAAGTTCTCAACCGCGTAGGGCTCACCGTTAGCAGCGGCAACATTCCCTAAAGCAGTCTCTAAAACTTGGCCTGGGTTGATCCGGCCAGGAACCCCAGAAGGGTTTAGGGCGATCTGGAGGGCGTTCCCATCAGAATCTTTGGGCATCTCCTCATCCGGTATTACAGCCGTGATGACCCCTTTATTCCCGTGGCGGCCAGATAATTTATCACCAATGTCTGCGGGTTCTTCTGTCTTGACATGCACCAAGACCTCTCGCCCATTGCGAACGACGTCAGTAACCTCGCCACGATAGGGTTTATCCCAAACAACTGACTTGTTCTTATAGGGACGCACCAATGACTTGTGTATGCCACGTAGAAGTAACTGTTCCTTGGAGGGCTCAACCTTCTGCAGGACTGTTGTGATTACGTCCCCAGGGTTGACGATCTCACCCTTCTTGATGACTCCGTCAGCATCTAGCTTGGTGGCGTTTTCCTCTGAGATCGAACCTGGGTAATGCGCACGAAACTTCTTAAGGCCCAGAAGCATGGTTTTGTCTACATAGGCGCGTTCTTTGTGCAGGTGGACACTTGTTAATTTCTCTGACGCAGACTCACTAATAACTATACCATCCTCAAACACCAGCCCCTTGTATGGTAAGTAGCCCACCCGCAAGTTCGTTCCCAAGGCCAAGGTTCCATTATTAGTGAAATTAGTATCAGCAATGATTTGGCCCTCGGAAACCCTATCGCCCTTCTTAACTAAGGAGTTGCTGGTAATAAAGGCCTTCTTGTCATTAAGGGGGAAGTTATCGTATAGCTGCACGTCATGTTTCTTCCCGTCTGCGCTTTTTATGATGACCTTCGAGGAAGATACAGAAGACACAAAGCCGGAAACAGGTGATGAGTGCGACGTAAACCGACCCACAATCTTCTCCCAAGTAGAGTAATCCTCATGCTTGTTACCAGACACAACCTGCACCAGTGGCTGCTCTGGGTTTTTTAAAGAGATAGACTGTGAAAGATGCCGAGTGGCCATGCCTGCCCGGTTTGCTTGATCCGAGGGTAAAAAAGGAACCAGATTAGCAGTAATAGAAAACATCTGCTTGGGTGACTCTAGTACATAGTCAACTTGGTCTGCCGCGACCTTGCTGGGGTCTTCACCGCCAGCAGGAATGACCACCACGTGATCGCTCTTCGGAGTGAGCGATTTGTTGGGGCCCTTTGAGTACTGATCCGAGAAGGCCACGTTCCCTACCGACAGCTCAGATGGGGACTTCTCGACGTATTTTCCCGCGTTAACATCGAATACCCTTATCCGTGGCGTTACGCCCTTTTTACGGACCCCAAGGGAAAGGTGCCCACTAATGCCTGACCGTTTTCCTTCCGGGGTGTGTACTGGGTCGATAAACCCTAGAAAACTTGAGTCAATAAGCTTGGCCTCTTCCGAGATTGCTGCATCGCTCTGGATCCCCCCAGTACCCATAATGGTAGTTCGTAAGAAGCCGCCCATCATATCTACGGGGTTAACTTGGGATGTTTGTTGGGATAAGGACGTTGATGTAAAGAAAGCCTTGATGGGTACGTTAAAGATGTCGGGCGTCACAATGGCCCTGACGTTATCTTTACGGTCCAGATTGTTCATCATCTTGTACGTGATTCTTCTCTTGGAATTCTGGATACGCTCAGGGATATGATTGTCAATTGACCAAAGCTCTTTAAATTGCAGCGAGTCGCGATTATCAACTTGAGCAGTGCCTTTGTTTATATCTACTAATTTCTGAGAAGATGCTAGAAGGGCCCCGCCTGTTACCGAGCTAAAGGCTTGGCCTAGCGTAACGGCAGTCGTGTCCTCTCGCAGACCCGTGTCCTTGAGCACCTCTTGTATGACGGGGGTTGCTTCCGCATCAGTTTTTACAGGCACGTTCCTGGCTAGGGCTCTGGATAGCTTAACAAGCTCGCCTCTTTTCTTTGCAGCCACAGCGCTCGTATACAGCTCTGGGCCCCAGGAAGACCGTATCGTATCGTCATCTACGCCCAGGGCCTGCAAGACTGGGAGGAGTTGGACATTTGTTGAGCCGTAAGACATCAAAAATCTTCGTTTGGTTGGGTCAAAACCAAGCCGGAAACCGCGCCCTTTAGTTAAGTTGAACTGGGACTCGAGGTCACCGTTTGCCTTACGTCTGGCATAAACACCGGACTTCAAGCGCCACTGGTTGTCCGCTTGATATTCTGTCCCGTCTATGATGTAGCTATATCTGCGTGTGATCTTTGGGAGGTTTAGTACCTTGAGTTTTTTATTGGAACTGACGACCTTCCCTGTCGCGTTGTCAACAAGAGAAAAATCACCAAAGATACCTTGCGCCCAGGTGCGGCCTCGGAGACGCGCCTTCTTCTGGCTTGCGATGTCGTCCTCATCCACAGGGTCACCAACGTATATTTCCTTGGCCACAAGTGTGTGCTTCTTCCCTACCAAGGGAAAGAACCGTTTAATTTCTTCTATCGTCCCGTCTTCAAGGGTTTTCATCACCCTCTGGGGATCGAGCACATTAGACATCCGTCCCTCCGTGCTAACACGGTGCGTTAGTTAGGTATAAGAACTATGGGCAATATAGCCCTCATAAGAAAAGGAGTACTGTTGATGAGAGAAGCAAGCAAAACCACGCAAGCCTCGACAACCGAGGATCTGGCAGACGCAGTCGAAAAATCCCTGAGCGGTAAGTAAAAGTTGAAGACTGTAAAAAAGATCCAGTGCTTTATAAAGAGTGGTTGGTGCCGAACGCCAGCCAACTGTGGCGAATGCGAGTACTTTCTGGACCATAAAATAAACCGTTGGGTTTGCGTCAAATGTCTTAAACATAACGATGCAACCTCCAGCTTTTTCCAGAAGGGGCGGTGTGACCGCTGCGAAAAGTCATCAGCGATATTGGTTTGTGTAGGTTAAATCTGTGCACTACCGGGTCCTGATCTAGGTGGTAACTTGTCTGGTAGTGGTTGCATGGGAGCCATGCCCCCTCCAGACAAAGCGTTATTCACCAGCATATACAAATCCGGGTTCGCGGCACGTAACTGTGCCAGAACCCGGTACCTTTCCACTTCATTCATCTTTTTTAGCTCGGAGGTCATTTTGCGAGCCTGGGCAAAAAGATCAACCATGGGGCTCTGTGTGGCCTGGACCGGACTCTGCGCTACGCCTTGGACCACGCCCCCCGCTGCCTCTTGCCCCTGCGCCTGCTCTGGAGCAGGTTGTTGTTGTTGCTCTGCCCCAGCCTGCTGCTCTGCCCCAGCCTGTTGTTGATCGGGGGAGCCGCCTTGCTGTTCTGCCCCGGGCGGAGGGCCGTACTGTTGCTGCATTTTTGCTTGGTTTTCTTGTTGCATGTTCTGGGATTGGATCTGATACCGAGTCTGGATAAGCATGGCTTCGCCCTGCGCCTCTGTTTGCTTAATCTGCTGCTCGCGTTGGGTGAGGTTAAGTCGTTGGGATTCCTTGTTTATGAGATCCTGCTCAGTGTCAAAGTTGTAGTCCCTAGATTGCAAGAAGGTTCTACGACTAATCATCCCCGCGTTAGCAAGGTTCATATCAAAAGAGGCCCGCTGAATATCATCAGCCATCTTGAAGGGCTTGAATTTTAAACCGATCTTAGGGAGATTCAAAAACTGAGAAACGCGGTCTCGGATAAACTCAACACACCGAAGCATGTCTTGCCTATTGCCCAGGAACTCGTTTTCCAGGGCACGCAAGTTTACCGAAGCGCCCGAGTACTGGGCCTCGCCATAAAAGAAGCCCGTAGGGACACCCATCCCCGCGATGATTTGGTCGGAGTAAACCCGTAGCTCTTGGTGCAGCAGGAGACTCCTGCCTTGACCACCAATCATTTGGTACCCGATAGGGACGGGCATAACAGGGATATGGTTATTGTCTTGCCGCCAGCGCTTTATCTGATGCTGAACTTCCTTCTGCCAGTCCGCTAAGTTGATTTGGGCATAAGGATTATTACCATCAGTCGATACCTGCGGAAACATAACCCGCATAGGGACAATATGCTCCAGGGCCACAGCTTCCTGGGCTTTTCGTAGTATCTGTAGAAAGAAGATGTCCTTTAGAACCGGAAGGATAAGGGGTGCTCCCCAACCGCTATCGGAGGGCTCACGAGAAATAGACGGCCTGCGACTGTGGAAGATCTTGGAGCTGTCTAGAAGGACAGACCTTTTCTTCCGTAAGGAGTCAATAAAAGCTTGGGGAATCGTCTCCAACACATCAGGCTTGCCGAGGGTGATGTCGTTCTTCAATGTCCGGGGCATTTTATAGTAATAGAGGTAACGGCCAGTTATCTCATTGTATTTTATAGTAATATGCTTTGGGTTCCAGCGGATAAGGCGTATTTTAACAGCTGCCTTAACGGGCTCATCAACCACTTTCGCGGGTCCGTGGTGGTTGCATTGGGGGCAGTCAAAATGGAACTGGTAACCCTTCCACTTGTAGCCAGCTTTTTTAGCGGGCGCGCTGTGCCCGCAAGAGGTGCAGTGAAGAACTTTTGTGAACGGAAACGCCACAGAGACAAAAGAATTTCCATATGTATATCGATCAAGATTGACTTCAATCAAAAATGACCGCAGCAGAAACTGCTTCTCAAACAAGTCCTTATACGCCCCCACTAGACCAACATTATCATCTTCGTAAACCAAGTCCGTGATCGGATAAGTTGCTAATTTCTGGGTTACTGCATTTATAAGCGGATTGGTAAGCTGGTAGTAATGGCACCAGTCAAAGGTATCTTTGATGGTTTTAGGTATGTAATTTTTGGCAACGTCAAAGAACGGGCTAGGGTAAAAGGACTCCGGGCGGCCAACAGACTTTGCTCGAGAACTTGCGGAAGATAGGCCATACCTCTGTGATCCGTAATCCATCTATACACCCCTCATGGAAGCAGCTTCTTAATTTGTACAAGAAGAGATCCAGAGGCCGCTTCTAGGAAATCTTTAACAGAGGTAGACTTCATAATTTGAACGTCGTCCTCATTTTTTCCATTAAACATGGGCTTCCTTTTCATGTCTAATGCTCTTTTTACTTTATCTTGCTGGGAAGAATTAATAAATTCTACAAGATATGGGTTACTTGGTTCAAGCGATCCCGGCCCGTAAGAGAGGCCGTAGTCTAGCATAACGGCAGCAACGTACTTGTAAACCTCCGAAGAAATTTCTGCATCTTCACGCAATTGGGACATTATATCTAGGGCTAAGGCTGCTCTATGGGGGGTAGGTCTTTGTACGATATCGAACTTGGGAGTTAATCCCACAAACCCCAGGACCACTTTTTCAAAGATCTCCCAGCGATTATACGGGGAGTCTGAGACATGGCAGGTCCTGATAGCCTGTATTTTGTTCCGGTTTACCTCAGAAATGGTTGTTCCCCAGGACCGTCCAATCTCGAGCCAGCACGTTTCCGGTTCCCAGCCAAGATATTCGGACCCAAACTCCCGAAGGAGCATTAGGTTGAGAACAAGTGGATGAGTCTCGCGATTCGTAAAAGCTTGCCTGGGAGTTTGCGGCCCCGTGCTGGCAACAAGATGTGGATTAGTAGTTATGGTCATCTATCATCCGCGCAATCGCTTGCTTGTGTGTTACAGGCAAGCTGGAGAGCACAGATGCAGGATCTGCTGAGAATTGCTCTGAAAAGCCCTCCCCAAACGAATCTGTTAATCGCTCAGAGCCCCCATTCTGGGTCCAGTGAGCCACGGTGTCGGCTGTGTATTCGCGGCCATTGATTTCAAAAGGCTGGTCCGCAGACGCATTTTTTTCGACCGATGTCCCAAATACTGTCTGGTAAGGGTCTGGTATTACCTTATTATATAGGCCAGTAATGCCGTGGCGGATGTCAAAGTCAGCGATATCTTCGGCCAACTGGTCAACGTCTGCAGACGCGGACTTAACCAGAAGAGCCTCAAGCTCAGCAATTCCATCGGCCTCCATAACCGCTAGTTTCCTGGTATCGATACCTAAAGAAAAGTCACTCCCAAGCTCAGCGCGGGAGTAGTCTGCCATATCATCCGAAAAAAGGTCGTTAAAAACCCCGGCCTCTTTTACCTGCAGCATCAACCGTCGCTTACCCCTTGGGCTACACGCGGTGAAGGCATCTTTAACAACCTCGTACTGGTCGTTTTCGGTCACACCAAAAAGCTCTTCCAAGCTTCGGTCCTGAGCCTCTCCGCTATAGCCAAGATCTAAGGCTGCGGTTTTGCACAGAGTTTCTGGTGGAGTAAACCCAAAAGCGGTCAGAGCGGTGCTCAGTTTCTGGGCCGCCTCTTTTTGAAGCTCCTCGGGCAGGGCGTCTCCGTGAGCCGAAAAGTACATCGCGGAAGCAATAGTGTTACCAGCATCGACAATGGGTAGCTTATGGGCTTTTCCTCGCCCCGTGTCCACCACTAGAGCGTAATCCCCGTCTTTAGGGGTCGTGTTCTGGGATAGATCAGCGGCCACCTTAACAATAGGGGGAATTCCTTTTTCGGAAAACTCTTTTCGGAGGAGGAGGCCTCCATCATCGTAGTGATCTAGCACTGCTGGTAATTCTTTCATGTTCTCTCCCACAAGGGCTTGGATGTTTTTGGTATAAGCAAACCGGAAGCCCCAAATTTGTAATTCAACCCGGAGGGTCTAATGGACACCAATGACAATAATAAAAGATGCACCGTTCGCGTGGAAGTACCACGTAAAAAGCCAGAACTTAAAGATGTAATAATTGATGCAGGCATACAGGGTCTCAAAGAAGCGGCGCAGGCATTGGCGCGGAGCTTAACACATAATGATGATAACAGCCCCGCGTTTGCCTTGACAATCGATGTTCCAAAAATACAGGCGTATTCTTCTAGTAACATACAAACCGATACCGCACTAAAAGATATACAGCAAGAAAAAGAAGATGAAAATTGCGAGGAAAATCGCGATGAAATCGAGTAGTACGGAGCAAGAGCCCCTAGAGGCCGCCTATCGGTTTGGGGCGGTGCTAAAACGATTACGGATCTCTGCCGGATTTCTATCCGGCAGGGACTTCGCAAAAGCCTGTAAACTATCTAGAGAAACAGTTAGAAACTACGAAGCCGGGAGAACGCTCCCATCCAATGAGTCTCTATTACAGATATTAAAGGCTCTCAAAGAGCCTCCGGAGTCTAACGGCGCAAAAGAGGTTATTGCCTCTCTTTATGAAGCCAGACGCAATAGAACACCGAAAGGAAAAAGGTCATACGGGGCAGCAGCAAATTATGAGCTTAGCAGATACCTGAAAAATTCAGACGTCTCGGAAGAAAAGGTCGAACTTCTTGTTGCGTTATTCGTTGAGTATATCAACCCCGATAGACAAAATGATAGTCTTATACATTTCCTACGGCAACGTATAACGAAGATATTGGAGTAAATATGCTTTATCTCCCCGAAAAAGACAGCGGAGAACTTATAATAGATGAAGCCTTCTCTTCTGCAAGTATGTGGGTACCAAACTCAGCAGTAAAAAATAAAGAGATGTTTCTGAGGGCAGCGAGAATCCGCACGGAGAACTCGAGAACAGGCGAAGTGAAAACAATCTCCCTGGCGCACAGGGAGATGTACCACCTAGTAGTGGCTAGACACCTATTCTCTGAGGAGGAATGGGAGCAGCGGCTAGGTAACTGGACGATCCCGGCGCTAGAGCTATGTTGGGAAAGCGTTGATTTTGGGTCCAAAATAACCCCGAGGGATGCTGCGCAAAAAGAAGCCTGGGAGGCATTTGCAGCAGCAGACCACGGAGTATTAAATCTGGCCTGCGGGAAGGGCAAAACAGTTCTGGCCCTCAATAAAATAGCAGATCGCGGAGTCCCCGCTATAGTAATTGTGAATAACGCGGGACTTATGGAGCAGTGGAAGGACCGTGCTAGTGAATTTTTGCAGCTACGTGAAGAAGACATTGGTATTGTCCAGGGCCCTAAAGCAGAGTGGGACAAGCCTCTTGTATTAGCAATGATACACTCGCTGGCAAACCACGCAAGTCGTGGGCTCGATTTAGACATACGGACCAGATTTGGCACCGTAATCTTTGATGAGGTTCACCATCTTAGCGCAGCCAAATTCAGCCTAACCGCTGATTTATTTCTTGGTAACAGATTTGGGCTGACGGCCACGCCGCGCAGGGAGGACGGGCTCGAGGATGTTTACTACGCACATATTGGTGGAATCTTCCACTCAGACCTTGTGGGGGACTTGTCCGCAAAAATCTTCTTTGTAAAACTCGTAACAGATACACCTGTAAACGAGTCCATCCTAAGGGATAGGACCGGTGAGTTTTCCGCACCAAAAATGTACCACTACCTTGCAATGCAGGAGGACCGTAATCGTAAGATACTAAAACTTGTAACAAACGCGCTCAGCAAAGGCAGGAAGATCCTTGCCCTGGGGCACTCTAAAGCGCACCCTGAACTGCTTAACAAGATGTTTCTAGACAATCCGCGTATGAAAAGATATACAAGCGGGGTCGTCACGGGGGCTACTGCAGGAGAGGACCGCACACGTATTATTGAAGAGTCTGACGTGACTTTCGCCACATTCCAGATCGCAAAAGAAGGCCTGGATGTTGCCGAGCTAGACACGTTAATATTCTGCACTCCTTTTAAGTCGTGGGGTGCGTTCCAACAAGGCAAAGGCCGGGTAGAACGACAGGCTAAAAATAAAAAAGAACCAATTGTTTTGGTTGTTGATGACATATACCTAGGCCCATCGAATAGTATGTGCCGCGCTCTTAGAAGGAAAATCGTGGGTCATGGACTATCATTTAAAACCGTCGAAGGATGACCTGAAATCCTTCCTATATACTTTCAGAGACTGCGCAGAATGCGGGCTCCATAAGAATAGAAAAACCCCCGTATCCGGCAGGGGCAGTGTAGACGCTTCGGTGGTTATACTCCTAGACCGAGTAAGTGCCGGGGCGGGCTATAGCGGTGATATTATGTCTGGTGGGGAGGGGAAAACACTCCAACGAGTGCTTAAGTTTGTTGCCGAGTATTACCCAGTAATAAGGGATAACTTCCTATGGGTCACTCCCGTAACCATTTGTCCAACAAGGAGAGGCGGTAAACAGGAGATGCTCCCCGCCCCCTCAGCCAAAGAACAGGCGGCATGTTCCCCCCGCCTTTATGGGGAGATCCACCGGATACAACCAGAGATTATAGTGGCTTGTGGCGCATCTGCCTACAAAGCCCTAACCCCCGCCAGAAGCGCTGCACACGCGGACACTATTGGCAGGGTTATAGACGGGTATGTGCAGGGGAGCGTCGGAGCTTACCCAATACCTACAATGGTCACGTACTCGATGAACCAGCTGTACCGAGACCCCACACAAACTAAGCGGGGTATTTGGAATAAGACAATTGGTCACTTTAAACAGGCGGTTAGCATCGCCACAATATTAGCAGAAAAAAGGAGGTAGCATGGGCTACGAATCTAAATCAGAAGAAGCGCGAAAAGCAGTCAGAGACTTCGAAGTAGCTAGGGAAGACATCAAGGAGTTCTTCAGAGAGCACCCTGAGTTTATGGATAACTTCATACCAATGGTTGAGCGGTATAACAAACTTCTGACCGAAGCAAAGAACCAAGTCAGAGGTTTGGACGGGGATGACAAAATCTCAGTAGGACCGTTCACGCGCACCGCCAGACCCAAGAGCACCACATACGATGCAACAAAGGTGAACCCTGAAGTCCTCACTATGGAGGGCGTTGTTAAGAAAATCGACGGGGCCAGGATAAACGACCTCATTGTATCTGGTAAGATATCGCATTCCGATGTCGAAGATGGGCAGTCGGTAAGCTACGGGACGGCTAGAGTAAACGCCCCCGGATTAATTGTAATAAAAGTAGTTTAACGCCATGTTTGGTGGTGGACCAAAGACAGGGGAGGCTTACGCCTCCCTTCGTCTTACTACAGTTAAAGCTTGGGGATACAAGGCAAACCGACAAACTAGGAGTGAAAGAATGGAACAGCAAATACCAATTGACTCTCTATGGACAGATGAGAGTCTACCGGAGGCATCGGTCACAGCCAGTGTGGCCACAAAAGTTTCAGACGCCGTTTATTACGGTTCTGGTGAGTGGGACAAAATACCGTTCCACGTTGAGATCTTCTCAAGTGTTACGCTGAAATGTAGCCAAGAGGAGGGGTCGATCCGAAAGGCGCACAACTGTGCTTACGACTTGGCCTGGGAAGCGTCGAGAGAGCACATTATAAAAGCAGTTGCTGGACACATGATTGACATTAAGGAGCGTTTGTGTTCTGGATCTTTCCAGGAGGAAGACTAAGATGGCAGACATAATGAAATGCTCAATAGACTCCCTCCACGCGCATAACATTGAAATAATCAACCCGGAGACGCAGAAAGAGTTCTACGTCATTTCGGCAAAGATTGGTTATGGCGTCGGAGGGAAGGCCGTTGGCGAAGTGGTCGTGAACGGTCTTGAGATGCACAAAGAAGTACAAGAGGCCACTAAGCTTCTAATAGAGGCTATAGAGAAGGCGTTTGCGCCTACCATCGGGGTACTGTCTGACGACGAGAAGACCCTGAAAGGGGAGTTGCCTTCAGGGCTAATCAATATCTAAATAACAGCTAACATTTATGCAAGAACAAGGAGGAGCACGGAATGGCAAACTGGGAGCTACAGTTAATAAGTGCAATCGTCGGAGCGGAAGAGCCCGGTGATATTTTTGAGACCGCACAAAGGGAGGGAATAAACTTCCGAATATTCGGTGGCATGGAGGCAAAGAACCTCTGGGCAACCATTGACGCGCACTATAGGAGACCGCAAAACTTCGGGCACGTTCCAAGCGAACAAACACTGCTGGAACAATTTCCCTCTCTAGACCTGCCAGCGCCAGTAGAGAACTTTCAAGACCTATGCGAGAAGGTAAAAGATAGCCATCTCAGGAGGGAGGCCGAAAGCGCTGTGAGTAAGTATCTGGCCGATGTCGAGCCAAGCAACGGATTGACGATCATCGCACATCTGCACCGTAAAATAGGGGAGCTTCTAGAAACAAACTCTGCGGACAACGATGTATGCTTTTCTCAGGTAGCGCTACAGGAATGCGCTGCTGAGCTTCGGAGAATCGAAGATACAGATGGTATGACTGGCTACCCGTGGCCGTGGCCTAGATTGAACATTGCAACCCAGGGCATACAGCCCGGTGACTTCATCATGGTTTGGGCCCTGCCGAAGTCCATGAAAACATGGTTTGGTTTGGTGGTAGCGGCTCATATGTTAGCTACGGGGAGGCGTGTTCTTATCTACTCAAAGGAGATGACATGGCCCGCCGTTAGACGTCGATTGGCTTGCATCTTGGCTCGAGTAGACTACACGCGCCTAAAAGAAGGAAACCTATCAACTGCTGAAGAAACCCAGTACCTCCAAAAGCTAGAGGAGATCTGCGACCCAGAATTTCCTGGTGACGTTTGGTTTACTTCGGCTGACTGTGCGGATGGGAGTCCTGGGGGACCAGACGAGATACGGAGAAAGATCGATATCTTCAGGCCGCATTTCGTGTTGCTTGACTCAGCCTACATGCTGGAGCTACCGGGTTCTGGGAGCAGCGCTTTGGACTGGAAGCAACTGTCGCTTGTAAATAGGCGTATTAAACAGATAGCCAAAACAACAGGTATACCAATTATGGCGATCCTCCAAGAAAATGAGAGGAGTGCGCTTAAGTATGCAAAGTCACGTGGGACGGCATCATTAGCCATGAACACGGGCGCTGTTATGGACTGCGATGTTGGTATACGTCTAGTCTATCATAAAAATCGTAGAGAGCTGTCTATCCACCTCCCTGCTGCCAGGGAGACAACCTGTGAGGGCTTCACAATTAACGCCTTGGCGGCAGAGAATTTCTCCTACGCTCACGATGGACTTCATTCCTTATCGGATATTTACGATGAAGAAGCTGCTGAATCCGCCAATCTGCCAGAGCAGATGAACGGTCAAGGAGAAGAGGTTCGCGCAGTCGTAAGCCCTTTAATGGTTAGCAGCAGAGAGACCCCACAGGTCCCTCGCGATGAAATTGATGATGATTTAGGGATCTAAATTGGAGCAGAACGACTTACTGTCTGTGCTGCGACCATACATATCCATAGCAGAGCATCAGGCTTCATCATCGTATAATGTAGCCGCTTACTGCCCCTTCCATAAAGGGGGTAGAGAATCTAAACCCTCATTTTATATCTATGTTGGTCCGCCAACGAGTGGCAAGAGGCCGGGAGCGGCCTTCTGCCACACCTGTAATGAGGGTTGGAGTTTTACGGGGCTACTTAAAAAGCTCGCAGTCCCCAACAAGATAATAGACAGCATAAGACAGCATGTTGACTATTCCGCACCGGAACCAAAAACACCACTTAAAATGGTGTTCTCGTGGGACGTATTACCGGAAGCTATTCTCGGTACGTTTTCTTACCTGCCAAAGAAGCTTATAGATGATGGGTTCACCACCGATACTCTCCTGAATTATGAGATAGGATTTGACCGTTCGCGGAAGAGAATCATATTCCCAATCCGGAATCATCACGGTGAACTCGTCGCTATCAGCGGGCGGACAATTTCTGGTCGGTGGCCGAGGTATAAGATCTATAAGAGCGAATTGGAGGAAGTTATTAACAACTATTCCTTTGATAAGAAAACTGTACTTTGGGGGTTAGAGAAATTCTACGAAACACGCATGTATACAGATACAAAGATTGACACACCTGTGGTAGTGTGTGAAGGTTTCAAGGCCGCGCTCTGGGTTGTGCAAAGTGGATACCCACACACAGTCGCACTGTTGGGCTCTTACCTGAGCAAGGAGCAGGAGATGTTGCTCTCTAGGGTTACAAACAACGTGGTGTTGTTCCTAGATAACGACGAGGCTGGCTGCAAGGCCACAGAGAAAATAGCGGATAACCAACTAGGAGGTGTCAGCATAAAGATAGCAAAATATAAGGACAACGATAAAAATAAATCGCCGGATGATTTGAATGAGCTTCAAGTAAAAGAAGCCATAACATCCGCAATAACACTAATAAACTGGAGGAGATCCTGTGAGTATTGATTACGAAGAGTTTAAAAAATTACAAGCATCAAAACGAAGAAACCTAATGAGTAAAGTGGGCAAAACCGGAAAGTCATCCGGTGGCGGCCAAGGCGGTGGGAGCAAGTACGAAACCCCACCATGGAAGCTCAGGCGAGAATATTTCAAGCCATCGATAGAGCAACCGACCAAGATTAGGATTATCCCTCAAAGCAATGGTGAGATTTGGTACCCATTTATGAGTAAGTGGGTTTCAACGGCCAAGGGAAAGCGACAAATTATCTCAAACGCCTGGAACGGGGAACGAGATATGCCCTGCGTTCTCTACTACTACGCCCTTGAGGAATCTAAAGCGGACTTTCTCGCGTCGGAGCAAGTGGCAACAACCGTGTTGGTCTTAGAGGATTTTTACAAAGTTCCCAAGGTGTCAGCCAAGGGTACCGAGTATCACCTTTTCGAGCGCAGCCTCGGGGTTGATAAACATGGTCGTAGCTTGGACCACGTGTCAAGACAAGACCAGGAAAAAGTATTCGGTCGAAAGCTGCACTGGTCCATGTGGCCTACGCAGCAAAGAAACCTGATGACCACCCTCCAAGGGCTCACTGAGAAGTGTGCTCATTGTGGTGAAGGTGAGATTAGCGTCTACGCGTACCAATGTACGGACTGTGGCGAAATGATCGCCAATCATAAGGAAGAGCCAATCGACCGGAACTCCGAGCAAGTACTACAGAATGAGTCTGTGGCCTGCCCGGGTTGTGACACTCGTATGATCGCTAAGCAAATATATGAGTGTGTTAAGCAGGACGGTTACAAAGGTAACTGGGTGCATGGTTGCGACAACCCCTTGAAGGTGTCGCTGAATGAGCCCTTAGACCTTGTAATACGTGCTGTGCCCGCCGGTAAGTCAACCGCCATAGAGGTGCTCAGTTTCGCACCGGCTGACATGCAAGCCACCGAGTCACTGCCTAACTTCTTGACGGCTCCATTCGAATTCGATCAATTTTTCGGAAAGATGGACCTAGAAGAACAAGCAACTTCGATGGGTGTAGAGATGCCATTTGGCGCAGGGGATCAGCAGATCATTGATGACTTCTTCACGGCTAGTCCGAACGACGAAGACGAAGATAGCATCCCCTTTTAGATAGCTTGAACCCTTAGGTGAGGGGGAAGCGCCAGTCTCCGGTCCCAGGATTTCCTGCGAGGTATGCGAGCCTCGACTTTTACTGGGAAAGGTAAAAATTAACTCTATCTAGTCAGCAGAGTTGATGGGCAGGCGCTCCCCCCACCTAATTTATTACAAAAGGAGAGATGATGGGAATGTTTACAGCGCTCCCTGTGCCAGTTTGTGTAAGAACACCAGAGCAGGCACAGGTAGTATTAGAGGAGTATAAAGATACAAGCATCTTAGCATTCGATACAGAGACAACTGGTCTCGACAGGCCAAGGGACAGAGCAGTTGTTCTGGCCCTTAGCGACGGAAAAACAAGATATGCAATCTACGCGGAAGTTATACCCTACTTCAAAGAATTCTTAGAGAACCCAGAATTAAAATTAATCGCGCACAACGCTAACTATGACTGCTGGATGCTGTTAAACGTTGGCATAGACGTTAATAGATACTCGTTACGAACACATTACCGTGTTCTCGATACTATGGTCATGCACGCGCTAGTGGACGACACTAAGTCACACAAGCTAAAGTCCCTCGCAAAAGAGTACCTAGGCATTGACATGGTCTCCTTCAAGAGCGTGTTCGGCTCACAGATGCGTAAACGGACACTGCACGACCTGCTGCTTGATCCTGAAAATGAGGATATTGTGACCAACTACGCATCACTAGATGCTTACGCCACATTCAAACTATTCCTTGCGCTTAGAGAAGAATTAAAGGAGATGGAGACAGGCCTGGAAGAATACCCAACCCTCTGGGAATACTTCTACAAAACCGAAGTCCCCTTCACCAGAATACTCTGGGAGATGGAGCGTAATGGGGTGCGGATAGACGAGGAGGCCCTCCTTGAGCAAGCCCCCCTTATAGAGAGTGAACTTCTCGGCATACAGAAATGGTTCGGTCGGACCATGAATAAACTATACGTTAATCTCAACTCTGGTAAGGAGATGGGTGCATTTTTCTTCACCCAGCTGGGCTACAAGCCCGTGTCTTATACGGAGAAGGGAAGCCCCCAGCTAAATGCACCAACCCTTGAGCGCTGGGCTAGGGGTGGTTGTGAGTACTCGGAGAAGCTCTTGCGTTATCGTGACCAAGACAAGAAGCTATCCACGTATATAACCAACCTCCTTAAACGCATCCACGTAGATAAGCGTATCCACGCCACCTTCAATCAAACGGGGGCGCGAACCGGAAGGCTGAGTTCATCGGAGCCAAACCTGCAGAATCAGCCCCCCTACATACGGGGAGCATACATTGCAGAGGGGCGGTCACGCCTACTGGCTAGGGACTTTGCACAATTGGAGATGCGCATCCTAGCGCATTTCTCAGGAGACTCGTCGTTAATCACAGCGATTAAAAGCGGACAAGATGTCCACTCAAGTACCGCATCAAAAATGTTCAAGGTTCCGTATGAGGATATTATGGAGGCTAGAAGAAAAGACGATGCGGATGAACCAGTAAGCCCCTACGAGAAAAAGCTCCTTACCCATCGGAAAGGTGCCAAAGCCATTAACTTTGGCTTGATGTATGGGCAGGGCTCTGGGAGGCTGTCGGCTACACTTGGGTGTTCTTTAGACGAAGCCAAGCTTCTAATAAAGCAGTACTTCGCAGCATTCCCTAAAATCACAAAGTACTTCCGTCAAGCTATCAAGGAAGCAACCGCAGACGGCTACTGCGCCACGATATTGGGTCGGCGCAGACAAGTGCCGGGGCTCAGGTCAAATATTAGTAGTGATAGAGGAGACGCTGAACGGAAGGTGAAGAACTCGCCTATTCAGGGCAGTGCTGCGGATATTACTAAGATGGCCATGATCCGACTTTGGGAAGACCCGCTTGTCGAGGCATCTGGGGCCAAGATGGCCATCCAGGTTCACGATGAAATCGTTTTCGAGGTGCCTGAAGAGTTTGTGGACGACGAAGAATTTAATACGCGCATTGAGGAATTGATGGCGCACCCCTTCTCTTTTGAGTTGGCGGTTCCGCTAGAGACGTCAGGGAAGTACGGGAGCAACTGGGCGGAGTGTAAGTAATAAAAGGAATGCCTTTACCCAGAAAGCGCTGACCTTTATAAAAAGCGGACACACTAATAAAGGGGAGCCATATGGAGGACACAGAAGAAGCGATGCCAGATAGTTGCTACAGGGAATTAGACGAGAACGAAGAAAAGGAGTTCAGGAAATGGGCCAGGGACAACTATATTTCAGGAGACCCAGTAAAAGCCGTTTGGCACCCAGTGGTGCGAAACGAGTGCTCTATTATAGATAATGAATCGACGTAAACCATGGTTTTTCTACGTAGTAGAATGCTCTGATCAGTCTCTCTATGCCGGTATTACTACTAATATAGAGAGACGGGTCAGCGAGCATAACAAGAGTCCGCGCGGGGCCAAGTATACAAGAAGCCGCAGACCTGTCCACCTAGTGATGTCCAGAAAATTCCCAAGTAAATCGGGAGCCCTAAAACATGAATACAAATTCAAGCGGCTTACTAAAAAAGGTAAATTGGCCGAAATTCGGAGACAGCATGGATGATAACCAAAGAAAAATTACCAACCTAGGGTTGGTGACCCTAACCAACCTAATTATGCAAAAGGTTGTAGACAACCTTGTAGGCCCTGTGGAGTTTAAAGAGGGGTTCGACGGAAACTTTGCCATTGAGCTACGCGACATGGAAAAGGCAGCATATGGTTGGACTCCTTTTGTGGCGGCAGCCCCACTGAACACAGGAAACCTGGGAATAGATACGAAAGAGGTCTGGGTAAACTGCTGCTATCAAGTCTACGCGTACTACCGAGAATTCGAGGGTATGCCATTCTCCATACTCAATCTTAGCCTCAAAACAAATGACAGAGCCCCTGTAAGAGATTGGCGAGACCTACAAAGAATCAAGAATGAATTATGTGGAACACTTTGTGAGGCGGTAGAGATGTATCCTGCCGAGTACAGGCTGGTGGACACGTCCAACCAATACCATTTGTGGGTCCTGCCCCCAGGCAGGATATTCCCGTTTGGTTACAATGGGGGAAGGGTCGTAACAAGTGACGCACCAACCAAGGAACGTCTAGAAAAACACATGAAGAAGAATTACAAATTTGGTGAGGACGAGAAAGCCGTACAGCGGCCCTTCGAAAAGCACCATACGGCAGACGACTGCCCACCAATCGGCCCACTCTGGGCAGCCAAAGGATATTCATTCAACGAGGAAGCCGAACGGATTCTTCTGAATGGTAAAGAAGTAAAGGAGTTACGATGAAGGTAAAATACGCAGTCCCACAGCGCCTGGTAAGCGATCTGATCGCTTCTGGCCTCGCAAGCGGGGAAGAAGACGCAATGACTAAAGTCGCCTCTGGTGAGGGCCTGGACGCCCTCTGGGCAGACAAAAATAAAAAATTAATAGAACTCGAAATAGCATTCCAGTCAAACGGCGGACGGGGTGTTGACCTTGCGGAAGAGATCGACCTGCTGCGTGGAAGCATTGAGGAGATAGACGAGCTTATTAAAACTCGAGACGGGGAGAAGTAATGACCAAGAAAGACAACTTGGCTGGTCTGATCAAGGGTATCCAGAAAGACCTTGGAGGGGCAGCAAGAATTACCCGCCTCTCCGAGGTGGTCGCGCCATTCCAGACCAGACTGCCTACAGGTATTCTGAGTTTAGACTTGGCGCTTAGAGGTGGGTTCCCTGCGGGGTCCATGCACCAATTATTTGGGCCAGATGGGGCGGGCAAAGACTATTTGTCCAATCTACTCATGGCGCAGACCCAAAGAACATACGGCGAAAAGACTAATATCGCCTGGATGTCCTTTGGCTACAAACCCGACATCCCCTTCATGGAGATGTGTGGGATCGACACCGAAGTCGGCAACCTAATGTTTATTGACGTTGGAAATGAAGAAGCGCTTGACCAACCAGCCGAGTCGCTCCTTACAGCCATGTTGAACCTTATTAGGTCTAATAAATTCCAGTTAATGATTATTAACGAGCTTGGTTCAGGAGAAACTAAGGACAACGTAAAGAAAGGACTCCATGAAGACGCAAAGATTGCTACATGGGCGTCTCTTATGGCTACCTTCTGCCAAAAGTTTTATAGTGCTATGCGGAATACGGATGAAGAAACAGGTCCAAACAAGACCTGTGTTATCATGATAAATCCCGTAAGGGCCAATATAGACGCTAGGTCGGCAAAGTACTTCCCCTATTCACAAGGTGGTGGCTACGCGCTCAAGCATGCAAAGGCAGTTGACCTACATCTAAGAATTGGTAGCTCAATAAAATCTGGTGGTAAAAAGGTGGGAAAAGAAATCAAATGGAAGATAAGCAAGGGCAAACATGGAATCTCTGAAGGCGCGGAGGGCGGCTATAGCTTCATCTTCAACCAAGGAGTTGACTTAACAGAGGACCTCGCAAATACCGCCAAAGCCATGGGGCTCATCAGAAGCTCAGGCCCTGTGTATTATATATTAGACTACGAAGATAAGGTTAAGGGCGGATTGGCCGGTGTCGTAGACATCCTAAGAAAATCCCCCGCGCTCTGCGAAGAAGTTCGCGCAGCTGTATTAGAGAAAGCAAAGAATGGCTAAAGTCTACGTAAAGATTGGACCCAAGGTCGTTGAACACGCGGTTGACGGACTCCCGTTTCTCCCAGGGCTTTGTATGCACAAAGTCCCGTATAGCGGGAAGTCCAGCAGCGTATACAACATAACGCACACACAAAGCGGCCTTGCGGTCCTATCTAAAGTAGATGAAGCCAACTTAGAGCTTATCAGAATGATCCTAGGGCGGATGCTGTGGGACAAAACAACAGACATTATCTTTGATGAAAGTAAGTACTACAGTCTAGTCAAAGAAGCGGAGGCCGTATTGTCCAATCATAAAGAAAGCGAGAAGCAGGAAAAGAGAATCGCTAAGGATATAAAGGGAAAACGACAGCCCGCCTCTGGATCAAGATGGGGCAGCAAGAGGGACGTTATTACACCAGATCTGTTGATCGAGGCTAAAACAACAAAATCCTCCAGACAGAGTGTGTCGATAAAAGACCTCCATTTCCTAACGAGGCAGGCATACCAACAAGGTAAAGTCCCTGCGTATATTATAGAGTTTGCGAGAAGGTGGGAGGTTGTCCTTGTGCCTGTACAAGAACTTGCAGAAAGTACCCTGGAAGAATTTGAAGAAACCAGGAACCTAGACTATAAAAAGAGGAAGTCGTTTTCCGTTAGCACGGGATTGGCTGACTGGGTTTCATCCGAAAATTGCGCCCTGATTGAGACATCGGAAACAACCTATGCACTAATAAGCTATTGCTCCTTTCTGGAAATAGCTAAGAGGGGAATATGAAGAGAGATAAAACAAGCATGCCCCTTCGGTGTTTCCGCGAGGAGCAACCTAAGAACGACAGGAACTTCAACATTGCTCGAGAGTTTGAGTACTTGCTGGAGAAGGAGAACGCTAAGCCGTGGACACGGAAAATAGGGCATTACCACCCATCCTCAATACGGGGGTGTAAACGGGCAATGTATTACGATAGGATTGGGGCTGATCCCAAACCTAGAATACACGCAGATCTACGTATGCTGTTTGACATGGGCCACGCTCTCCATGGCATGGTTCAGGAATACCTAGCACAAATAGAAGGCTTCGAGCCAGAAGTAGCGATTGAGTTCGAACCGCTAAACTTGTACGGCCACTGTGACGGTGTGTTTAGAGCACAGGACTGGGTCTTGGAAATTAAGACTGTGGGTGAGTCAGTTTACAGAACACTGGTTCAACCTAAAATTGATCACATCTGGCAAATTCATTGCTATATGTTTGCTCTAGACATCCCAAGAACACAGCTGCTCTATGTTAACAGAGCAACCGGAGCAACCCGCTTATTCAAGGTTACTTTTTCAAATGACATATGGGACCAGATAGTAAGTATTATTAATTATGTAGAGGGATTTGTTAAAAAAGAGACACCTCCCCCGCAAGAGATAAGCAAGTGGACCTGCCGATCCTGCAAGTTTTATCATATATGCGAACCAAGTTTTGACTAAGGAAGAATAATGACACAGGAAAAGAAAGATCTTTTTCTGGCACTTCGGGACACCTTGGAGGAAGACCTCAAAAGAACAGGCTTTAATCCTGACACCAATCCTCCAGGACGTGAACCCAGGATTAGGGGTTCCGTCGCCGCCCTAAAGGCACCAGAATTAAAGGAAATGTACGACGAGTTCTTAGCATTTTACGACTACATCACAGACCAGATAGTTACAGACATAGGCTTTGAAGTAGTCAGCAAAGCAAGGCTTGAGCATGTGCAGGCATCGGTGACCCTCAAGGCTCACGCAGACTCCTCACTTAAAAATGCCGAACAGCGGAAAGCATTTGTATATAACGACCCGGCCTATCTTGGAGCAAAGAGAGACTACACCTACTTCAAGGGGAAGCTCGCCATGCAACAAGAAAGAAGGGATAAGTATAAACGGGCTATGGACCGCATCGGACGAGAGTTGTGGCTTAGAACACAGGATGATAATCCGCAGGAATTCTTTAAGCCAAATAAACGAATTAAACTACCGGAGCCAGCTTACCAATCAACCTATAAGCGTATTAAAGATGAAGGGTAGCTGTGTGTTCGAAGCAAAAATAACAGTGCTGCCGCCGTCTGTTAATAAAATGTACGTCTATACAAAGTGGGGCCCCCGACCATCGTCGGCAATGAAAAAGTTCAAAGCAAAGGCAATGGCAGAGCTGGTAAAACAGGTGCCGTTCGACTCAGAGCCCTTAGATAAAAACTTACCCTACAGACTTAGCTTGGAGTTCTACCTGCCAGCCCTTATAAACAAAGGCTGGCCGGGTAAGGCAAAAACTAGATACAAAAGAAGAGATGTTTCAAATCTTGTCAAGGTAGTTGAGGATGTTCTTGCCCAATGCCTGGGCGTAGATGATTCATGCTTCCTCGAAGAGGAGCTGAAGAAGCTTGATGGCGGGATTCATGGGTTTGTGGGGATCAAAATCAAGGTATACGAGCTAATCCAAGAGGATACATAAAATGACCAATAATAAATTAACCCCCCTAGAGCTTCAGCATATAGTCTGGACAGAGCATGGAAGGCGGATCGCTATCCATCCAAACCCAGAGCAAATACAGGCCCTTTTACCGTATAAGGTAGACGAAGCTAAAGAGAACCAGTTTAACCATATGCGTGATGAAATCATGCTTTACATAAAGGAACACGAGAATATGTTGTCTTTACCTTGCAATGGTGATTGTTATCAACACACAGACGGTGTAGTGGTGTTTTGCCACCAACAACTTATGGAGGATCAGTCAGAATGACCGCAGCAACAAAAGTGAAAGTAAAAAAGAAAATGTTTGAGAACCTGGATAGGGCAGAGATTAGAAATCTAGCCATTTTCGGGATGAAGCTATCCCCGCACCAAGCCTATCACCTAGACTCTAAGCAATTAGTTACCTGGGTGCATGACCGCGCTCTCGAAGTACCGGCAGAAGAAGTCACTGGAGACCGTGGCGTAGACACGAGGTCGTTCTTAGACGCAGACCTGGAAGCGGTAATCGCTCGACAACGAGAAGAGCGAGAAACTTTTAGGGAAGGCGTTCTGGATTACATCTCTAGACTACGAGAGTTTGTCAGGGGTGAATCCGAGAAGGAGCCCGGGTGGCCGCCGATTAAAGATGGCACAGAAGAGGTTGTTGTTAAAGACGCAACCCCGCCAAAGGAAAAAGAGCCCGTAAAGCGACGACGTGGACGACCTCGCAAGACAGAGACCGTCAACAACAAGACGCCGCAAAAGGCTGCCCCGAAAGCTAAGGTGACCCCTAAAGTTGCCCCTGCTCCTGCGGCTACGGCGAAGCCAAAGAAGAAGATCAAGAAAACAAAGTTCGGTACAAAGGCGGAGCCAACGGTTGTCGCGCAAGTAAGTGAATCGAACCAAACAGAAGTATTAGAGGCTATTAAAGTTCTCGAGACCCAAGTAACAGAAATCACACAAACCATTAAAGACATCAGTGCCTTTACCGATGGTTTGGCTAGTGGAATTAAAGACGGGTTTGAGAGAATGAACGAGCAAGTAACTGCTATTCGTGCGGAACAAACGGCAGCACATAACCTCCTGGGTAATGCGCTCTTGTTCTTGATGAATTCTGCTATATTCGAGCAAGGTGAGGAAAAGGCTGATCTGGCCGCGATACCTGAGCCGAGCGTCTATTTAGATATAGAAGAATAACTGCCCGTACCCTCCTTCGGGCCAGCAGGTGACCCCTTGTATGCGTATTACTACGCATATAGGGGGTCTTTTTTTACCCCCAAAAAGTGCAAAAATAGACCCCTTTTTAGGGATAAGAATGATGAAGGAAGGGTTGTGTATCTCTCCCCCTTCACCTTTTCTCACAGATACACAGGGAGAAACTAAAAATGGCTATTTCAATTTTCAAAAAGCAGACCAAAAAACCAAACCAGATTGAACAATTCGGGAAGGCAGTGGGGGGCCAAGTAGCGGTGATGATCGCCGCTAGCGCGGTATTGACACTGATCGATACAGGGGTGTCCTTCGCTAGCCAAAAGGTAAACGACCTTAGGGCGAAGCGAGCGGCGGCTAAGGCCGAAGAGGCTGCTCCGACTGCTGCGTAAGCAGCAAGTCGAGAAAGTAGGGGACGCGAAAGCGTACCCCTATTTTTTTAGCTAAGGTTGAGCCAATGACTGGTTGGGCCAACTACCGGAAAGGCAGTCTCGTTGTGGTAACCAGTTCCAGTTCCAGCGCCGCCAGTGATAGCATCTATATAACCACCACCTACTTCGGAAGAGATAGCCTCATTTAACAAGCCCATAGCGGCGACATACCTTTCAGGACTGTCTGGGACTCCGGCCCAACCTGCACCGTTGAAAACGGTAAGCTGAGTCCAGTGGCTTCCGCCACCGAAGAAAAGAGGCTTGCCCCCTAGCTCACCAATCAAAGTCAGACCGCTATACCCTTCTGGTTGGCTAAACGCCCACGAAAGAGCTATCCCCGGTGGGCTCCAAGATACACCAAAGTCCTGTCCGCCGCGAGAGAGGTCTTCGCTATAATTCCCTGGAAGGTCGTGCTTCGTGTAGAAACCGTGCACCTCGCCAGCGGGGCCTGTCCACGACTCATCACCGTCTGTAGCGTACATGGAGTAGTTATTTCCAGTAAAGACGGCACCACCACCGCTGACCTTGGGCCTCGCGAGGCCTCCCTTAAATTGGTTAGCCGAGACAACAGCGTAAGCCCCACGAGCAGTAAAGGGCTGAATAATCCCCCCCTGATCCGTGCCCTGCTTACCAATTGCAGCGCCAGTGTACGAAATATTACTTGTATAAATTATTCCGGTAGTAAACGCCCTAAACCACGTGATACCCCTGTAGAGGCCGCTTAAGTCAGCCAATTGGTCATAGTCTTCTAACCGGCCCTCATACCATTTATTGGCATAAACCATGTTCCCTGTGACGATTGGATTCTGGATGTCGGGATACTCCTCAGTTGAGTGATCCCAGAACGTACTCACAAGAGTATTGTTCGCTAGACGAAGGCTATCAATGTCTAAGGGTAGTAGATTTCCGTCTTCATGATGGGCGTTGTTGTAGAAGATGCTCCCACTCCAACCCTCCATCCATACGCCCTTCATAAGGCCCAGGTTCTCACCCCAGACACCTACGTTCTCGAAGTTTGCCGATAACTGCCCATCGTCGCCCGCCCGCTCAGGGAAGTAACCCCACTCAAACGGATCAACAAAGGGTCTCTGATCGGGCTGGTAGGGGATTGTAGAGTTATTCCCCGCTGCCCCGTTAGCCAAAGGCAACTGGTTGACGTTATAAGTAAACTTCTGATCGTACCCAGCACTGTCGTCAGGATCATACGCCCGTTCCCAAATAAGCTTATTGCCCTCGATAATGGCCCCAGTCATAAGTCCGAATAGTTCCATGTGGCCACCGTAGCCAAAGGTAAACCCGTGCCCACCATTCCAGTGCTCTCGACCATTCGCCATATCGTTATTTGTAATTCTTAAGCCTTGACAATCTTGCGCAACAATAAGGCGAACACCTTGGTTGCCATCAATTGTTGATTGGTGCGCCCTATTTAGGGCAATCATCGGTCCCCAGTGCTCCAACGGACTGTCGGTACTACTCGTGCTGTAGTTCTCCATCGCATTAGCAGCGACTCCGCTGTATGGGTCAACTATCGCGTACGAATTCTTATTAGCGAACTGGTTGTTTTTTATCTGTGTGTGGGACCCTCCTGCTATCGCATTGGAGGTCAAGCCGATCCAGCCCGAAAAATCAATGCGTCTGGTTACGCCAATCTTCCAGTGGTAGAGACCGTTACCGCTCATATCCGCACTGGTATTGGAACGTCCTGTGGGGCCGCCAAGCAGTTCATCATATACGGTTGCGTTATGGAAAATGCCGCCGACAGCTGTGTTGCCCGTGATGTCAAACATCCAACCAGCAGTCTTAATGACAGATCCTTGCATGTTATTACCGCTAATGGTGCAATTGTTGGGGCCGCCTATCAAGGGCTCACCCACGCCACCGTCAGGGCCGACCTCGTCATCTTTCTTGCCAAACCCTACCTGGATCCCACCCTCTTCATTATTTATGGCTGCACCTACGTGGTTATCGCTTATGATGCAGTGCATCGGAGTGCCGCCAAAACGGATACGGCCCCCAGAATAAAGACCGTAACGACCGACAAACTGTGAGTTCCATGTACCAGCATTTGGGATCAGGGTGTGCGTTAGATCATTACCAGACACGGTCACGTTATGGTACATGGAGTACCCGCCGTGTGGGTCTATGTCAGACCCAACCATGATGTTTCCACCATTGGTCCGATTATTGGTGATACGCACATTGTTCAAGCCTTGGAAGGCTCCGCCGTACCCATTGTAGTCTAAAATAATCGAACCACCCATCTTGGTAACGGGCAACATGAAATCATCAAACCACTTGTCATCCTTTTGGTGGAGCGCTGTATTGAGAGGATTAGCGGCAAAATTGTTATCACTAATAGTGTGTCCTGTAGAGTCTAAACCCTCACCGCTAAAGATAATATCTAGGCCGTTAAAATTATTCCCTTGGGTTACCCCGTCTATCGACTCGCATTGACCGGCAACAGCAGAGCCGGTACCCCCACCATCCGTAGTGAAAAAACGATACATGTAGTCGGGCCAAGCGCCCCAAATATTATTTGTGACCCGGACGCGGGTGTTTGTTGTAGTTGGCGCATTACCCTGAGTTCCGATGAGCGGCTTGCAGGCAAAGACATTCCCATCAATGTTTACATCGTGTAGGTCATACCCATGAACAGAATAGTCCGTGAACCGAAACCCATTCGGATAATGTTTTGCAGGGGCGGGGGTTGCGCCGCTGTTCTGCCGCTCAACGGCATCCTCTGTGTTGCCAGAAACTACTGACGCTGCAGCGTGGAACAACCTCAAGAAGCTATGACCTGCCACACAAGACGTTGAGTTGTCGGTAATTATAATATTGTTACCTACGTCATCATCTAAAAAGTACATTGGGGCCCCGAAATGGTTCGGAGAAAGTATCCTACCAGCGCCCCAACAATCAATGACATGATGAGGATACTCTTCCGAAGACGGGTTGGCTTGGTTCCAGTTTGGTCCATGATCTACACGGACAAACTTATTGCCTTTGATAAGAGTGTCTGCGCCAACAGTCTGAATGGCAGGCGCAGCACCATACCGGGTGATTAGGGCCATAGTGTCCTGCGGCTCCCACACATCTTTGTATGGTGCCGATTGTTCAATACGATCAACAGCCCACTCCTTAAACACACAGTCTGTAATGGTTATCCCGCCCCACTGCCTGCCTATGTTAATGGGTGCCCAGTCGCTGATAGAGTGCCAAATAATCCCCTGGCGGTACTGTTTAGTAAAAGTAGAGTTGGCAATAGTGCCAAAGCTAGGTTGGAGGCCATCCACACCTGCTGGCATCACGCCGCCAAAATAGGCGGGGAGGTTTGCGGGGAAGCCGTTTACCCAGCACTCCCTTGTGTACCACCAGTCTTGGTGGCGGGCGCAAACCCCTGTGAGGAACCCCTGCACCATGCAGTTATCAACTTTAAAGTTAGCGCAGCCTGTCAAATGGATGGCATTAGAGAACTTATACTCGATACTATAATCAGGAGAGCCATCCAAATTGTCGCGAGACGATGCAAAACAGTCCTCAATAACCACATTAGTGTGGTACCCCGGCGAAGTGAGTCCAGAGCCATCTAGCCGGTCTGCAGAGACAGACTCTATCGTAACAAACGTATTTGATATATGGGTAGCAGAACAATCACGGATGGTGAGATTATCAAAATTAGGATAATCAACGTGGAAGAGAAAACCAGAACCGCCTGTTAAATGGACATTCTCAATCAAGATGTTTCTGCTAGAGTTAGAACGGAAGATGGTCTCTGGAAATGTATTCTCTGCCGCGTACCAAAAAGCCAAGCCAGGACGGTCGCCATCCTCTAAGGGCCCACCTGCTATGTAGTCCTCTGGTGTAGCCGTTCTATTGATAAATAGGTTACACCCAGGCATGTTTGCATACCACGTAGTTGGATCACCATAATCGTAAGCAATATCCCTGTTTATTGCGATATTTTGTGCCGCAGTGAGGTTGCTGCCAAGCCACGTAAAAGAGAGGTCGCGAAAAACCAACCCACTCTTACCGTTGAGATCGATAAGGTTTTGCTCCGGTGACCCCGAAGCGTCCGACCAGCCAGAGCCCCCACCTTCCCCAGTGCCAATGTCGGGATTTCCCCACATAACTATAGGGTACTGGTTCGTATCGTCAGGTCTCGGGGCTTGGGCCCGCCCAATGACCGTAAGACCGTTTGCGGGAACCCTGAAGGGGTACGAGAGCCCTCTCTTTGCGGCGTCGGCCATCGTAAACCCTGCGACCCAATCACTGGGCCACTCGAACGTGTGGCTAATAACCTCAATGGTCCAGTAGCGCTGCAGGATCTCCACATCATTTTTAATCACGCTGTCTCTTAGGGTTTCCCAAACCCCTATAGCGGCGAAGGCTTCGCCAAGGGTCTCGAAGTGCACAATCTGATTTGGGTAGTCTCCTGCAGCGGTTTGGCCAGCAGGAAAGGGATGGTAGTCGCCAGTTCTCCCGACGTAAATATTACCACGAGTGTCCTCTCTCGAAATCCGCTGACGGCAATCAATGACGGTCTCAATCGTTGTCGCCGCAGCGTTGTAAACAACCTGACAGACAGGGACGGTCCATGGGTTATCCCAAATGTTCCATCCAGCGGGAACAGCGCCCAGGGCGGCGACGTCCATAAGGCGGTATCTCCCTACGTAGTCTCCTGTGCCGTCGTTATTATCAAAATGGAAGAACAAAATGTAAGTACCAGATGCGACCAATTCGTTACCAAGGCTTAGTCTTGTCTCTGGTTGGTAGATCTTTGCGCCGCCCTTAACAAACCACGCCTCACCAATATCTATATCATCTGTGCCCTGAGCAACTCCGCCGCCATAAGTGGTGCCGAAGCGGTCTTGGTCTTTCTCGGACCAGGAGATATGAGCGCCGTGCAGAATCCCGTTTGAGAGCGCACCAAAGTTGCTTGCTGCCTGACCGGTGCCGCTGTAATCTGTCCCCGTGTTGATGGGGTCACCGGGAATGTAAGAGCCTAACTTGAGTGCCTCAAGGGCCTCCATTAAGGCAGGCTGCCTATCGACGGAGCTATTAAATGTATTTAGTTCCTTGGGCATTCCTCGGTAATCAAACGCCCGAGCATTGGCGTAATTTGTATTGAACCCGTAGCTATAACCATTAGGCGCTTTGGCGGAGTCCACCCATTTTTGGTGGTCGTCATAGCCAGTGAGGGGAATACCACAGTGGTCCCCAACCATCTGAAAGTCGGACTTCCAGGACCACGCGTTTGTATTCTCATCGAAGAAAGTGAGGGGCTTCTGCTCTGTCGCAGGCACGGCATTGATGCGCTGATCGTAAGATGACCGCCCCCATTCCAAGCTGATCCGGGTCAGCATGTATGCGCCCGTGGCCCGGTCAAAACCATCAATCAGGCGAATAGATCTCTCAGGAACAGCGTCTGAATGAAACTGGAAAAGTTTCTGGTCCCCTGTAATGTCTTCCTGAAAAAACACAGTGATTGGGCGTTCGTTGTCTGTGTAGCCAATCTCGTTTCCTGTGCCCTCTGCGCCGCGCTGATATTGATTAGCCGCGTAATCATTATGATAAACAGCGTTTAAACCATCTGTTGGCGTGAAGGTATTGGTCTTACCCTCGCTCAAGTTTCCGCTTAGGATGAGCGCCACCTTGTACTCGTTAACCCCCGCATTTAAGGAAACGGTTGATAGGTAGCCATTGGCGTTAAGGTTTCCTAGGGTTTCGTCAACAATTAACTGGTTGTCATCAATAAAGGTCCGATCCCTATTTGCGCCAGATAACTCAGGTAGGACATGACTAAGAACAACGTAATTACCGCTTACGCTAACAATTAGTCCCATCGCGTCCGCGTTCGACCCAGGCCCTGTCTTTTCAAGGAATATCTGCTGACCTATCGAAAGGCCCTCGCCGCCAAATTGGTTGTCACAGGCATCCTCAAAAGATACACCTGTTGCAGTTGTTTCCTCCATTTCAAGGTAATAAATGTCGTTCCCTAGGATCATCTTTGTAGCGTTGAAACCAGCAGCGTACTGCGAATCCCACCCAAGTGGTGTATACCCGCCACCGCCCCTTGGGACCCACTGGTCGTACCCACCCCTAACATGGCGAGCAAAGTCCGTAATCGCCCGCATGTCTGCGTAGTTGATAACCATTTCGGCTGCTGGGTCTTCGTAACTGCCTCTGCTGGCAGACGCGCCGCTGCCTCGAAGCTGCTCCCCCACTGTTGTAAGGGTGCTGCAGTAAGCATAGTAATCCCCTTTTACGGGTTGGTTGCCGTCTTCAAACACCAAGGTGGGGCTAAGAAGGAACCCGAGCGGGTTACAGGGTCTTGCGATACCCTGCTGCTTACCCTGCCAGAAGTGTAGGGGGGCGCTTGGGGCAATGACGTTGAGGACCTCCGCGTAGCCAAACCCGCCATTATCGCACCATAAGTTTGTTCCAATAGGCAGACTCCAGTTAGAATCCGCGTCTGCTTCTGGGTCGGGCAGTCCGACATTTCCATAAATTCTTCTACCACTACTCTGGTAACCGGTACTTGCGGTCTTTTGCCCGCTAAAGTCTTCGCTGGCACCAGCCACGGATAAGTATAAATCGCCGGGGGTTACGCCCCCGATGTGTTCTGGAAGATCGGGTCGCTCAAGAATATGCACAACGTGTGCATAATTTGGCGCGTCCCCGGCAATCGCGGCAACGCTATCGTGGTTCGGGTAGTGTCGCCAGAGAACAAGCGCGCCCTCTACAAACTGACCAGGATCAGCCACGGTAACCCTTGTCAGGTTCCCCCGCGTCAGGACCGCCTTGTCTCCTGTGCCAGAAGCCGCAACATCATCACTATGTTGGATAGACGCAATCTGGTACAAGCCATTATTTGTTTGGCCGTGGACAATATCGTGTTGCCCATCATTTACAATTTTGAGGTAGCAACCAGGACGAAGACAGTAATCAGAAAAGCCTTTATTAGAAGATCGGATCACGATCCCGTCAGACTCCCATTTGTAGATTGTGATCGACTTCCCACTACCAAAATAGGGTGCTGCATCAGACTCAATCTCAGAAATAAACGGGATAAAATTGGGGATACTGTGGAGGTCGTCACCATCGTACGTAGTCCCTGCGGGGAAATAAGAATCAACTGCTGCTGCGTTCTTGGTTCTCACCGACGAAGGGGAAATGGTTAATCTCTGGTCGAGATGGGCTCTATCACCGTCTACTGTAGCGCCGGTAGAAAGATCATTAGGGTAAATAGACGACCTGTAGAGCCGGATAAGGGAAGACAGCTCTGATTCGTGGAGACCAACATATACCCAGGTAGGGGGCGCATTAACATGGGCCAGATCAATAGCGGTAGCGCCGGTTGTAACACCACTGGGGTTTGTTGACCATTCCACGCTAAGCGTTGGAAATCCCGTGACAGAGGTCGCGGAGTCCGTAGAGCGCCTGCTGGGGGAAAGAACTTCACGCCGCAACGCAGGAGCGTCAAGGGCCCCCTTAATGGAGTCAATATTCGAAGACAGGGCACCAAAAGCGCGGTTAAAGGCTTCGCTGGTCGCGTTCTCGCCGTAAGCCATAAACTTGGTTGCAGGGGCCTGTGGATTGAAAGGTGTGGCTGTGTTCGGAGGCGCTGTGGTGTCGAGAGCGTCAAAGGCAGAAGTCAGTCCCGCTAGCTTTCCAAAATATTTATATGACATTCGTAAACCTCTCTAGAACCGCAGTTCCCATTCAACTCTAAGAATAACATTAGGAGTGACCACAATAGGATCAAAAATATTATAAGCAACTAGGTGGTTAGGTTGCGCAGGATCTGCTTCACCCGGAATAGCAGGGGCTGCCTCATGAGTAAAAGTGGGATTAGCGTCTGTTAAATACAAACCAGCCTCAGAAATAGGAACGGAGGTCCCTACCTCAACATTCGAAACTCTAGTAATACTGCCAGTAAAAGATAACTCAGTTTCAGAAATATCCACAATGAATCGTGTTCTAAAATCGCCTGGGAAGTAAATACTATTATTAGACTGGTTATCCACCTGCTTCAAATAAAAACGTTCAGCACCAGAAATCTGTAAAGGTACGGGGTCTTGGAGGGCTGTTACAGTAACTAGCTCTGTCTGACCTGTGGCAAACAAAGTATTAGTCTGTAATGCGCCGCCGCAGCCAAAACCCATGTAGCCAATCTTAGACGTTACGTGGGGGCTGGGCGGGTCCGTGGAGTAGTCATCCGACCCAACAAGCCTAGAGAGCCACTGCCGCCCGACATTGGTGACAACATTGTGCCCAAAACGTTGGTCTACGAGTTTTTTATCTTTATAGACGCCAATAACAATATTAATTGTCGGGTCTAGTTTGTCTAATAGGCGCATAATGTTGTCTCCTAACTTTTCCTTAAAAATTGTGTCTAGGGCAAGGATCCGTGACCTCGTACATAGGCGTAGATAAACACTTGATAGGGACCACCAAGACTGGCGGCCACAAATGGCCCTGTGCTTAAAACAATGTCTACTGGATTCCCTGCGCCGATAAGACCATGTGCAAACTCTATACCACGGCAGCGATGGTGTGTATTAAGTGCATAGTTGTCGTCCGTAAGATTATTCGCAGAGGCCCTAACTTGGCTTCCCTTCATGAGCACCCCGTGAGGACTCAAGTCCATACCAGCTGGCCACCCAGATGGCGCGGTACCGTTATAGGGACTCATTGGCCGCAAAATTGAAGAGTTAATCACATGACCGCCGATAGACATATTGAATAGCTGTATGTCTATTCCGTGCCCTGCGGTCCCTACTGGCGTTGCGGCGTGGAGGGGCTGTTGGGTGTTGGAGTCGATGTTCCAGACCATCACGTCATAGATTTGTATGGTGTCTTGTGGGACCCAAGTATAGATCATAGTGGTCGGGTTTACCGCGTCCATGGAGTACGCATCAAATTCAACTATATAGAGGGCCGGGACTGTCGGGTGACCTGACTGCGCATTGATGGCCGCTGTCCCCGATGCCCTCGAAGGGCCCACAAATCCCGCCGTATCAGCATGAATAACCCCGCGAGTGGTGGTATTTGCCCAGTGAGTAGCTAGTACGATACTCCCACCACTCCCGTCATCAGCCATGCCTGTCTGCAGAGTAATATCGCCAGAACGACTGCCTCCGGTGCCGCCGCTGGAGGCACTAGCACGACCTGTGGTTAGGGTTATGCTTCCCGTATTTCCTGCAGCCTGTCCTCCTGTGGCGTCTGTCTGCCCCGTCTCTAAAGCGATATCGCCAGACTTTGTTTGGTTCCCGCCGCCACCATCCACAAGAGTATCACCGGTAGTAACCTCGAAATTTGGGGTTCGGGTCGTGATGGTGACAAGAGGGTCCGAGTCGCTGGTCTGTATCTTAAACGCTGAGGCGGCACTCGCGGCATTATTTTCGAATAGGGTGTGAGGTATAGAGGCCGATACATCGGTACCGAAGTAAAGGTCATCATAGGCATTAATCCGAACGTCCCCGTCTATGGTGATCCCCTTGTTTGGAGCAGTAGGTGACGTCCAGCCAGTTATCGTCGCAGATTCGGTAGGCCCGCCACCGCCAACACGCTCGAAACTGAGAACGTCACCAAACTCAATAAGGGGGGATTGCCCATTTGTCGCCGCGTCAACCGATAACGTACTAGACCACGACGGTGTAGACCCACCCGCAGGAGCAGCCCATTGGGCAGTTCCGCTCACGTCTATAGATGTTAAAACATGGCCGATAGTCCCAGCAGTATTCGTTAGTTTAAAGGCTGTGTCAGATTGGATGGTGTTCGCAGCCGTTAGTCTGCCAGAAACCTCAACAGTGCCGAGCGCCCCTGTATCAAGAGAGATATCTCCACGAGTACCCGAAGCTGTTCCAGTCTCAATGGTGACCCCGCCCGAGTCGCCCCCACTTGCATTACCAGTCTTGATAACTAATTCGCCCGAGTCGCCAGACGTTATTGAGTTACCTGTGTTTATTAGGACTTCACCCGAGTCACCGGCAGCATTGGAGGAGCCTGTAGAGAAGAATAACGCTCCTGTATTCGCCGCCGTAGGCGTCTTAATCCTTATAAAGCCCGACCCCGATGAGGTTATGTCGTGTCCGTTAACAACTAGATTCCCGCCAAGAAAAGGGGTCGCGTCATCCACAACAGCCGTTAGATAACCAGCTGCCCCGTGGTCTCCCCAACCAAAAGCATTATCCCAGTTAGTAATATCGGCAGTTGTGATGCCAAATGAATCAGATGCGGTAAAGATAGGGTCGGTCTCAGCGCCAATGGAGGGGGCCGCCCATACCCCATCACCATTAACGGTACCCGCTGTAAGCACATAACCGGGGGTTGTTGGGGTGCCGATACCGACACGGAGGGTGTTTGTACGCAGACCGACGATAGTCATATTGCCCGTGTTTGTGCACCGAGCATTGCTCCCCGTATCTTGGATTAACTTCCCTGTTGTGCCGTCAAAGCGCGCTAACGAATCATTGACGCTAGACGCGGGACCAACAACGTCCCCTGTTCCCCCGCCAATAAGGACTGGCGCGCCACTGGACGCAGGGATGTAGTAAAGATTATTGTCAGCACTAGAGACAAATATCGCGCCTTCATTTGCGCCAGTGGGAACATTCCCCGCTGTGGTCTCGGTAAAAATCACCCCCGTTGGGTCAAGATTACCAGTAATATCTACGTCCCCGTGGAACGTGGCAACCTTGCCAGCGCTTGGGGAGCCTGCGCCAAAGGACGCTTCAAGATTTCCGGCCCCGTCATCCGTTAAGACAACCCCTTCCGCAGAAGAGACGGTCCCAGGATAGAAGTGTATGTCCTCACCGCCGGGTGTGCTGAAACCTACACGACTACCAGCGGCTTGTGACAACCTGACGAGACTGTCTTGGACAATGTGCGTGTTATTACCGTCCCACCGAACAAGATGCTCGTCCGTGCTGTCCCCCGAACTGTGTACTACGCCCGCGATGTGGGTAGAGCCGTGAAACCAGATAGAGCCTGGATTTGTGTCGGTGTCTGTCCCGGTGGACGCAACAACTCCGACAATTCTCTTGTTTGCTAAGGGGCCCGCGTCTGTGGTTAGCGCGTTCCCAACACCAACGTAAACCAAGTCGCCCATAGACGCTGCACCGCCACCATTTAGCGTGGTGGTGTCAACAGGTATTAGGCCCTCCACCAACAAGTAGCTTCGGTCGCCGTCAGCGATCTGGTCATGCAGAGCTAAAAAGATAGGGCCTGTTGTTACAGAAGCATCACCATCTCCGATCAACTTAAATTGTACAACAAAGTTCTGATAATCCTCTGCACTAGCCGTAGCGTTTTTCCAGGTATCCAGAGCGTCTGCGTGCAGCGTGACTGTCTGACCAAGATCTACTTGGCCGCCCTCCATATTTACCCCGCTAGCAATCTTGCGGGCTCCGAGGCCTTTTGAGACGGTATTCAAATAGCGCTCTAGACCGCGAGACCACCCCTCATCGGCGTCAAACTCTACTGTCTCATTAGCTGCGCTCATTGAGGTTGCTCGAGAAGGAGCTTCGCTAGGGTATTCCGCGTTGTCCGCGCCTAAAATTGCAGGGTCCTGAATCTCAAGCAGGACTGTGAACGTTTCTTCTGGCCCAGCGATAGTGCCAGGGCCGCTAGGGTCTGCTATGTAGGGCTCGGCAGTAACACGAACCAGCCAGCGCCCAGGTATGTTGGGGGTAAACACGCGGGGATCGGCCACGGTACCAGTTCCCGCCATAGCGATAGATAGCCCATCTGGACCGAACAGGTCCCAAGAAGCCGAGCCTATATTGTACTCACCTAAAGATGCGGATGCGTCTGTGTCAAAAGCATCGGTGGGTGCAGCAGGATTGTTGTCCCTATCTAGCCAGATATGACACGGGGAAGAAGCCTCCTGATCATAAGTGACCGAGTGGGGGAGATTGTCGTTGGACTGTTCCCCGGAACCAAGATGTCTAATTACAAGAATAGCCACGATTATACTCCTCCAAACGTGCCAGTACCCCAAGCCGTAATACCCCAGCCGAGGGCTGAATGGTGGAAAGCTTTAAGAGAGACATCTTCGTCCATATGATACGACCAAGCCCCACCAGATTTCATCTGATAGGGTCGGTAATTACGCACAATTATATCATAATACCCAAACCCTGGAAGCGCGGCGGGGATATCAAATTCAAGTACGTGGCCGTCACTGGGTTGGTCTGGCCCCCCGTAAACAAACTTAGATGTACCGCTGCGATTATTACCCAGGAAGCCTACAATTTTACCCGCGTTAATACCTGTCTCAAAAAAGTAATTACTAACAGGTGTCTCTACCCCGGTATCTGAATTTCTAAAAAACACCCACGATCCTCCGATTATGCCTTCAGGTGTCGCCGCTGTCGGATCGCCATAACTGTCCGGATTTTCGTCTGGAACATCGACCCGGGTTGGGTCATCATTACAGAAATAAAACCCGCAAAGTCTAATATCGTAACCGGCAGAAAGCGCTAGGATCATTTTAATACTTGGGGCGGGAATAAAGAACTCCGTAAACCCTTGTGTGAAATGGTACTCCTTTGGGGCGCGGACCTTAACCCCGAAATGGATGTTCTGTAGGTAGGTGGAGACGTGAGGAGAGTAATCCCAATCCTCTAGATTGTTGCCGCCCGCAGGGTGGATCGCGCCAATATCTTCGTAGCCCCAAACCATGGGGACGTTTGCCGGATTAGGGAGGGAACTCCAAATAGAATAGTTGCCTGGGCTTGTTGAGGGGATAAACTGCTTGTCCAGGGCGACAGTCGGATCATACGGGTGCTGCTGCAGCTCTCGTTGCATCTGGACAGCCTGCAGATGGTACAAAGGACTGTGGCCCAGATAGCCAGAAGTGCCGTCCTCCATGATTGCGGCCCCAACGTTTACTTCAAACTCTGACGCGCTGACTACATTAGCCACAGTATACTCATCGTTTAATCTGACTGAGTTCGGTAGAGTGGTCGTCTGGTCTGTGTTCCAGATGTGGACCTTATCCCCCGCAATAAGGTGATGCGTGAATGGTGGTGGCACTTTAATGCTAACGATTGGCAAACCAGAAGCGTCTATATCATCAATAATACAACCAAAAGAGGCAGGGGTCTTTTCCCAGGTACCGTCAAAAGTGGGGGTAGCGGACCACCAATCGGCAACATCTATCCCGCCAGTCCCGTCCGGGTAAGTGGCGGGAGGGTTTCCTGGGGTGTCCATGGGTATAAACTTCGTCAGGAAAATGGTCGGGTCAGACTCTGGGCCGTAATCAATATGTTTATCTTGTTGCCAAATGGTCTCGAGCAAGAAGTAAGGTCGAGTGCCAGTAGACCCGGGCATCGCTACATGGTCAGTATTACTGCGTGATAAAACAGGAGTCCCGTCTGCAGGGGCTTCTATTGTTGCGATTGCCCCACTCCTGCGACCTACAAGGGTAAGGGTTGCGCCCGCATGAGCGGCATCATTAAAGACCGTTTCGATAACATCTAGCCGAGTCTCGTCTCCGTAAGCATTGTAGTTCTCCGTAGCTGTAGTGGGTGGGTTGTCCCAGTCATGGGTATCTTCCGTGTCAGACCTATCAAACCCTAGGATTAAGTAAGTATTCGGGTGCTCAACCTGTGGGCTGAATATGCCCTTGGTTGCATCCGCCGGATCAAAAGCGGGTATTCTTGGGTGTACTCCTGCGCCAATGTGGAGGATTACTGGAGGCGCGGTATCCCAGATAGGTGAATCACCTGAATCTAGAACAACCGGGGCCGCACTTCCCGTAGCATCGCTGTAAATATCAACAGGCTCACCAAACTCGAACTCAATATCTTCCTGGAGGCCTGCTATATCTTTTGTGACGGGAACCCATAACCTCGACCTGAGAACATCAATGTCGGAGTTCACGGTATTTATCATGTCTAAAGTGGTGCGGCGAGAGTTCCAGGAACCATCGCCAGAGTAATCGTCTAGGACGCCCTCGCAGTACCCGGACTCATACTTTTCTAGGACATCCTCCTTGTCCCAATGGGCCATTATTGCTGGTCCCACTAAGGCTGCAGTTGGCGCGATAAGGTCACCGAAAAAGTAAAGCACCGAGCCCGGGGCTAAAGCGTTTATGTCTACGCCGTAAGAGCTATTTATAAATAAATCCATGTAAATAGGGGACCCGTTGGCGGGCGTTCCTATAGGGTTACTCCATTGGACAGCGGCTTCTACGTAGTGAATATAGGGGTCTCCGGGGACAAATATCCCTATGCAGGAGTTTACGTACAAACCAACCTGATCCCCAGCAATCTCTGCACCAAGCTGGGTAAGGTTGGCTGTGACTTGCTGGTAGGGATCTACCTGTGCTTGCGGGGGGTCTACGGACATACCGTAGGCAAAAGACGCCTCAAGCCTAAGCCTGTAAAGGTTGGTGGTTGGTATAGACTGGGTCCAGAAGTTTGTATCGCTCAGCGTAAACTCGAGGTAGGCGGCCCCCGCCAGTCCGGGGTAGGTTACAGACGACACCTTCTCGAAGGTCTTTTCTTTTGGCCATATGAGATCCTCCCTGTCTTGAGGTATGGGGGACGAGGCCATGGCCCAAAATGGGGAAGTGCTCGGAGTATCCTCTAGAATAAGTGTTGGCTCTAGGAATACAGTGTCTAACACGCTGATTTCATCAGAAAGTTTAAGAGAACCAACCAAGATAAAATCTGTATACGCTGGCTTAGCTTCGTTTAAAAACGATTTAACCAGAGGAAACACTTGCGTAGTCTGTGTGATGTCCATGGGGACTTCCACGACAAACTTGTGGTACTTCTCAATAATCGAGGGTTCTTTGTCTACAATGTGCTCGATTCCGTATTCGTCCACGTACTTGTCTACGTTCCCGCCAAACTGCCTCTCAATCAAATCTGGGTCTGAGATGTAATCCTCAATGCCAACAACGTCTACAAGCTTCGAGTAAGGAAGGACTTTGGCGTCTTCCATGACCGCGAGGATATCGGGAGAAACAACTTCTAAAACACCGTCAGTGGTCTTGTAGTAGACACCATTTTCCAGGGTTAAATCCCAATACAAGGGGTCTCGAAGCGCCTGATACACATTACCCGTAACAGGATTAGTGGCTATATCGGCCCCTCGGGGGTAGATGTAGGTATACTCCCGTCCATCCTCGTCTTCGATAAGAATGCGCCCATCCTGGAGATCTGTAGGCTCATCAATGGCTTTTATCTGTCCCTTTGCCTCGGCGTAGGGGAGGTCAAACATGGACTGGATGGCTAGCTGTAGATTATCGAAATGTGGTCCGCTCATAAAGGCAAACCAAACCGCTTTCGTTACAGAGAGGTAATCCAGACTGTCATCGTAAGAGTCTACAAGCTCTTTGGGTAGCCCAATAAAAAGCCCGAAGTTATTCTCGATGGTCTTCCAATTATCAAAGTAAGAAACCTCGGCCCAAAGAGAGTCGGGGCCTGGGCGATAAGCGCTGTATCTAGGAGCCCAAAAGCGCAGCTTCTCCGCCGTGTGGTCCAGCTGTCTGTCCAGGGTAAGAGATCCATCAATATTATAACTAATAATCCTGTAAACAGAGGAATCACCCGCACCAAGACAGATGGTATCAATGGGCAGGGAGGAGTCCTCGCCAACAAACTGGAGAGTCCCTGTCTCTTGGTACATGGTTGCTAAGTCTGGGTGGGTGACTACGGTGTCGGGGTAGACAATGTTGGTGCCAGCAACCGTGCTAAGAGTCCCCCCAAACCAATCGACAAGGGAGATTACGCCATCGGTTATCCTATAGTCAAAGTTCTCTTGTAAGTCCGACACTATAGAGGTTGTGCCCAGCCTCGGTATGCTTACAAGATCGGTAACCTTTGCCAGCCTCCTGGCCAGAACAAGTGCTTTAGGGGTTATCGCCACGTCAACCAAATCACCAGCAACCCAGTCTTTCGGGGCACCCGATACAGTTGCTTGCAGAGACAGAGCGGACAGCAGCGGAAACCACTCCACAAAAACACACTGGTCCCCCGCCGCTAGGATTGGTAGCGACACAGATATCTCGCTCGACGTGTAGGGGTCTACAACCGATATGACCAAGTAGTCGCCAAGAGTAATCGTGTGCGCAGACAGGTCTAGTTCTGACCCAAAAGAAACGTAGGGGGTTTGCTCCAAGCTAGTGTTTTCTACAGTGCGTAAATGGTCCCATTTTCGTGCAAACCCATCTACGGTTTGTGCCACGATCTCCCCAGGGAGACCGCCACCGACATCCTCTTTCAAAAGAACAGAGTTTGGTGTCAAGGAGGGGCTTACTTCGGCAATGTCAACTATCTGAGGGTTCTCCCCAAGCTCGTCGTAAATCCGCAGAACGTCCCTAGTAATATCCGCTTCCGAAGCAATCGGGTAAGTCGGGTCTGACAGAACCGTACTTTTCGCGGGGGTTTGTGGCACCAAAATAGACGGGTCTTCAACAAAGTACCCCCCTGTACGCTCAGCCAGAACCTCAAAGACCGGAAAAGCCTCCACCGAAGTGGTGATGGACCATTGCGGCTCAGTCGCACCGGTAGCCACAGGAAGCTCAACAACGCCAGTTACCTCAACAACAAACGGCGGGTAAAGTGATGTCCTTAAAAGAGCCTTGCCTGTGAGAAAAGGGATCGTCGCAGACTCTGCGGTTATGGCGGTATCTACGACATTAATAGTCGTTGGCTCAGGAACAACCATATCTTGCTTTGTTATAATATCCGGCTGTGTGATGTAGGCCGTATACCCTGCGGGGATGTCGATCCTCGTGTCGTAATGAAGCCACCGTCTTTGGTATCGTCGCGATGTGTCTTTTAACGCCTTCGAGTAATCGTTCTGCCAAGCGGTCATCAGGTCCGAGGAGACAGCCTGGGTCATGGCGGACCACACAGACGTAATTTGATCCTTGTCCGGGACAAGCTTCCAAAAATCGCTGAGGTACTTCCAGACGTAACCAGAGTTAGGTCTGTGAGACAACAGCTGGTTGGTCACCGTAGCAGAGAACACTACCTTGCTGGGGAAGCTATCGCGTACGCCATTATTAACAGTAAGAGAAAGCGCGTAGACACCGGGCTTGTCGGGGATAAAGATTGGGTTCATCATCGCTGAACCGGAGCCACCAGACAGGCCATAAACACCCGTCTCAAGAATCTCAGTCCCTGCAGAGGCTAAAACAGCCAGTTCCGCCCTAAAGATGCCTGGGTAGACAACTTGTTCAGAAGTAGTGGTGCCTGTAGCGCTGTCAAAAACAAAGCCGATGTTGGCTGAGCCGCCAGAAACCTCAACGTTGTAGCCAGCGGCCAAGGGGTTCTTGAATGCCTGGACCAGGGCCCCTGAAGTAGTTGTAACATTACCGGCGTCGTCCATGCCGAGCATGATCGTTAATGTCTCAAGGGCGCTATCCCAGACCAGGGCCAGCAACGAGTTAGCGGGACCCTCCTCAATGAGGACAGTAAAGCCATCCGCCTTCTTGGTTGGGCGTTTGCTCGTAATCACTGCCACGGGAATACCACCAACCAGAATTTCTGTGGAGGCGTGGGCGGCCCCCTGGATAGCGGCAACGCTCCCGTCAGGGTAAACATCAACCTCCCAATTATAGCTTAGGCTTCTCCCTGACGGATCGAAGCTTTTGCTCCCCACAAGCTGGAGAGAGGACCCGACTACTGTCTGGTGTTCCGCAAAACCATCAGCTACGGGGCGGTCTTCCGGGAAAACCTTGCTGCTGGCTAAACGAAGAGACCCTACAGATAAAACGGCCTCATTGCCCGAAGTCGCGGGGACGCCCTTGCTTATAAGTCGTAGCTTTGTTGACGCGGACGCTTGCAGGTAAACAGAGTCGTTGAAAGACCCTGTGGATGGCTTGGCGGCCAGACTATACTTCAGTGACGCATCGGTATCGTCCGCGTTTGTTAGGTAAGCTTCTTCCGAGGAGGCTACGTAAACAGCAATCCGCCCCAAGTCTCCGTCAATGATGGCGCGTATGTTTACCCCCGGTATAAACATCCCTGCGTCATCCAAGATAAGGTCTTTTGAGCCAGCAAGGACAGTCGGCGTGGGGTCTTCCGGGTAGGCTGCGAGGGCTATGCCGTCGTAAGAGAATAGGAACCCTGCCGTGTACCCCTGTTGATTGATTGCACCTATAAACACACGGTCATCAGGGTCCGCAAAAGACTTGGGCAGCGCGTCAGAAAGATAAACGTCAAACTCAAATGTAAACGTTGAAGGCACTGCGGCTGGGAGGTGGTCAGACACCTGGAGCACCGACTTGATAACGGTATCCAGAGAATTGGTCGTGCCATCCGCAAGAAGTGTAGTGAACCCATCACTTGTGACCACTGTCGGATACGGGATAAAAGCGTACTGGTCGATCTCCTCTACAGGGTCCGACAAAAGGGCGTCAGACACGTAAGAAGTCGTGTCTGCGCGTATATTCCAGTCGATAATGTCGAACTTTGTTGAGGAAGGAACCGGCATCCTAGGTCACCTTATTAACAGTAATACCTGCCAAGTCTTCCATGATATGGAAACGCTTATTCAAGTAAATGATATCAACGCTGCGAGCGACCTTAAGGACGCGATTTTCATCGTGCAGTAAGAACTCAACAACTTGCGGGAACTGGATGTACCCAACACCTTTACGCGCCATAATGGCGGAAATATCGTAAAGCTCCAGCGGCGCGTTAGGGTACAGAGTTTTAAAGTGTTCTTCCAGGATACCCTGCACCTCGGTAGGAGATAATCTTGTGTCACCATAATTAAGCTCACCGATTGGGTAGGCGGGAAAGAAATGGCGGGACAGAGGATTATTGCAAACCACCCTGAGTGAGGGACTCAGTAAAAAGCCTTGAATATCAGACACCACCTGTGACCGATCATACGTGATTGTGACGTCCGCGCCGGGAAGGGGATACACTGTGTCAAAACTATCCTGAACGTCGCTCAGAACGACGCTGGTAGTCCGTAAGCTGCATTCCTCACCCAGAGAGTAGGAGTAGTTTGCATTTTTAACGATCATCTCATAGCCAAGAGACTTATGACCCTCGACAGACAGTTGGGTGTTGTCCGTGATGAGGGCTGTCGGTGTGTTCGGGTCGTAAGAGGTCAGGGTCACGGGGGCTGTGTATAGACCAAAACCATTATCCGTCATATCGGACGGGTAAATGCGTTGATACTTGTACCTACGCGCCTCAACAAAGACGCTTTGTATGTCAGTAACCGGCGTTGGCTGACCACCATCAACAGAGGTAATTTCAAGCTCCCACCGAGCGACCCCGCCAGGAGCGGTGTTTTTGTCGATATAGTTGACCGCAGTAACTAGGTAGGGATCAAATAACTCCGCCCCACCACCTGCAGGGTAATAATTGTTATCTCGGTGAATCAGGTCAGTGTTGACCCGCAGTTCTGTGAGTATTCCGATGGTCCCGTCGTTCGTAAGCTCAATCGGGAGGTTAGACGAGATTTGTAGAAAGTACTCCTCGGGAGAGCCTGTGGGATCGGGCTCAATCACCGCCGCTTTAAGCTTGTCGCCTACCTGACGGTTAATGTCAGAAACGGCCTGCTCAAGCGTTGTCGGATTTGGACCACTAAAGACAACCGACTTCTTTGCGCCGTCAATATTAATAACAAGTGTTTTCCCCGCCAACGATAGGTTCTCATCATCCAGGAAGGGGGCGGCACCATTAAAGGCTGCGGAGCGCATAACGCGGGTAAGAATCGTAAGGCGATCTCCTACCTTTATATCGTGCTTGAGGAAATTAACATCCAAGCTGTATATTTTCGCGTTGTCTAGCGTCCCGTCTATGGTCAAGTCCGTGGTGGTGTACCCTGTTTTGTACAGAACAGCCGACTCAAGAGGTGACGGCCTAAACTTATAGGTCTTGTCGTCACCTGCCGTTTCTATGCCCGGTGTGCTGCGGACAGAGACGTAGCTAAACTCCGTGTCAGGACCTGCCTCAAAGAAGGTGGGATCCTTGAACACAAGCTGCGCTGTGCCAACGGCGGGGCGGCCTAACGAGAACTGGACGTTTTCAATAGCAGAAGACAGCCCTGAGATAGTCCTGTCTAATACCAAGGCGTTGAGGAACCCGGTACCCCCACCCGTATTAACATTAACAAAGTCCTCAACGTAAAAGTACTTGTTGGGCTCATCAAGTGTCTCAATGCGGAGGACGTCGTACCTGATAGTCTTGTACTCGGTAACAAAGTCCTCATTATCGTCAACAATGAGGTGTAGTCGGGGTTCGCCGCCATAAGAGAGTACCTCTAAAGTGGGCGGAAAAGGGTTATTCCCCAGAGACTCCTCGTTAATTGGGTCGTCATTCAAGCCAGCGAAAGAGCTTGCGATAATGTCCACAGGGTTCTTATAGGGCACAGAAACACCCTCTACCTCATCCCCGGACAGGGAAACAGACTTAACTCTAACTAGCGGAAGGTCTACGCCAGCGGCTTGTTTTGTATAAACCCTGTAAGAAAGGGCAGAGCCAGACTCGGTTATCGCGGTTTCTGTAACAAGCGTGTTGAGATTCTTCCCGGTTACACGGTACTCCCCACGGGCCTCAATCGAGTCTATAGAGATGTACACGGCAACGTCTGCTGGATCAGTCCCGAAGTCAAACCCTGTGGGGCAGAACACAGAGAAATCATTTTTTTGGACAATCAGGTCTGCGCCCTGCTGAAGGACTATCAAGGGTTTATCAATGCTAGTGGTGCACCCAAAGAGGGCCCGGAAACGCATCCCCGCGTAGGCAGCGCCTGCTGGGAACGCACCATCAACCTTAACTCCGGTTGCGGTCGTATGAATAGCACGGAAAAACCGGGGCTGGAGATCAGGACTCGGCACATCAAGGAGTTCAATAACAAGGTTATCAAGGCTTATGATGCCAGCGGCACCATAATGGGTAGCGATGGCAGACAGGAGGGCAAGACTGTCAAAGTGTGTGTCATCCCAAGCCGAATCAATAGCTCCATCGGTTGCTTGAAGCAGGACTTCATACTCTGGTGGTGGGTCTGTTGGTGATGGGGCAGGAAGGGCATCGGGGTCTAGAGCCTCGGGCTGCAAGCGGATAGGGGGCGTCGTGCGCTCCTCGGCAGCCGTCGCCTTTACGTACACATCCGTCATGCCGCCAATATGAATCTTGTCGTTCTCGATCTCGAAGTCACCGCCAAACCAACCGGGAAAGGGGACGCTGCCTGGAATGCCTGAGACCACAATACCTGTGTCGCCCATGTCGCCAGATGCGCCTTCGTATACCTGAAGAACTTGGTGGTCTAGCAGGTGTTGGAGGGCAATATTGTTGGTCAGATAGTCAAATTCCGAATTATCCAAGTTTCCTGGCTCTCCGTAATGGGCAGGGCCCATGGGGTGGGGGAGAAGGAACCCAAAAGACCCCGCGTAGTTGATAAAGGACATTTCATCGAGATCAAAGTCAGTCTGTGTCTGATCTGAGGGGTCTACAAGCCTCGTAGCTCCCGCAACCAGAGGCAGCGGTGTTCTAGTAACAAAGTGCGAGTCCACCACAGCGTCGTTGTCCACATCTTTGGCAAGGCCGAGAGAGCTAGACTTGGCTGCAGGGTAACGCTTCTCACAGTAGGACAGTTGATCAACTGTCGAGTACCCTGGGCCATAGGGATTACCGTTGATGCCAACGCTGGGGCGGTCGAAATTTATGACCTCGCCAGATAGACAGCGTGTGACGGGAGGCCCGCCAAGGCTTGGGTGTTGTTGCTCAAAGCTTTTCCCTAGGCGGACCCAAACAGCTTCCCGTTGGTTTATTGCTCCTACGCCAGAACTAAATCGATAAGTTGATCCGAGATGTCCATTAAAATCGACCTGCCACCTGTCTCCCTCGTAGTAACAAGGTCCTCGAGCGGCAACGGCTCCATTAGCGGTAGCATTGGTGCCATCTGGCCCAGGACGCTTGTATGCGGGAGCAAAAGAGAAGTCGTCGTAAGATACGCCCAGGTCTCCCGAAGGAGAGATGGTCTCCACCTCGCCACGGTAAACCGTCCAGTAAGCCTTAAACGGATTTAGATAGTAGTTGTACCCAATAGAGAAGAGGGGGAGCGGGTGGTTACCGGCTAGCGGGAGCATGTTCTCGGCACGCGGGGTAAAGCCCGGAGCAAAAACAATAGCCACCGTGCCAGAGGAATAGTCGATCTGGCTTGAGGCTAGGTAGCCAGCCCCAGGAATAACTTCCACAAGATTGCCATCACTGTCGTCATCCCAGACAACTTGCGTACCAGCGCCGCCATCCGGCCCAACGTCCCAATAATGGAGCCGCAAACTCCCGCGCTGTATCGGACTGTTCTCCGCAACCAAGGTGTAAAGGCTCGACATACCATCTACAGGATCAGGATTAGGTGTAAGCTCCTCGTGGTCAAATTCTTCGGCTGAGCCCGCAGCCAAGTCAGGAGCATTAGCGCCGGGGACAGGTGCGCCGATATTCTGGTCAACGCCAACCTGTGCTAGAGGGCCGAACGCGTAGTCAAATCCGCCCTGGAGGACTGCGTTTAGATTCCAAGTAGCCAGAGCAAAAAGGTCAACAGCAGGAAGATCGGTGTGCAAGATTGTGACAGGGGTATTGTTATCTGTGCTTCCCGGGTTGTCGGAAAAAATCCGAACTCTTCCATCAGAAAGGGCCTCAGCGGATATGTTTGGTATGTTGGCCGTGATTTCGGAGGCCATATGCACAGCAAGTTCTTGGGCAGTTGGCTCATCCCCGCCCGTGAATAGGCCAAACCCTGCGCCCACATTTGCACCATTTTGGGTGCAGTTGGCTGCGTTCATCGTATTGCCATACCGCCCAAATAAATCACAAGTAATAGTGAGTGCGGGCCCAAGAGCAGACGCGCTTGTAAAAAAACCTGCGGTAGGGTCGGTGTCAATTGCTGCTGCTAAGCCCGCGACCCAAAGATCCAACGTAGCGTAGCTACTAGCGCTGTCGTCCACAGTCACTGTGCCCGCAGCTGTTAACGGGGCGTCTATATCAATTATGCCGCCATTATAGGGGCCCCCGCCCGGGGTAAACCCTGCCGTCGTAAAGGTAAGGGTAGTGGACGCATTAACTCCACCCCCGCCCCATTGTGTGGTGATGTCAATAATGTGCACCCCGCCGACAGTAACAGTAATAACGTCTGGGCTTGCCGAGTTAGCAGTTGGTAACTGCGGCACAGGGTCTGGGACAGTGACAATCATGCTCGCTGATGGGGAGAAATGCCCAAAGTTATTCTCGTGGAGTGGCCCAAAGTCCATCCCCTCAACGCGAATCCTCCAAGGTGTCCCTGCACCAACTTTTACAATACGTCCCCAGCCCTGCCACTGCAGCTGGCCCTCAACATTCGACAGGTTTCCATCAAAGATACCGGGTGTCCCAGGAGCGGATTCAAGGGAATAAACCGAACAGCTAATATAGTGACCTTCGGTAACACCGCGATTGGCCCACTTTGTTTGCGTACTGTCCAATATAATGTCTACCTGTCCTGGGTGAGGGAAGGTTCCCCAGGTAGAGGTGATGGGCTGGTGCGGATTGGCCCCGCCTAGGTCATTCATGGCTTGAATCATGCAGCCAGGATTTCGCCCCAAGTCCTCAGCGGTCTCGCCATCAAACCTAACCTCAGGATCTGGGTCAGATGATTTTGGCCCACCGAAGTCAATAATCTTTAGGTGCTCCCTGAATAAAGAGAACACGGGGCTTGAGTCAAAGACAAACTCGTCTTTTCCCGGGTAGACTGCGCGATTTTTACTCACCAAGAAACTATCAATCCTACCGATCCCCAAATCAGTACTGGAATAGAACTTCGTTAGGGGCCACATCTGCATCATCTTGGGGTAGCTGAAGCCTAAGGAGTCTCCGTTCTCGTTTTGGTCGGTCAGGTCTGTGTTGGTAAAAGAGAACAAGAAATCACGACCGACCACGACCGATCCAGGAACTTCATTGGGAACAAAGCTTGTGTGTACGTGGTCTGTAAAGGGTAAGTGCGCGCCGAGCACGGTTTCGACACCGCCCGACTCACCGATCATCTTAAAGGCGGAGCCTTGGTTGGAGCGCTTGTTTAAGCCCATCTCAGGGGCAGAGGTGTCTGCAGTCCCCAGGAAAGGCACATCGTTAGTAATGCTTGGGGGTGACGGGTAGATCTCAAAATCTTTGAGCTTTATATAGATGGCGTAATCGTTGCCATCGTTGTAGAAAGTCTCGTCAACAGCGCGGATTCGGTTCAGCACCGTGTCATTATAGGTATTCTTTCGGAAGGGCTGCGCGACCCCGGCGTTACCATCGGAGTCTCCCCAGAGGGGCTCATGAGGGACGCCTAAGGGATCTAAGTCGCAGTGAGACCAAGTGAGTCCGCTGCCATCCGCAACACGGATATACTTGGCTTCCAACAACGCTGCTTTTAAGTCTGCAGGCCATTCGCCAGCACCAAGAAAGGAACCGCCTCCGGGAGGCATGATTTTAATCGTATTGGTGAAGGGCAAAGTTGAGCTATTAGACCAGAGCGCATGGGTCTTCCAGTTAGCGGTCATGTATATTAGGGGACCGATATCCTCATCAAAGACCTGCTTGACCCTAGCCTGGAGGACATCGCGCTTCATATCGGGCTCCCCGTGCCCAACAATTTGTACAGAGACGATGTCGCTAAAATTATTCAAAATGGCTGTCTCAATCCCGCGTTTGGTATTGAGCGACCGCTCGGAGAGGCTCCTCTCCGCCCGAACCAGAAAATCTGCGTTGGTCTCTTGTGTGACACCGCCAGTGAAGGCGTTCAGGTTCGCCACTCGCGCAACCCCCGAAAGACCGTTTACAAAACGGATCTCCCCAACACCTATATTAGTGGCTGCGTCAGGTAGCTGAGAGCGGACGGGTATGTCTATGTAGTATTGGCTCCCCGAGCGCGTCATGTCTGACGGTGCGTAGGTGAAGGCCTCCTCGGGAACGTAACCAAAGCCAGAAGCAGTGCTAAACACAATTGAGGAGTCAACCCCAACAGACCGTGCGGTGGTAAAGTAGACCCTCACGAGCCCGCGTGAGTAATCACCGTATTTGCGCTCAGACAAGACATTAGACAAGAGGGCGTCAAGCTCAACCTCTGTAAGCGCGTCACTGTCCCCCAGAGAGTTTTGGAGGCGCAGAAATTCGATCTCACGCTGCAGGGGCTCGAGGATGAGGGCGAGGGGGTTTACAAGAACATCGCGAATAACAGAACCGGGGCTGGTAGCATCCAGGTCCGGGAACTCATCCGCCAGTCGGGCAACAATAAAGGACCCAATATCCACAGCTAGTGGATCAGTGCCCAAGCGCTTTATGAGCGGGTCAATGACCTTCATATACATCAACGATCCCTCGGAATCGTCAAGTGAAGGGTCTAGGTCGAGCAAGCGCTCTATAAGAAATCTTTTTAGTGTCTCATTAGCCATAATAAACAGTCCTACTTGCCCGCTAGAATTTATAACCCGCCAGCATCTTTAATCGCCTCCTCGGCAGCACCAATCAATAAACTAATTGTCGCTTGTCTCCTAGCAAAAGTATTCAAACGAAGGCTCAAATCCATGACAGATGGATTAGATGGGTCGAAGCTGATGTTTAACACTTGCACGTCACTTAACCGTTCTTCTGGGGGAAGGGTCGATGCTGCTTGTTGTGCAGCAAAATAAACACCCGTGTTAATTATATTTAAAACAGTCTTCGCTACAAGACCCTGTGGATTACTCAGGGCAACCTTCTGCCCAACCCAATTTTGTAGATTGCCCCCTAAGGTTTTATTGAAAACATCGCTGCCGGGGGTCGTGAGGAGCACTTTGACGAATTGCTGTACCAATTTGAACTCGCCAGAAACAGAAGAAATATTGTCAGTAAATAAGTAAGCAAACAAAGAGGACCTGTCCGCCACACGAGAGGTGGTGACAACCTCCACATCATCTATAGAGACGTCATTCTGAGGCAACGTGCAAAGAATGGTTCTATTATCCATTATCACGTACCCCTGGGATTTCCGGTTAACATAAACCCCAACCGCTTTGTCAAAATTGGCACCAGAAAGCTGTAAAATCCCTCCCTCAAGGGTGGCTCTAAGGGACCCTGGTGGGGCTTTTGTGTCAAGGCCCCCATCCGGGCCCCCTAAGTCCGTTAAAACCTCAGGGGTATTTACCTCAACACCGGCAGCGTCTGTGGCTACCCTGTTGATACGTATGCTGGTAACAGCCTCCACAAGGACCCCTTGGTCCTGGAGTTCCTGTGGAAAGGCCACCAAAAGAGTTGTGAGGTCCGTAACAATAAACTTGGAATTGTAACCGTTTACCTGGACGCTGTTTACTGTAAGGAAGCTAGACTCCGGTAGACTGGAGAACCCTGTACCAGAATCTACGGCTGGAGCTGCCTCAACACGAATCATAGATAGAAATCGTACCCCACTCAATTTCGCAATGTCGCGTACATAAACCGCTTGTAAATCAATCATTTATCACTACCGTCAATCTCTAGGGCATCCTGCACTACGCCGCCTTTACCATCTTCACCTATCAACTGGGTCTGGAGGTAGTTCAGTCTAGAAATCAAAGTACGCTTTGCACCAGAAAAAGCGGCAGTACTTTCGTCATCTGCCTCTTCCCCTATCAAAGCTAGCCTTTCTGTGATGACTTCCGCCAAAGAGTAGCCCGTAAAATAGTCATTAGTCCGAGCAGTGGTCCGGAAAAATTCTAATGCCTCATCAATTAAAGAGGCAATTTTACGCTTCGCGAGCTTATCGCTTACATCGCCCGCACGAAGAGTGCTGGATTCTGCTGCTACGGTTGCGCCGCCGCTTTCTGGGAGGTCACTCATTAATCTTCCGGTGCTGCTGGGTCTATGTCCTGGGTATTAGTATTAATACCACGAGTATCATAATCTGTTAGGGGGTTATTATTTGTAGAGTATTCTATAAAACTTGTCTCTCCTCCGAGCAGGTTGAAGGCCCGCACTAACAAGTTGTCCAAGCTTGTCTGGTTGGAGACCTCTGCTACTGTAAGCTCCGAAACCTCACTAAACTGACCTGTCATTAACATATTTAATGGCAAAGTAAGCCTTTCTTGTTTCAGCGTATCCAGTAATTTATCAACTGTTTTTACGATATGTGCATCATACCCTAAATAGCTTTCCCGGATAGGGTTTAAAGCGCTTCGTAGAGCAAAAAGTAAGGACATGTACTGTCCCTGCCCAGACCCAGAACTAACAAAAATGTTAGTCGCGCTTAGTAATAAATTATCACCAGTAATACTTTCCAGCCCTTGTAGGGCCCGGAAGAGTGCGTCTCGAATAGCTGTAAACCTATACCACCCTAAGGAGACAATTTTTAAATCCTCATAGGGGTATATATGGGAAGTCCCTTCCGGCACCTCAAAAGAAACGTTATCTCCTAAAACAGAGGTGACGCGCCCTATAACCCTCTCAGACCCCCCAGAACCATTTTCAATGACAACATCATTAGGGTGTATCTCGTAGCCGTTTTTAACAGAGCCCCGCAAAGCAACGGTGCTGGATGACCCTATGGTGGTTGCCCCATCTACAAAGCCGAGGTCGTCACCAAGTATTGTTGTAACCGAAATAGCGCTCTCTGCCTCATTGTTCTGGGACTTGACCTTGATCTTGCTTCTGGAGATGGTGCAAGACCAGTCGCCACCAAGGGTTAGTCCCTCTACCGAAGCATCGTCAATAGCTAGAGGTAATGTAGGCCAGACATCTAAAACTGAAGAAGCGCCAGGCCCCGATATGCCAGTAATCTTGGTGTGGAACACCCGCGCAGACCTAGATAGCCCCGTGTTACCCGCTCCCCATGTCACCCTGACGTCATCACCAACCTCTAGGCTTTCTGGGGGCAAATCAACAGAGATGGTAGTCGTAGATGGCAACGCGGCCAGGATCGCTGTTATTGGCACCCCTGTAGCGATGGTGTTGGGCGGACAACTGACCGTTATGGGGCCGGAAGAGGTAACGTCAGCAAAGGGGGTGTCGGAACCAAAGAACTCGCCTCGAGATGAATAAAGGGCCCCAATAGCTTCATTGATGGAGTTAGGCTGGGATGACCACACGGGCGCGAATGGGGTTGAATTTGGTAGGGCTTGTTGATGATTAGGGAAAGCAATTCTAGAGGCGGAGCCGTGCAAGTCAGACGCAAACCAAAGAGTGTTTGTAGCCCCAGAGTACGCAACCTGCACGTCACTAACAAAAGAGGTCCCGCCGAGCAACGTCACCAAGTCAGCCCCGCTCGTAACCCACTCCAACTGATTCCCTGGGGTTGGGGTGGGGAGCACCGCAGAAAGCAGAGTATTGTGCTTGAAAATCTTTATTACGCTGTAGTCGTTTAAAATAGGGGGAGGGTAAACACCTGGAGTAGTGTCAATCACCTCCATGCGAGCTAACGGATGGAATCCGTGAGAGCACGTTAGATAGCTCCCCTCCGTCAAGGGGTGGGGCATTTGAATAAAAATGTGTCCTGTTTCGTAGTCAACGCGACCAAAAGCTACCTGATACCCCGTGACCGTTATTGCGGCGAGTGCTGACGGAGCTACACCAAAGGTTAGGTTTATCTCCCCAGTAGAAAAATTTATCTCACAGTAATCTCCCGCAGCGCCGCCAGTGCATTCATAAAATCCCGCAGTGGTGCCGGGGGTCAGTGTGGGGGTAAACGCATACTGAAATATAGTATTCTCTAAGTACACGATAGTCCATGTGAGGTTCTCTTCATAAATGGGTGGTTTCATACGACCTGGGTACGGCGACGTAAAAGTAAAACTAAGATCCATGCCGTTATATGGGCTGTCAGGCGAAAGTATGTGCGCAAGGACCCAGGAGGCCGTGTCGTTACTAAAAAGAACCCCAGAAACCCCGTCATCTACCGCAGTTACGGGGAGGTCAGTCCCCCCGTCATGCACAAGAGCATTGACCTGTACGCCGCCATCGTAGTTTGGGTTCCCCGTAGAGGGCCTAACAACCGACTTTAGGTAGGGGGACAGAACTACAGGATTGCCCAAGTCATCCACGACCCCACCATCTGTGTCGGTACCGCTCGAGGAAAACCACTTCTCATCAGCAGACACCTGGGGGGTCGTCTGGTGGTATAGGATCCCAGCATCCTCTTTGGTGAACAAAGGAGCCCCCAGACTTACAGATATGTTGGGCAAAACGGACTGGGGGGCATGTACTGACGCAGAAGCACCGCTACCCAACGTAAACACAACTGAGGAGTCCTCGTCTAGGATGAAGGGCTTTGTGCCCCCGATCATCTCGGCGGAAACACCAGCTCTGGTATCGACAGAACCATTATATTTAGGCTCTGTTATGTCTAGCTTGGGAACAGACTGTTGAGATAGGAGAGACGCGAGAATTGTAGCGTCCAATAGCGCGCCAGATAGGTCAGTGGAGCCCTCGTGAGAAAGAAGGGTAGTTGTAGCTTTCCTGGCCTGTGCAGAAAACGACAGAGGTTCAAACGAAGCGCCAGAGTAATTGGTCAGGGCGTCAAGAAACTGCCCCGCCTCAGCAAGTATAACCTCGATTAAAAACCCGGTTTCCTCTGCAAGGATAATAGACTGCTCCTGTGCATACGCAGGACTAATACCTGCATTGTGGAACCCGTCTGCCGTTACGCTACTCTTGGTAAAATCGGTAGCAACCCTTGAAAACTCCTGTAGCAGGACCTCGCGCTCACCTTCCGAGGCAACCTCCAGCCTGTAGCTAATATCTAGTAGAGTGTCTAGCTTGCTTGTGTCCGGTAGGGGGTCTTCCTGCCTCGATATCGGGGCGTATCTCTCAAGAGAATCTATATTGGCAAGGGCTTTGGAGAGAAAGCTGATGTGTCGGTTGGCGAAAAGTTTTAGAAGAGCGTAGACCGAGTCAACGTCCGAATTAAGTGTACGAAACACAAGATCCTTGACACCATCAACAAGATCGTCCGCAGACTGGCGTGTATTGCGGTTCACAACAGACACACCGGTCCTAAGAGCATCGATTCTAGCGCTTATCTCGTCTTCAGTGTATCTATTGCTACCACTCATCCCCGAACTCCATACCTCTAAGCCTTCTAGCTTCCTCTTCTGTAAGACTAGTAACTTTAGAGCGTACGAGGTCTGGGCTTAGCCCCAAGATGTCACAAACAACAGGGAATGAACAAATATGATCCTCACTAATGTCGTGGAACAACCACTGACCGGCGTCTGCTCCCACTTTTCGCAACTTCAAACTCTCGTGATCGTGGTATAGAACCCAATCCACCGCTGCTCGTCTAACGACGGCTGCCCAAAGGCGAAGAAACCAAGGAACCCTTGTGTTTCGTTTCGCTGCGGCAGTAAATAGTCCATCATACGACGATGACACTCAAAGTACCCCTAAGCACAGGCTCAGGGTCTATGGAAATACCCATACCCTCCTCCGGTGCAATACGAGCGGCTTCGAGTGTTGCGGTTCCTGCGCCTATAGCGGTGACCACGAGAGTGTTACTGTCTGAATAAGATAATCCTATTATTAATCCTCCTACATCATCAGATGTAAGTGTGACAGCAACAAGCCCTTCTACTCTCAGTCCGCTTCTGTGAACGGTTTCGAGGGAAAGAACTGCTTGTTGCCCAACACCCATGTTCAAGACAGGGTTGTCTAAGGGAACCAGTAATGCGTTGTCCTTGGTGTATTCAACACCATCGACAACAGGGAAAATAACATCTGGCAATAAAGAAGCAGTCAGGTCTGGGACCTTTATCGTTCTAGATAAATTCTCAAACCCTTCGAGATAAACTTGGTACGTTGCACCACGCAGCAGATCAACAGACGCATATCCTGCGCCGTCTGTGCGTATAACCTGAGATTTAGGGATAACAGCATTTGCTGTGTTGGAAGCTGCATAGTAAGCAAGCTCCGGTAAGGTTTCTTCAGAGAAGAAGATACTAAGTTGTTTGATTGGTTTCCCGTAAGGGTCCATAAACGTCCCGGAACAACGGCAAAAATGCTCGTCAGTCGCGGCTGGTAATGCGGATACATCGATAAGAACATCAAAAATTTGTGGGTCTAGAACGGTACCAACCTCGATTGAGTGGAGGTTGCCTTCTTGGACTATAGCTGCCCCCAAAGGCGGCGTGACCTGAACTTCGTATGTACCAGCGGCACGGTCTCCCAGGTAAACACTTCCGTCTGGGTTTGCCCCAGCGCCAGTAATGTCAGAAGCAAGGGCTACGCCACCGCCGTCAGGATGAAGGCTTATATTAACCCCATTAACGGGGGCGCTTCCGAGGGATCCGAAAGGGGCTGTTCTGCAATGTACATATACGTCTGCCATCTAGTTACCTTTTCGGGAGAGACTGTAGCGGGGCTAAAGTGTTAAAAGCGGGTAGTGGCTTCTTTTTAGGGGCTGCCGTAGTCGCAGAAGCGCCAAAGAGCCCACCTTTTGGGAACGCCGAGGATGGGTTAAGGGCGGCTTGCCCACTCCCATAGGTCATGTACCCTCGGAAAGCCTGTCGGGGAATCCCAGTAATATGACGGGGATCAGCGAGCCTTGTGGAGGACAGGCCTGCTTTGGTAGCCTTGTTTAAACCCAAGATTGGGCTATTTCCAGCAGGCCCATAGCCGCCCCATGAACGGTTCCATGGAGTGAGGGCTCCCTTAGCTGTTGTGACAGCCTTTTTTCTGGCTAGCAAGGACGCTGCCGGGGCCACCTTTCTCGCTCGGAGGGCTTGGACGCCCAATTGTAATGCCTTCCCTATCCCGCCAGCAACCCGTACAGCGGGGATCATGCTCGCAACACCAAACGCTGTTGCCCATGGATTCTTTTTAACGTACCGAACAGCGGGTTCGAGCTTTTGTAATAACGACGTGGTGGGTTTATTAGGCTTAATATCAGCAGGGTTTACCGCGCCGCCTTTAGGGCGGACACCGAGCCCACTCGCATCAAGGGCCACCTTCTCAAAACGAGACCCCGCACCGCGTACTTCATTAGTGTAAGCTGCGCTTGATATCTTCATAAATGGGCCGGGGCAATTCTTGGTGTACATTAGTTAACCCCCTTCTTTAGCTGACCGAACTCGTCGTAACCTTGTGGTGGGTAAAATGGGGCGGTCTGACTTGGGTAGTATCGGTCAGCGTACCGCTGTAGGGCGGCCTGCTCCGCCTGAGGATTCCTCGCAACAGGTTGTGGCGTCGGTTTTTTCTTCGCGACAGCCTTAGTCGCTGGCTTGCCCTTGTACTTGTTGTATGCCTTGCTTATGGCGCTTTGCGCCATGCCTGCGGGGGTGTAGGGGTGGACGTAGTTAGCATAAGCCCCAGGAATGGCCGCAACTGTATTAGCCGTGTTCTGTGCGGGCGTCATCTTATTCAGCGTGCCTCTCGCCGCGTTGTATGCAAAGTCCCCTACCTGAGTAGCCCCCAATCCCACGCCTACACCGCGCATCGCCCTTCGCGTATTGGTAAGCTTCGCCCAGGGACTAGCAACATTCTTCATAAACGGTACTGCGCCAGTCACCTGACCAGCGAGTGAGGCTGTCCCCTTAGCCGCCTTAAGCGATTTGGGCAGATTGCGTCCTACGCCTGCGGCCCACTTGGGTGTCTGCAGCATCATCCCTGACCAATGGCGGTTCCAAGGCATGCCGCCGCTCAAAGCCGATTTTGCTTGTCGGAAGTGTCTAGCGCTCCGCAGCTTTTGGGTAACATTAGATGCATTAAGAGCGCCGCGCCCCAGCCAAGCAGCCCTAGCGCCTTTAGCTGCAAGGGTAGCGCCTTTGGCTCCCCCAGAAACAGCAGCCCCAACAGGAGTGACCATCGCAGCAGTTGCGGCGTAATCTGCTGCAGTCCAGGGATTGCGTTTCGCCCAACCTGCGCCACGGGTAAGAGCGGAGTCTCTAAAGGGCGAGTAGGTGTCTCCCAGAGCCTTAGAAAGGAAAGTTTGGCCCGGAGCCATCCTTGCGTCTCTAAATGCCGATTGCGCTTTTGCTGGGTTAGTCTTTTGGAGCGCTCTCACCTGCTTTTGGACGGGGTGGGTGCCTGTGGCTGCCTGGGCGACAGTTTTTGCCATGCTGCCAGTGTGTGACGCGCCACGCTTGAAATCCCCAAAGACTCCCTTAACAGCCCCGCCGGTTCTGCCAGACTTCCAAGAACTTGGAGAAAGGACCGCGCCAGCACCTCGTTTAAGGTTCTGCCAGCCTCTTCCAACCAAATTAAAATCATCACCCTGTCTGGGCGTGTTCCATTGAGACGGGGCGGGTGGTTTTGGGGGGCCCTGTGTTGTCTGCCCCTTAGCGATACGCTTTATAACTTTGCCTTGCGGATCTGTTATTACAGCACCAGCTTGCTTCTCCATGGGAGCAGATAGCCCGCGCACAAAAGCATCATAGACAGCCTTGCGTGCGGCTACCTTTATTAGTGCATTTTGTAGGGCGTCTTCTTTCATTTTAGATTACCTTGGTGTTTGGCCCGAAAGTTCCCCTGCCAATCAGTCCCGACAGCGGGATTATTCTTATCCCATGTAGCGCCTCGGGAGTTCTTTTGATAATCCCAGGCCTTATCGGAGAGACCGGGCGGTCTAGGCCCGATGAATTTTGTCCGATCAGCATTTCTCTTGGCATCTTTCGGTGTCTGTTCGCTTATGCCGGATAGGTAGCCCCCCGCCCTAAGCCCTGGATGGTAATCACGGTACCCTGATACTTGCATACCGAGAGTCGGGATAGCCTGTGGCCCTAGGTATGAGGCCCCCATCGCGGCTCCGTAACCACCCCTCGCAAGCCTTTTGGGGTCCCAAGGGGCTGGACCTTCCCCACCAATAAGCGGCGTGCCTTTTGGGAGTCCCTGGCCCCCAAGGTCCGTTGGGGTATAGCTGTGCCCGTAAAAACCAGCCCCAGCCCCAGCAGCGCCAAGAGCACCACCCTTCAGTGTCTGTGCCAGAGGACCCCCAGTTCGAGCCCAGTGAGTATCAGGCTTAAATCCTTCGGGGGCTTTTTTTCTAGCGCCTCTTCGGGTCCAAGCCCTGCCTTCTGGGGTGGTTGGTATTATTTTGGTATATTCCTTAGTCTCTGGGTGGGGCTTAGTTGATGTGTAAATGTTCTGGCCGCGTCCTGTCCCCCGGGATGTAAGTTTTTTGGGGTCAAGCCACGTCTTCCAATTCATTAAAGAAGATTGATCAGGTGCGCGGGTATAGTTTTTAGGTATACCGGACGCGTACTGATTTAGAGACTCTGCCAATTCCTCAGCCTTGGTTTTGGGTGCTGGCCCATGACCCTCTGGCCATTTTTTTGGTTCGGGGGGATTCGCAGGCGGGGTATCCGGGCGACCGCCATGCACTGGCTTCGTTTTATTGGTTGGTTTAGATGGTGCGGGCTTAACCGTAGTAGTTGCGCCTGAAGGCTTCACCCCCGCTGCTGCGGTTTGTTGGGGAGTAGCTTGGGCTGTTGGTGGTCGTGGTGTGAATTTTGGGGCCGCCGAGGACACGCCCCCTTGGTTAATAGGGGTCATATTGGGTTGGGGCGTAGTGGTGGGTGGTTTTGCTAAAGTCTGCCCCGGGAAACCCGTAGTAGGACCGCCTGTGTATGGGGGTGCGGTTGGCGTGGTCGGTGGTTTTACACGTGGTGCTGCGTCCGTCAGCGTTTTCCAGGCTTGGCTGAGGCCCTGCCCTTTGGGAGCTTTTCTGTATGCATCAATAGCTGGGCCAGCCCGCTGGAAGAGTTTGGCGGCCCCAGAAAGCCCCTTGGTTTTGTTCGCTGTCTTCTCTAAGAAAGCTCCGTAATGAGCCATGGCTGTCTTTGGTAAACCAGACCCCATGCCGCCCACAGGGTTCTGCTTCTTTGCGGCTGTGTTTATATTTTGGGCCATGGGCTTGGACGCGTTTGAGCTAACACCGCGCATTTTAAACAATCGAGTCATAGCATCAATATGGGGGGCAATGTTGCCAGAGCCACCTAGCGTCATTGCACTGCCGCCTTGCGAAGGCGTAGGTTGAGAGTCTGCTCTTGGGCCTGACCCACCAACAGAGCTTGCGCCAACAATGGCGGTCTTAATTTTAGCGGTATGACGCAAAATCCTAAGTGCTGCTTCCTTGTCGAATTCGATGTCAACCATTACAAAGTCCTCTTGGGAGCCGAAATGATGTTCGGGACAAGAACATCAAACGGGTCGTCAGCCCCAGACATTAGCGTCATTAGATTAATAGGACCAGCATTATCCGGTACTTCGATGCGGCGCTTTAGTGAAAGAGGGGCAATAGACACGTCTACTTGTATGCCCTGAACCAAGGAGAACTCTACATATCCGTTAGAGTCAGTTGTATATGTTCTTTGGGTGTCGAAGACAGCCGTTCCTGAAAAGAGCTGGGGTCGATGGATCAGGCCAACGTGCACAGTTGCATTCTTAACGGGGGTACCATTCATATGGTACAGGGTGGCGTACAGGGTGCATAAGCTTGCAGGGGATGGCGGAGAAGTAACTGTCGGGTTGAACACCTCTGAAATTAACTGTATCGCTTGCACGTCTGTGCCTTCCGGCTCTGAGTACAGATAAGGGTCCGAGGCCTCTAATTTCGAGTTAAACACTGTGTATGAAAAATTATTAGTTGTGAAAGAGCTACCGGCCTTGGTTAGAGTAAAAATATATTCCCCGGGAGGGATCTCTAAGCGAAGACTTCCAGCAATGTCGGTGACCCCTTGAGCAACCTGAGTGCCATCTAACTCGCTCACAGTCACTGTTGTAATTGTATGCGGTGTCCCGTTAAGACCAGAGGTTCTGCCAGCGGTAATCTGTACCACTTCCTTGGCTTCAGCGGGAGTAATTAGATAGTGGGTTAGATGCGTTTGCACACCAGCGTCATGCCAGACAACGTAAGCTTCTTGCGCGGTGGTGAAGGTGTGGTTTTGTATTACATAGCCGTCTACGCCGATAGCGTAGGGAGCCTGTGTTGAAACCCCATCAGAGCCTTGAGCAACTATATTACCGCCCTGTGACCCGAGCGCAGTAATACCGAGTGCGGACAGGACGCTCGCAGTGCCGCTTTGCACGTCAATCTGGCTTGTGGCCCCCGCGCTGCCCGCTGTAGCAGTTAGAGTGAAATAATTAGTGTCGTCCTCTAGCGTCACTAATAATCTATCCCCCTGGGCACCACCGGCAGTCATGATCAGTGTTTCAAAGAGAAGCTTCAGCTCAAAAAAGGTTACCGCAGCGCTATTGCCAACATTGCTCAGAGCAGGGTTAGAATTAAAGGTTCCCTCCGCAAGACCGGTATTTGCAGCAAACGTACCCCCGAAGTCAGATAGTGTAATCTGTGAGTCAGAGCCCTGACTATCAGTAGTAATCTTCAGGTTTCCACCGTCATCAGAAACATAAACAGCCCCCATCTGGGCGTTCAGTGCGGCTATATACGATGCTTGGCCGGGGCCAGCGCCGTTCAGGTCAATTGTTCCTGGGGGGTGACCGTCAATTTGATAAGTTGCCGTATCTGTCCCTACACCGAAACCGTACAAGGCAGCACCGCCACTGGTTTCTGCTGGTGCGCATAAGAACTGGACTGTTTGGGCTCCCGTAGGGGCTGTGTCCGGTAATACCTGAATGGTGACTTGGTCTAGGTTATTAACAGAAATAGTGCTTACTGCTTGGTCCCCAATATAAGATGCGTACGTAAGAGGAAAGACCGAGGAGCCGGAACTATTATAAAGATGTGCGGTAACGGTCTGACCGATACCACCAACAATGCTGCTCTCTAGGACGATGTCTACTTCAGCGCCTATCGGAAAATCAGAGATGGGAGTGCCCGCCTCCAAGGTGTCCGAGTAGATAACCACAGGGACATTGCCGTACTTAAAGCGTAACTGATACTGGCCGGGATCTTCTGGGATAAAGGCAGCGCTTAGGTACAGGTTCGGAGCAGTTGTTACTTGGGTCATAGTGAGTACGGCTAGTTCAACCCCACCACTCGCGTCTAAAATTTGCAGCACAAAAGGCTCGGCTCCGACTTCTGCGGCGGAATCGAAGAATGGTATTGTTCTGCTTATGCCTAGCTGTGCTTTCATTTACAAAGTGCCTAATTATTAGAAGGTCTAAAAACGCCAATGACTTCTTCTACACTGGCAATCGTAAGAACTGTATTATATCTTTTTTCTTTGACGGAAGGGTCCCCTAAACTCTTTTCAAGAACAGACTTTAAGAAAGTTCTTTCTGTGATAAGGCGAAGCTTCTCGGCAGTTACGTACTCTTTTACTTGCTCCCTGAGCTTTTCGAGGGTTTCTTTTTTCTCTGATTCGCTGGCCAAGATGTACCCCCTTTATTTGTGTCTACTAGTAAGTTGTTCCCATGCCTGTTGCTTCCTAAGCTCGTCAGGAGTCTGTGGGGTCGGGATCGACTTCCCGATACGCTGAAAATTTGTCTTTATGTTTCGGACTTTTTGTATATCCCCTTCTGGGGCGGTGGTTGCCGCTGTAGGGGATATTGGTTTTGGTTGCTTGACCGGTGCTTGACTGCCTTGGATTCCAAGCATCTTCTTAAAAGCAGAGTACGTCCGAGAAAGAAGTCCCGGATCTTCTGCTAATTTAGCCAAGTAGTCTGTTTTACCAACCGGCATAAAAACCCCTAAGAAGTAAGTGCGTACATGCCTAATCCACCAGCGCCAAGAGCCGCGTAAGGGGCGATCTCCTTGAGGCCTTTTGCTTTCTGCCAGCCCTTGCCAAGGTTCATCGCCGCTTGAGCGCCCGCCCCTGCGATGCCACCGAGAGCCCCAGATTGGAGCGCAGAGTTAGCAAGACTTGGGCCATACGCCTTCCCGTAGTCTTTCATCGTTTGCCAGCTTTCAAAGGGATTCTCCGGCAAGGGGGTGCTGCGAGCGCCCTTAGGCAGGGGCGTGTTAACGCCGCCCGGGGGCATATGAACACCCAGCCGGTCTAATTGTTTCGCATCAGCCATAGCATTGAATTGCGCAGAGGTTGGGGTCTTGCCAGCTGCCTTGGCTGCCTTGCCCTCAGCGGCAGCTACACGAATAGCTTGTGCTTCTGCTGCTGGCAGCTTTTGAAGCGCCCGAATACGAGAAGCATCTTTACCGGCACCCAGGAGCGCGCCGCCAACAGCGGTCCCGAAACCAGTTTGCGCCACGTTCTGGGTTACTGGGGGACCTACGAAAGAGCTTTTAAGATTTTTTAGCCACCCCGGGAACCCCGCTGTTTTCACTAGGCGGTTACCGTATGTGTCTGTGTAGATGGCCATAGATGCTTGTTGAATCCCGCTAACCATAACGGAGCCTTCTTTTTTCTTACCCTTCTTCTTGAGAATGGCTGCTTGGATCTTATCTGGCAGCTTAGATTGCTTGCCTTTGAGCAAAGGGCTCTCGTCCATAGCGGGAGAGAAGGTCGCCTTGGCGGAGCTTTCTTTTTTCTTGTCTACGCCTTTGGTTAGCGCCTTGTAGCCCGCGATTCCTCCGCCGACGCTACCAGCTGTCCCCCCAATGAGCCCGGGGATCAGCAGTCTGAGCTTTACGGCGGCGTCATCGCCGGAACGAGCGCCGCTTATTATCCGGCTGTATGCCTTAGGATTTGTCTTGCTTAGGAGAGCAAGGGATGCGAGGCCAGCGCCCATGCCTACTGCGCCCCCGCCCCAGCCCCCAAGTATTGAGCCGCCAGCGCCACCGATGCCGCCCTTTACAGCGCCTTCGGTACCTCTACCGGACTTCTCCCCTTTTTCGAGGCCCTTGTAGGCACCTAAACCCGCGCCTGCAAGCATTGCGAGTGCTGCTTGCTTGGTCTTTTGCTTCTTTTTCTTAAGGATAGCAGCCTGAATCTGGTCTGGGAGCTTGGACTGCTTGCCCTTAAGTGCGGGACTTTCGTCCATAGCGGGGGAGAAAGTAACCTTAGCGGCTTCCTTTTCAAGTTCGACTAATGAGACTGCTTTTTTCATGCTCTTTAGTGACGTGTTGAATCTTAAAATGTCGTCCATTGTCTTACTCCGTGAGGTATCGCTGAAGCTTCTTTTTGATAGTATTCTTCAGACGGCTAACTTGATAATCGGGGATTTTCATTGCGCGAGCAATATCACCGGTTGAAGAAGTTTGGGTCTTCCCATAGCCAGTTAAATATTCATAAACGGTACGCTCGTTACCGGTTAATTCATATTTAAAAAGGCGAAGAACTTCTTCGGATTTTGAGGGAACTAAAGCATATGGGTCTTCTTCAAAACCCTGGGAAAGTAAATCATTACGAAGCTCGGACTCCATGCGCCCCGCTTCTGCGAGCGACCACCCGAGATCTTCAGCCACTTCGGTAGTGGTGGGTACGCGCCCCAGGGTCTCTACAAGCTCATCTCTAGCAGATGTGTACTTTTTAATTTTGTAGACACGATTCTCAGGGATGCGGCCAATATTCTGGTTTTCTACAATAAATCTTTTTGCTTTATCTAGGTAACGGTAGACGTATGTGCCTAAAGAACCCTTGCTCGGGTCGTAGGACCTTAATGCGTCCACAAAGCGAAGTTGAAACTCGGACTCAATTGCTGAGTCTGGGATCATCTTTACCTTGCCTTTGTATACGTTTACTTTGGAGCGAATCATGGGGCGAAAGCTACGGAGAAGTGGGGCTAAGTCCCGGGGGTTTTGGCCTCCGTCCATCCATGCCTGCCACAGCTTGATCTCGCGAGCCTTCTTGGCGTCTAGATTATCAAGAGCGTTAAAGGTCTCCAGCCCACCGTTATCAGTAGTATCGTCAGTTTTCCTCTCATGTTGCTTCACAGCTACCAGTTTCCCATCAACATGGCGCGTGTGTGCATCTACCTGAGTGCTACCGGCATATTTTAGGAAATCGGAAATGGGGTTTGCCACGGCTAACATATATCCTTCTACTAGGGTTTGGGGTTGGCCAACATCCCCCAAGCCTTTTGGGCTCGAGAATTAGCGGATGCATCAATAACGGTGCCAGCCTTGCGCACAGGTGCGGGTTTGGGCTTGCCAGTAAATTTATCTATCGACGGTATTTTTTTAGCTCCAAAGAACTTTGAAAAAGGACTAGGGCCTACCCGCGACATCGGGGGTGGTGATGGTTCCATGTAGGCCTTGTCTATTGTCGCTTCATTTTTAATCTGCTGCTTTGTTTTTCCCAGGGCTGTCGGCTTAGCGGGAACTAGCGCAGTGCTTTTGGGGGTTTTCATCAAGTGCCGAGCCTCACGAGCCTCACGAGCATCGGTTTTTTGCATTCTTCGGAGCTTCCTTGCCGTATCGCCTGGAAAGCCGGGTCTCGCTTGCGGGAGGCCAAACTCAGCAACCATAGCCGCAGAGGGAGAAATCTTGGTCTTGACAGGGGGCCTGTTAGCTATGCCCATCCAGGCCTGCTGAACATCAGGGGATAGTTTGGGAGTAGTCCCGGGAATCGTTGAGCTACGTGGTTTGGGTGCTGCTCTGTAGGCCGCTTTCATGGCGTCCCACCCCTTTGGGATAGCTTTCAAAACACGTATGGGAGTGTCTAAACGACCAGCCTCTTTCTCCAAGAGGAGTTCTTCAATGCGTTGTTTACGTTCGGGGGAGAGCATTGAGTTCCTTAAGGCTGTTTTGGGGCTGGGATACCAGCCTTTGCGAGGGAAGTAATTTTAGTTGCGGGCTTGCCAATATTACCGGCGAAGTTTTTTACCTTTTTATAGCCCTTAGCGAGCGCCTTGGCTGCCTGGCCAACGCTGGGTAGCTTAGGCATTCCTATGCCAAAACCAGCTTCTTTGATCTTGCCCTCTAAAACTTCTTTTCTCTGCTTATTAAGCATAATAAAACCCCAATATGTTTAAGAAGCGAGAAGAGCGCCAAGGCCTCCAGCGCCAAGAGCGCCACCGCCTGCAACCAAAGCTTTTTGTTTTGTGGGCAACTTCTTCCAGCTCTTGTAGGCCTTACCGAGCATTTTATTACCTTTTGTCCCAATAAGGGATTTTTTAGCAGCCCGTGCTTTCAAGAGTTTGCGCAGCAAAAGTGCCGTGCCTCCAGCGCCAACAAGAGCGGCTGCGCCGCCCATAAGCTTGCCCTTGTGCTCCTTCATAAGCTCAGGCCCTTTTTTCATCGGGTTCCTTTTAAGTTGCTCAAGGGCAACCCGGGCTCTCATCATTCGACTAAGTGCTAATTTTTCTTTTCCCTGCTGTGCGCGCAGCAAATTTTCAAGGTTGCTCATTATAATAACTCCTCCGAAGTAATTAAGGCTGGGTGCCTTATTATGCAACAATCTGTCATGACAACATAGGCTTTACTTAGATGCTTTCACAATATTTTTCAATGACACACCCTTAGTAACAAGAAGAGTCTTCTTGTTTGAGCCCAAACCAAAAGTTTCTTCAACTAAAGCTGTGTCATTATCCATAATAAGCATATCAGGATTACCCTCATCAGGGGAGCCCTGATCGGGCAATTCCTCATTAAGCTGTGCGTCTACTGGTGTTTGTAATTGTGAAGTCACCCGGTCTCCTCAAGGTCAGCGATGTGACTATCGTCATATGTCCCACCTATGTTTCTAAAACCCTGGCTTCGCAGGGCATTAACGTATGATACAACTCTTTGATATCTTAACGAGCGAGGGTCCAGCTTGCTGTCAATGGGCCTCGCGGGCACTGATGGCTCGTCAGTCAATCTGGTTAAGGTCTCAGCAATTAATGGTTTGCCGTCCACCCCAATAAAATTAGTATAGTCCCCGTAGGCATCGCCATGAAACCCACGTGTAAACACAGGCTTACCAGCGTCATCTACACGGTCGCCCCCGTACTGCCAAGGGCCTTTGAGTCCCTCTGAGCTAAAGTCCGTCTTTATCTTTAGATAGGGGTTCTGGTTCCCCATTACGTCTAATAATGTCGCGAACTTTCTGTCTACATACCCATCGATAAACTTGTCTGTATTAGCGCCAATCTCTTTTAGGGCCAGCCAAACATCAGCAAGCTGGTCTGCTGCGCCAGCAGCGGAAGCGGATGCTGTTGTTAAATCGAGGGGGATTCGGATCTCCTTGTACTCTGTTCCTCCCTGAACGGAAAAAGGAACCGCTACAGTTGTCCCAAGTTGGAAGTCCTCGTTCTGCGGGTAATCATCTGCACTCACCCCGCTTACAAACTTGATTGGGGGGTCGTCCACAATAGAGTTGCAGCCATACATTTTCTGGTAATACTTTGGCCCGATATTCTTTGGGTTGTATATATTGGAAAACCAGGGGGGTAATACACTGGCCTCCCAGGTAAACTTGACATCATGAGACTTTGTGCTGGAGGAGCGGTAGTCCACAGTAACCCAAACTTCTGGGTACTGAAGGCTCTGGTCTGGTAGAGGGGAGTCTTTGGTTGGTAAATCATCTATTAAGTTCGCCCCACTGGCAAAGGACCAGCCGTCGTAACCATCTCCGTCCACAGCCCTGACCCGATACTTCAGCTTGGGGTTGTATCTGTCCCCTAAAATCCTTTCTGGGGCGTCTGCGTTATCAGTGTCAGCCACCAACCTCCCAGAGGCTGTCTTGGACACGACAAGGGTCGTAAACTTGCCTAGGGGCTTCCAAGATGTCTTAGTCTGAGATCGTTTAGCGTTTATTAGTCCGTCGTCATCCGGCTCCCCAAATAAGCCCGCTGTTTCATTGTGCTCGCGACACTTCACGAGAGATATCAAGGTCTGCGCTCCGCCCGCCACATCAATCACGTGTGTTATCCCTGCAACCATACCTATATAATGGGTTCCTTTTGGCGGCATAAGCCCAGCGAGCCCAGAACCACCATCCGTAGATTCAAGGGGTTGAGGCTCATTGGCTGTAATCGAGTAAACGTTATTCCCATCCGGGTCAGCAACGGGGGGAGAGTCTTCGTCCCCTGTCCAAGCCAAAATGCTACTCTTTGCCTTCAAGGGGTCTAAAACCAGCGCGGGCATGCCTACAACGATCTGCGGAGAGTATTTACAAGTCACTTCCATTGTTCGGGTGCTGTATCTAGCGGAAACAAACATATAGTTAGCTGCCCGCTGGAGGTGGGGTTGGGGCGAGAACTTAGCCTCACCACTAAACTCCACGTCATCGAACGGTTGCGTACGCTTGCCTGCATCGATTTCCTGTTGGGCGACCTTCCGTGCTTCCGCAAGACCCTTTGTATGCAGCGTTTTAAATATGTCTGCGTCACCCAGGCCAACAATGGAGGGAATAATCCCTGTCCATTTCTCGTGGTTCATTAAAAATGATGCGCCTTTCTTGACTGCTTGGTCGGCGCTTGTATTAGAAGGGCCACCCAGAATGGCAGAATTTGGTGAGAAGTAGCAGTCCTTCTTGTTTCTGCCGCTTTCTGTCCTTCCGTGTAGCCACAGCCGAGTAATCTCACTCATCCAGTTACGGCTAAAAGAGATAGACTGGATGTGATCGGGGAATAAAACATTACATTTAGGCGGCGGGACCATGAATAAATCAGGGTGGAAAAACGTAGTCAGGAGTCGATCTCGTAACTCTACCGCAGTACGCTTAGTCTTGTAGGTCTTGCCCGTAAGGGAATTTAACATCCCGAGAGCTTCTTCTAGTAGTTTACGGATTTCGTAATATGTTTCGCGGTTATGCCGCAGTATGGTGGCGTTTTCAAGAGCCGCATCAGCATTGTAAAGCGCCGTCTTGCTTATAAATTTAATCTTGCGGTACGCCTCGTACATGCCTGCAGCCAAATTCCGAGCCTCTTCAGCTTTCTGATATATCTGCTGTACTTTATCGGCGCGTTTTTCCCAGTACACGTTGTTTGTGTCAACGCTTTTCTTCATCAAAGCGTCGTACCGCTTATTGCCTTCGATAAATAGCGGGCCCTTCTCGGAAAACCCATGTTTAAACCACTCAGTGTTTGACCCTATCCCACTAGACATGATGCCGTCTTTTATATTCAAGTCATCAAAGGCTTTATGGGTTGCTACATCAATGGCCCCATTTTTCTCGTAGAGCATAAAGTCTCTCTCGAACGCAATGGAGACTTCCCCGCGCCGCTTCTTCGTGTCCGACGTCTGTTTATTGGCAAGCTCGTAGGTTTTCTGGAGGGCGTTCTCTAGATTGTAAAGGTAGTCACCCTTCTTGAATTTCCCACCACCAGTCGCAACAGCAACATCAGAGTAGACAGTATCCCCATCGGAAAAGTAAGGGGGAGCCGATTGGGAGTTCCAAACGTGGTAGATCTTCCCCATGAGCATATTTAAAAACTGTATGAAGGTCGCTGTGTACGTAGCTTGTTTAGAAACACGTAATAAGTACTTCTTAAAAGACTTGCTTGCTGTAAATGTGGCTGAGGTGTCGTCTTCGGAAGACGCTCCGACCTGCCTTGTTAACTTAAGACGGACCTCTGCTTGGCTCATGAAGTCGTTACACCCAAGAAACTTCTTATCTGCGTCTGGAGAGAAACACCCCGTAGCAGACTCGAGAAGAGAAAAGATCCCCCCGAGCAAGCCGGGTACGTTTGGCATAGACGAAGGTTTGTTCTGCAGCAAGTAAAGGAGGTCTTTTGAGTCGTCTACCTTGCTTGTTCCCCGGTAGAGCTGGGTCGCGCCAGAAAAAATAGCAGTTTTATAAGCATTGAACACACTCGAAGACTTCTTTCCCCAATAAAGACGGCAGTTAGCCCAGTAACTAGTGTGGTCACGGCACCCGAGGAGAATCTCGCGGCGGCTACCAACCTTTTTGAAGCTGTACCCCATCACTTCCCCAACAAAGAGGAGCTTCCAGTTTCGCCAGTCGTTCTTATCCGTTAATAGGACACTCTCACCGGCCTCTTGTGCCGCAGCCTGTTGGTCTGGCGTTGGTCTTTTTTGGGAGCCGTAGGCCCGTTCATCGCGGTCGTTGAGTCCATGCTGGGTGCCAAGCTCGTAACGGGAGTCAAAGTAGAACACATGTACAAGAGTTCGAGGCAGGATCTTGTGGACCTCATCTACAGCTGGGATAGTTAGCGTAGCCGTACCAGAGACGTTCACTCCGCAAGAGACCTTTACGGAGGTGACATCTACCTCAACCCCCTCTAAAAAGAGACGGACGCCTAGGTATCTTCCCTGTACGCGACTATCCATGACTACTGCCCCGGGGCCATTTGGGCGGCGTCATAACTCGGCATCTTGCCCCTAACTTTTGTGGGGACCCTTTCCCTTATCGCAGGAGCTGCTGGGAGCGTTGGGAGGCTTGCAGAAGTGCTGCGGGCTCGAGGTGTTTCGTGAGTCAGTAAGAATTGGATGACCTTGTTCTGCAAGGCGATAGATTGCTCGAGGGTGCCAATCCTGGCGGCTAACTCATCTACATCTTCTGTAATATTCCACATAGCGCCTTGAACAGCGTCGTAGCCCTTTCTATTGGCCTTCTCGCTCTCCACAATAGCGCCTTCATTGGGTGTGTACCGGTTTATCACCGCAGTACCAAAACCAGCAAAGGCCGTTATTAGTGCTAATATTATTGCTGTAGTGTTTTTATCAAATTTCATGCAGGTTACTCGTCAAGGCTAAAGGTTTCCGATTGCTGTAAGGCGGAATCAACCGGGCCAAGATGTACCATAGTAGCAGTAGTAGGACTAGCGGATCGGAATACCGAGCTATTTTTACCATAGCCAACACCGCTTTCGTTTAACGCCCCGATCCCTAAACCATAAATAACACGGTCTAAGCTGCCAACCTTGAGGGCGTCGAGCATATTAAACTTTTTAGAAGGGTCACCAATCCAGTTAGCGCTAGTTTCACCGGGAACGGCTGTGCCGCCGCGATATCTTGCGGCTTTGGCCGAGCTGCCCTTGTCCATCCTGCCCACAATCTGACCAATATAACCAAACCACTGGTTAATCTCCCCGTGCTGGAACCCTGCTAAATCCTCTGCTGCGGTGACTGCATGGTTAGTCCAGTACTTTGTGGTTTGCCATGCGAGAGAGGTTGTATAGCTATTTAAGAAAGTCATGGCTGCTGCGTCAGACTGCAGTAGGGCGTAAGCCCCCTGCTTGGCCGCTGCGGCTGCCCCTGCTGCGGTCTTCCCCACAAAAGAGGAGAAAGCGGGGTTTGCCGCACCGCCAGCTTGTTTGGCAGCAGCGTTACCGACGATGCCCAGACCGTACGCGCCAAGGTACTCGATAACACGATTACGCCGGTCTACAGTCTCCCTTGTCGCAACTAGGTCTAAGTCAAAACCACCCCGAATCGTGGCGATCTTAGCGCTCTTGTTTAGCAAGAAATTGCTCTGTGCCGCAGTATTAATGTAGTTAGTTACATAAAAAGTAAATTGGAAGGTCATGGCGTTGGGGCTGTCCGATAGCTCCGCTGCTGCTGCGTTAATAGGATAACCTTCAACAATAATGTCGTCCCACCCAATGTACACACGCGCATTACGCTCAATAAGTTTAGTAGCACGAAAAAACTTATCCCAGTTCTCCCAAAACACAGCGCGCCAATTATAGTCCGCAGTGTTCATCAAGATGCCACGGAACTCCAAGGCTCTGGGCCTCTCCCCAAAAGCATATATGTAGGTATCACCAAAAGTCTCGACCACTTGCGTCTTCTCTATGCGCTGCTCACGGACAGACTGTAAAATCCAATCCGTCCAAGCGGTGGATGCGGGCGCGCCTGATGCATTGTCTGTAGCATCGTCACTAGCCGATGGTTGGAGGAGCCCCGAGGGGTCCGCGCCGCTCAAAAGGCCATTTGAGTCTCTTAGGGCCGGGTCGGTAAACGGGCTCGTTCCGATGTCTGTCCCAAGCTTGTTGAAAACCATAACTGGTGTTCCATCTTCTCTGAGAACCTGTACAAAGGCGTGTGTGTTTGGCTTGGCGGTGATGCCCCGTGTTGGTCGGGAAACCTCTGCGATGTCATCGAAGTTCGCGCGTTGTGATTGAGCAAGCTGCTTGTCCGCGTACTCTTGCTTTGAACGACCTTGAGCCCTGTAGTCGGGAATGTAACTGGCGACCTCTTCCCCTTTACCGATAAAGGCGTCTGGTTCCACAAGGCAAAGTGCTTTTGATGACATGCTACTCCTCCGATTGGCCCGCCATCGCTCGTGCGGCGGACAACCCTAGTGATGGCCCGTCAGGGCCGAAGATATCACTAGTAATAATACGCCGTGAGGGGACAATATCGGAGTCTTCCTCTATAAAAGATTCCGGGTTGACCACTTCGCCCTTAGCGAGTCCTACCCCGCCCTGAATTAATTCCATCTCATCACGCATAGCTGCAAGTATTTCGGCATTCATAGTAATTTATCCTATGTTATTTAAGAGCCCCCGGGCCCATTAAGATTGGTCCGCCTTTTACGGGTAGAAATGCCCCGACCAGCGCCATTCGATCCGTGATCGCCGTGATGGCCGTCACTCGGTTTTTCTCTATAATCTCCACCATAAGAAGGAACTGCAGCAGTGGGTCGTAATTACCGCTCTCTAGCTCTATTTTTAGCTGCGCAACACTGAGACCGAGCACCATATTGATGGCATCCGTAATTGGTGGGGGAAGGTGTGGGCGCGGATCCTCTGGCACTTTCTTCCCCCCTCCTTCCTCAGGGTCTACAAAAACAAAATCTTCTGGCAAGGCGAGCCTAAGTGCGCCAATAATAGTATTATTGTCTTCTCGAAGCTCCGTAGTGTCATCGAAGTCGTCAGCAACAAATGCCCACGTAACAGTTACTGCGGGGCCTCCAGCCAAACCACCAGCAAAGTGAGCCCAATTGCTTGTGTCTATAGCAACCACGTGGCTCTCACCAGCTTTAAGGGACGGTATAACGACGGCGTCGTACGGGGCTTCCTCAAAAGCTACGGTGCTTTCCTCTGGAATAAGTAGGAGGGGGGCCACTAGCTCCATGTTTATCCAGACAGCATGCCAGTCAAAGCCGTCAAAGCCTTCGGAGTCTACTGTCCCAACATTTGTGATCGTAACCTTGACAACAGGGGCTTCGTAACCCTCGAGGTCCACATACTCAAAATCACAGGTTAAATCAGGACCGAAAATCGGCTTCTTGTCCCGTTCCAGGTGACTCAAGAGGAAAGCAGGGAGAATGGGCTCCGCGACTGTTTTAGGAGCCGCTTTCGCAGCAAGAACGCCTTCGAACATCTCCTGTAAGCCCTCTTTGGTAGTGGAATCGGTCACGGCAATTCCGAGCCTCTTCATTACATTACGCATCTTTAAAGAGAACGTGTCAGCACTGACTGGTTTATCCACGGGCGTGTAGGTTGGTAATACAGGTTGTGTGCGCGTGGGCACGCTTTTCTTGTCTCTTTTTAGCCCTGTCCCGTGAATGTGAGCAGACCGGCCCTTTAGTAAGAGGAGGAAGTCTGCATACTCATCATTACTTAGCCCATAAAAGGCAGCCCGATCACTGTCGGTGGGGGGACTGTCGCCCTTAGGAAAAGGTATCTTCCCGAAAGGTACACCAGGATAGTTATCAGAAAGGTGCTTCTGGACCTTTTGAATGTTTAGTGGTGACGGTAACCTTTTCTGGGTGAGCCACTGATAGTCATTAGTAGTAATCTCGCCGTTCGCAACTGCAGATAAAGCTAGGATGCCTAATTCCACTTTAGAAAACGCTAATTCTGTTCGGTAACTATGGTGGCTCCGCGCACCATCCTCGGTTAAAGCGGCTACCAATGTTGCGCGCTCCGCGCTGTACCCAGCAGATAAAGAAGTGATTACATCCTTTGAGCCAGACAAGCTTAGTAGCGCTTTTGCGTCCCCGTAGGTGATGTGGAGCTTAGCGTTAAGGCCTGCCCCGATAGCGGCCACAAGTGGGTCTTTAGCCTCTAGCCCGAGTCCCTCTAAGGCAGCCGGGAATACTCCAGGCCCTAATGGAGTCGAGTCCGGGATAACCGGCCCGCTAGGAGGGGGATCTTTTGGTTTGCCCCCCACGCTCAACGTAAAGCTACCGCCAGCCGCTGCGCCCCCGGCCTCCGCCAAAACTTCACCGGTATCGTCACGAACCATAACGAAAGACGATTCATTAATAAAATCCCCCTCGCCAAAGGTCCAGGCGTAAGTGCCTGTGGCCAACTCAAAAGAATCCGACCCCGTACCACCCGCCTCCAGAGTGTGGGCAGCGACCTCTACCCCACCAGAATCAAAGACACGGACATACTGGCCTTGCCAGCCATCGTCGAAGGCGTCCGTTTCGTTGATGGTAACGGTTATTTTTGGCATGCCTGATCCCCTATACGCTTAAACGCTCTTCTTGAACTTGCTTACGCAATTCTTTACATTGTGCGGCTACTGTCTGTAGTGTCTTTCGTACCCTACCACCAGCGGCGTTGTTGCCATTACCATGTTTTTTTGCGTCAACCAGTCCTTCGGTCAATAACGCGATCATATCATCAATTTGCTGTTCTGCTGTTTTCATCTTTATTTCCTACCTTTCTTTTTCTTTGGTTCTTTAAAGTATTTAGACCCCCCAGGTATCAAACTTCGGTGATTCAACGATTGAGCCGTGGGTATAAATGTCGGGGGCGCTTTGCGGCCTGGATAGGCCGCTTCAAAAGAGCTGGTTTTCGGTACAGCATAATATGTGCCTAGCCGGGACCTATGAAAGTTATAGTTATCAGCTTGGCCCCCTAGCGCCTCTATCTTAGAGCCCAGGTGACCTAGATTGCTGCCACGGAAAACCCCGGGGGGTACACCGGGCTTGGGTGCGCCTGCGCCAACTTGATGTAGCTTTTCGTACGCCTTGTTCATCGCTACACCGCGAGCCGTGGTTTTTTCTGTGGGCTGCGGTCGAGTAGAGCTTACAACTCGGAAAGGCTGCTTCGTGGCAGGCTGCCCTATAGGTTGCTGGGGTGTCGCAATTGCTGCCTGCGACACAGGCTGGGTTGGTGTACTAATAGTCTGTGTTTGGGGCTGTGTTTGGGGCTGTGTTTGAGGAGCGGGCTTCGGGGCGGGCGTGACCGGTGTTTCGAGCTTAAGCGGGGGTGGTACATTCATCTTGCCCGTTGCTGAGACCTTTGGTGCTTTAAAATCCGCTGGTTTTGTTGTGGGGGGCGTGACAGGGGTAGCGGGTTTTGGGGCCGGGGTCGGCGTAGGCTTCGGGGTAACCGTTGGTGTGGCGGTTGTTGCCGTGGTGGTTGGTGGCTTAGCGGTAGTCGTTACAGCGGGCGGCTGGGCGTTTACTGGTGTAGTCCCCGTTGCGGGTTTCTTTGCGGGCTGCTTCTTTGGTTGTGGTTTAGGTAGATTGGCTGCCGCAGGGGATAGTGATGCGGGCTTAAGGTAAGGAGCCTTTCTATTAGGGTCGAGCAGTGGTAATCCTGCGGCGGTCTTCTCCAAGACACTATTAGTGATAATACTTTGAACATACTTGTCCGCTATCCTAGCCAGGGCGATCTTCTCGAACTCATCCTTAAAGGCGGCGAACATAACTTTATTCATTTCTGTTCCTCCTTACCATCCAGGCATCTTGTCCATTTTATTGCGAAGTAACTTTCCTTGCTCTTTTGTAATTCTTTTAAAAGACCTTGTCGTGGTAGTGCCGAAGAGGCTGAGAGGGAAGCCCTCCCTCTCTATGATCTTACGCATAGCCTTAGGTATCTTGGCTCCCGGTTGCATGAACTCGGCAGCCCTGGGACCAAAGCGATCTACTAGTTGTTTCCGAAGAAGCGCGAATTCCGGCTCCCGTATAGACCCAAAGGATCTACGTGCTCCCCGAGACCCCGGACCAGACAAGCGGCTTAAAAGATTGAAGTCTTTAGCGAGAACAACAGGATTGGCATGAAGGGAGCCCATAGCAAGAGGGGCTGATCGTTCTGCAGATTCGTGAAGAGCCGTAATATCTCTTAGTGCCCGGACGCGCTTACGCCCAGCCGTGGGGTCAATCAGCTGCCCAACCTGGGGGTGCATAATAATAGTTCCAGGCTTCTTCCTGGCCACTATGGGAGCCAGCTCCTTGGCGATGTGTTCCGACACGCGCTTTCCTAGTACCCCCTGCTGGAACTTCTCCATCTTTTTACCAAGTGGGCTCCTAGTCTGACGCTTAGTTGGCAGAGCAAGGGCCCCAAACATATGGGTGACGGCATCTTCAGGCACTTCCCGCTTGACTAGTTGAGCGCCTGCCCGAAGTTGTGCCAATGTCGCGGCTACTTTAAGTTTGCCTGCAAGTTTCTTTTTTGCAATATGTCGCTCTAATACGTTCATTAGGGTCGCCTAGCTGGTGCTGTCCAGGGCCCTGCTTTGTTAGTCTGGCCCCCAGACAAGCCCGATAGGCCTTTTGGGCGACTCGACAAACTGCCGCGAACAGCGGTTGCTTGCGACCCCTTCATAGTACGAGCGACAGTTTCAGGGGAAGCCAAGCTGAGGCTTCTCCCTTGTTGCATAACGCCTTTCCACCCGCCTGCGGGGCCTGTCCCCTTGGCTGGGGCGGCTGGGACTTTCGGAGATACTGGTTTTTTTGCTTTAACCTGGAGAGGCGAGAAACCCATGTGTTGTGTTGGGGGCTTCAAGCCCATCCGAGCTTGTCCAGAGGGCGGTCCCAAGGGTTGCTTCTGTTGTAAGGGTTGTCGAGCGCTCAGGGATGGCTTGGCAACCGGCTGTGGTCCCGTCTTTAGGGGGTTGCCTTTGGGGAGGGAGATGCCTTTGGGGTTTACGCCGCCGATAGACCCAATTGGTGATTGAGCCAGCTTAGAAAGCAGCGCTTCTGTTAGTCGTCTCTTTGTAGTGTATTTCTCTAGTGCGTTCATTACTGTTTATCCTTTGTTGCTTGCTAACAGGGCCGCCAAGCCACCGGCTCCACCAACGCCTGCGCCAATCCCAACATTAGTCTTTAATTGACGTTTGCGGTATTTA